CTTGGCAACTCCGCAACCCAGATCGTTTCAAGGCTCAGATGTATAAGAGCCGGTTCAACATCGACTTCAACGCCATGTGGGCTGGTCAAGACGGCCTTTGTGCCTCTTGCGGCGTCCCCATGCAAGAGGGAGGGAAAGACCCTCCCTCTGTTTGCGTCGACCATGACCGAGCCTGTTGTCCCAGCTTGAAGTCCTGCGGCAAATGCGTTCGGGGGCTCATCCACAGGAACTGCAACCTGGTTCTTGGGTACGCCAAAGATAATCTGACCATTCTTCGGTGTGCGATCGAGTACCTGGAGCGGTGGGGGCAGCGGCAACAGCTCATGTGATCGTTCGGACGCGGTTCCTTTTATAGCGCCCCTTAGGGCGAAAGAAGGAGTCTGAACGATGGCCGCCAAAAACCAAGTACTCGCCAACTCGCTGCTCAGCGCTGTTCTCCGCAACATCGCGTACACGTCCCCCTCCGGGGTCTTCGCGGGCCTCTTCACGACGGCTCCGACGCCGGTGACGACGGGTACCGAGGTCACGACGGGTGGTGGCACGCTCTACAACCGCGTTGCCGTGACGTTCGGCGCCCCGGTTGCGGGTGTCTGCCAGAACTCGGGTGCGGTGACCTTCCCGATCGCGGGCGCTCCGTGGGGTACGGTCGTGGCTGTGGCGATCTGCGACCTCATCACTCCGGGCGGTGGCAATGAGCTGTACTTCGGCAACCTCACCGTCTCCAAGGTGGTTGGCACCGGGGATCAGGTCTCGTTCGCGATCGGAGCCCTGAGCGTCACCGAGCAGTGAAACCCTGGGTTCTACCTCTGTAAACGAAGGAGACCCAGGAGATGGCTGCTAAATCTCAGTTCCTCAATCAGTCGGTGCTCAACGCCGTGCTCAGGAACGTGTCGTACACGTCCCCGGCCACGGTGTATTGCGCACTCAACACCACGACTTCGACGCCCACCGTGCCGGGCACCGAAGACGCGGACGCGAACTACGCCCGTATCGCTACGACCTTTGCGGCCCCATCGGGCAGTAGCGTCTCCAATTCGGGGGTGCTGAACTTCTACGGGGCAGGTCGTGCGGCGAGTTCGGCAACGATCGTCGAAGCGGCGATCTATGACGCGCTCGCTGCGGGCAACGAACTCTACTACGGGTCCCTTGCGGTTGCGAAGCTCGTCGGTACGGGCGACACGGCAAGCTTCTCGGCTTCGTCTTTGACGGTCACCGAAAGCTGAGGGGGTAAGCCGTGCCTAACCAGGATCTCGGGTCACTCACAATGCTCGGCGCGGCCTCGATGCCGGCCCCTACGTTGGGGCTATTCGAATACCTCGCGTCGAGCATGCTGGCGGATTCATCGACCAGTGCGGGCCTCACGGCGAGCTATGCTGTGTCGGCTGCACCTCAAGGTGACTCTTCGCTTGCCTCGAATGCGGCGCTCCTCCTGGCGGTCCAGGCGGGGATGGTCGGTGACTCCTCGGGTACGATCGCAGGGGCCGTGAGTTACGCCGAGGCTGCCTCGCTCTTGGCAGACTCGTCGATGACGGCAGACGCCTTCGAGTTCGACGCCGAGACCTTGGATATCACGGCCGATTCGACCTTCGTGTCGAACCTCTCGGTCCTCCGTGGGTTCCTCGCACAACTTTCAGGCAATTCGGTGTTCTTCATCGATCCCGCTGGGGTCGTGGTGACCAAGATCACCAAGGGACCGCCGATCCCCGCAACAGCCAAGCCTCCGACAGTGCCGCAGCTACGGGTCACGCCTCCGGCACCTGGGGCCCCGTCGTACTCCGTGAGTACGAGCCCGCCGCGACGCACACCCAGATGAAATGAGGATCCAATGGCCGTGATCGAACTCAGCGCAGTGATTCAAGGGACGTCTTCGACAATCGTGGGGAGCCAGTTGGCTATGGCTCTCGCAGCAACGCTTCGTGGCCGTTCTTCCAGCCTCACTCCAGGGTCGGCGCAGCAGCCCCCTCAGGAGCCGGAGAAGCCCAAGAACGAGCAGGGTTGATCCATGGCGACGACACGCGGCCGTATCGTTCAAGCGAACCAGGCGGTCCTGGACCAAGTTGACTTCTTTCAGTCAGACGGGTTCACGCGCGTCACGGGTCTCACGGCGAGCATCCTGATCTCCCAAATCTTCTTCAACAACCTGCTCCAGCCGTGGCCCCTCATCTCAGGCCTTGGGGTTACCGACGCCCAGGTGGTTTCAGGGAAAATCTACTTCAACGAGATTCCTGGGAGTCCGGGCTTCTACGCCGTGCGCTTCCGACCGAACGCCGTGGGCTTCTGGCGGAATCTTCTGACCTACACGGCGGGTACGCAAATTTCGGCTCAGGACTTCGACGTTGTATCCGGCCAACCCGGTGGTGACGGCGGGTTGAGCGCTTCTTTCATCAAGCCTGGAGAGAACTGCTGACCTTTCGGCCACGAAATCCTTTTATCAAACATCGCTCTTGAGCTGTCGATGCCCAAAACCTACTACCTCGATGGACAAGTCATCAACGCAGCTTTGCGGGGGGTGCCCTTTGTGCCCCCCGTGGCGTCGTACATCGCGTTGTTCATTGTGTCCCCAACCAAGTCTGGTGGTGGCATCGAGGTGACGGGTGGGTCGTACAGCCGGCAGCTCATCACCTGGACGGCACCTGTGAACGGGCAGTCGTCCAACACGGGGGACATCATCTTCCCTGTCGCTACGGTCGCGTGGGGAACCATCACGTCCTACGCGTTGCTGGACGCCCCTGTTGCGGGGAACATTCTCTACTTCGCTGACTTGAACGCCCCTCGGCTGGTTCAGATCAACGACCAGGTCAAGTTTCCCACGGGCCAACTCCAGGTCATCGAGGATTAAGTGGCGAACGCACTCTACGACTTTGGACGCCAAGGGTACCTGGACGGGTCGCTCAACTGGCTTACGGATGATGTACGGGCGATCCTCGTCGACACCGGGTTGTACACGCCCAACCTCGCGGCGGACCAGTTCTTGGTCACCATCCCGGTTGGGGCTCGCATCTCCGTATCGGGATCGCTCACGACCAAGACGGCCACGGCAGGTGTTGCCGACGCTGATGACGTTTCCTTCACGGCCGTTGCAGGGCCGACAGTCGAAGCCATCGTGCTCTACAGGCACACGGGAGTGGACGCCACGGCCCGCCTCATCGCCTACATCGACGCGGCTACGGGTCTTCCGTTTCTCCCTTCTGGCGGCAACGTCGCCATCCAATGGGACAACGGGTCGAACAAGATTTTCAAGTTGTGATCAATCTATAAGCCCACTCGGGTGTGAACCCGGACGGCCATATCTATAAGCCCACTCGGGTGTGAACCCGGACGGCCATCTCACTCAACATACCCGTTCGGACCCGGACTCCGATTGAACTTCGAGAGGAACTCCCATGTCTGGTGACCAAATCAACACGAACGGAACTCTCGGCGCCGATGCGAAGATCGAGGCCAACAGTGCAGAGCATCTTGGTCAGCGCATCCGGCACTTCTACGCGGTCGAGTGCTACGGCCCGGACGGGTCGCTCAAGTGGCAGGACAACTTCGAGAACCTCGTTACGACGGCGGGTCTCAACAAGTACCTCGATGCGACCCTGAAGACCGGCCTCACGACTCCGGCCTGGTTCGTCGGGCTCATCACCGGCCCTGGGGCTGGCAACACCTACGCGGCTGCGGACATCATGTCCTCGCACGCGGGCTGGGCCGAGAACGTCACCTACTCGAACGGCACTCGTCCGGCGTGGACCCCTGGCACGATCGCTACGGGATCGGTGGACAACTCAGCCTCGAAGGCGATCTTCAACGTCAACGGCACTGCCACCATCGCGGGCTGCTTCATGGTCGACAACTCGACCAAGAGCGGCACCACGGGCACCCTTCTTGGGGAGGGCAACTTCACCGGCGGCGATCGTCTCGTCCAGTCGGGCGACACCCTCAACGTGACGGTGACGGCAACGCAGAGCTGATCGTCGATGTCCTTCTATTCTTTGGCTCAGCGCACTACGGCCACGACGGTCAACACACCGTCGTGGGAGATCCGTAGTGCTGCGACCAACAAGCCTCGCGTCATCGAGGTGGGACTCTCGCAAAACACCGCCGTGGCAGGTGTTTATGGGTTGGGTCGTCCGGGGTCTATTGGGGTCACTCCGACAACACCCCAAACATTCGTCAGAGAGGGTGATGCAGGTGCTCCCACGGGACTGACGACGGCAGCAGTGGCATGGGGCACCGCTCCGACGTCACCGACGAACTTCGACCGTCGTGCATCGCCCGCTGGCACGATCGGGGCCGGGGTCATCTGGACGTTCCCCCGTGGATTCGAGATGGCTGTCAGCAGCTCGATTGTCATTTGGCTTCTACAGACCTCCCCCGTCTTGGACGTGTGGGCTGTCCTCGACGAGTGAAGGAAAGAAGTTATGTCCCTCTACGGCCTCTCTCAACGCACCACTGCCACGGCGGCTGCTTCCGCATCGTGGGAGGTCCGCTCCGCTGCGACCAACAAGCCGAAGATCATGGAGGTAGGGATCTCGCAGAGCGCCGCCACGGCGGGCGTCTTCGGATTCGGCCGACCCGCCGCGATCGGCGTCACACCCACGGCCCCTCAGAACTTCGTGGCTGAGGGTGATGCAGGCGCACCTACGTCGCTCTCCACGGCAGCGGTGGCTTGGGGTACGGGTCCAACGGTCCCCACGAACTTCAACCGCCGCGTGTCGTGCCCCGCCTCCATCGGAGCTGGGGTCATCTGGACATTCCCTCGTGGGTTCGACCTCGCGGTCACCAACAGCTCCGTCGTCTGGATTCTCGCAACCGCCCCCGTCTGTGACGTGTGGGCTGTCGTGGATGAGTGAGAGGTAGTGAATGGCGAAGCTCGACGGAGGCGACGGTAGGCAGATCACGGCGTGTATCACCATCAAGGTGTGGTCGGACGGTGCTATGTCCGTTGAAGGCCCCATCGAGGACACGGCTTGGTGTATCGCGGCTCTCGACAACGCCAAAGACTCCGTACGCAACCACAAGATGCGTCGGGACGCTGCGATCATCGTTCCTTCGTACGACCTCTCGATCCCCGATCCCCTTCACCCGTTGAATGGGACGAACGGATCCAAGTCATGAGCAGCTTTCAAGGTGGGGCCTCTTGGGGAGGTCTTGGTAACGGAGTTCTCGCTTCAACCGTGGACACCGCCATGCCTCCAGATTATTGCTGGAATTTCCGGGGGCGCCAAGCCTCCACTCCGTGGCAAGAGGGCCTTCTGTGGTCAGCTCCGCGCTTTAACGGTGGCACCAGTGCCCTGTTTGGCCAAGACGCTTCGGACGCCGGGGTTTGGAGCAGCGTCGATCGTGATTTCGGTTACGACGAAAGCGGCGGCCAGCAGCGCAAGAAGATCATCGGCACTTGCCGTGATGATACAGGTGCCGCACTTGGGAGTTGTTTGGTTCAGGGCCTCCGAACAAGCGACGACGCGGACGCGGGCTCGATGACATGTGACTCCGGCGGTTACTTCGAGTTCTGCACTCAGTACACACAAGCGCACTACCTTGTGGCCTACAAGGCGGGTTCCCCTGATGTTGCAGGGACAACGGTGAACACTCTCGTTGGGGTGTGAGCTATGGTAGCGGCCGATGTCACCCTGAGACAAACAGGGCTAGACGGGCCGAATGATGTTCGGCTCTATCCTCTTGCTCAAGATGATGCGGGTGTCCTGAGTATCGTTCTGTTCTCGACGGCCACGCCGTTCGGACCGAACGATGTGTTGCTCTCGATTGTAACCCCATCAAAAATCAACCTCATCCCCACGCAGACCTTGGTGGGGACGTCGGCCTTGGTTCTTACCAATACGGCCGATGCGGTCGCCGATCAGCTCTTCGCGCAGACGGCTGCCGTTGCCCTAACGAACGCTCTCGACATCCCCGCGTCCCAGACGTTGGCGGTAACGGCTGCGGTTATCCTAGACGGGCAACGGGGTCTCTTTTACGACTTGACCTTTGGGGGTACGGCGGGCTGGACTACCTCGAACACGCTCGATGCGCTGGGGAGCCTCTCGCTACCCACGACGGCCGCCCTTGTCCAGACGAACCTTCTCGACGCTGCGGCATCCCAGGCCCTTGGGGTTACTGCGGACTGGACTACTTCGGACACGCTCGACGCTCAGGCCACCCAAACGTTGGCGGGGACGAGCGCTTTCGTTCCGACGAATGTTCTCGACGCTCAGGCGTCTCAAACTCTCGCTCAGACGGCTGCGGTCATCCTAGACGGGCAACGCGGCCTCTTCTACAGCGTGTCCTTTGGGAGCACTGCGGGCTGGACTACTTCGGACACGCTCGATGCGGCGGCGAACACAGCGTTCGCTTCACATCCTGATGCCATTGAAGGGGACACTTCAACCTTCAACCTCCTGAATTCTTTCAACGCGACGGCTGTTTGGTTCGCTACAAATACGGTCGACGCGCAAGGGGCTTTCACGCTCCCTTCAACGGGCGCCTTCGTTCCCTCGGACACCCTCACCGCGCAAGGGGCTTTCACGCTCCCCTCGACGGCTGCCTTCGTCACTTCGGACACGCTCGATGTTCAGGCCACCCAGACGTTGGCAGGGACGGCTGCCTTCGTCACTTCGGACACGCTCGACGCTCAGGCGTCTCAGACGTTGGCGGCAACGGCTGCGGTCATCCTAGACGGACAACGCGGCCTCTTCTACAGCGTCTCCTTTGGGGGTACTGCGGGTTGGACGGGGTCCGGTCAACTCGATGCGTTAGGCAGTCTCTCGCTACCCACGACGAGCGCTTTCGTCACCTCGGACACCCTCACCGCCCAAGCGTCTCAGACGTTGGGGGTGGTTGCTGGGTTCGTGTCTACCACACAATTGGACGCAGCAGCATCCACGCTGTTGAGCGCTCTGTCGACCGTAACTTCTACGGGGGGTCTCGTTTTCCAGGCAGCTTTCGTCTTCACTTCGGCGGCGGGCTTTGTTGCAGCTCGGTCGCTGAGCTTCGATAGCGCGTTGACCTTTGGTTCAACAGGGGTGTTGTCTCCGGCCTCCCAACTTGATGCTGCGGCGGCCACGGCATTTGCTTCGCACCCTGATGCCATTGAAGGGCAGACCTCAACCTTCAATCTCCTGAACTCGTTCGCGACGACGGCGGTTTGGTTCACAGACATCACGGTCGGCGTGTTCGCGTCGATCACGTTGAACCAGACGGGCGCCTTCGTTCCGACGGGCCAGCTCGACGCGCTCGGGAGCACCTTGTTGACCTCGGCGGGCGCTCTTGGGCTAACAAATAAGCTCGACGCGCTCGGTAACATCACGCTGAGCCAAACGAGTGCATGGGCGGGGGATACCGTAACCCCCCACCAGGTTTCGATGGCTCTAGGAGCCATCGGAGGGTTCACTGCGGCGGCAACTATAGGGGCTCAGGGCCAAACGACCCTGCTAGCGAGCGCGGGGTACGCAACGGCCGTTCAAGCTGACGTGCCTGTGTTCCTAGGGCTGCACCAGACAAGTACCTGGAGTGCGGGGCGGACGTTGGATATTTCCCCCGTCACGTCTTTCTCGGCCTCACCGGCGGTCTATTTTGACCTCGATACGCTCATCATCCCGGTCTCGATCATTTCGGGAGAGGTGTTCGGATCAGCTACTTTCTCGATGCTAATGTTTCCGTTGGGGGTGGTTTCCGCTCAAGCGTTCGGACAACCCACCCAAGAGTTCAACCTCACAGCCGCTTTGGTTGCACCCACGGGGATCCCGTCTAGCGAGTCGTTTGGCACCCCGACCCAGAGCTTCACCCTTAGCGATTTCGTGCACACCGTGACTTTCGTTGGAATTCCAACGAAAGAGACCTTCGGAGCCCCCGTGGTTGTTTATACGCCTGTGACTATGAAACCTATGGGGATCCCGTCTGGTGAATCGTTTGGTACGCCATCTCAAGCACGCATTCTGACTGCCTAGAAGGATTACTCCGTGTCCACCTGGATCCCCTCAGCCGAGGCCTTTGGTAACCCTTCCCAGGTTTTGATCCTGGGGGCTACCGGCGTTTCTTCTGCGGAAGCGTTTGGGTCGGCAACGATCACACATTCGAGCGTCACGCTCATTCAGCCGACAGGGGTGCCCAGCGGAGAGGCCTTCGGCACTCTCCACACGGCGTTTCTGCTCAAGCCTACGGGTGTCCTGACCCGAGAAGCCTTCGGCACGCCGGTCCTGAATACGACCGTCAACGTCATCCTTGCGTCAGGAACGACCTACGGGCACGGGCAGATCACCCTAGGCGAAGTTCTCTTGGCAGGCACGGTTACCAGCACCGGTAACCTCAATTCACCGTCGCCCACGATCATTCTCAACTTTGACCCCGTTATCTTCGGGCGCGGGCAGCTCATCTGGAACGGTCCAGATCAAGCCCGAGGGTTCGGCACCCTCGCCGCGTTCATGGAGATCATCCATATCCCGGCCCCCGCGTGCGCGACCTGCACGTGCCCGAAAACAGCCTTCCATTGGATGCAGGACTTCCAGAAGGGTGACCTAGGTATCTGCCTCACGGACAACTTCGGCAACCCGATCGGTCCGGTTATGGTCCAGTACACACTCTTCTGGGTCCAGAAGGGCTGTGTGCCGCATCAAGTGGGGTGTTGCGGTCGAAAACCCGTCTCAGCCGGGCTCGGTAAGTACTACATCACCGGAACTGCCGGGGAGGGTGGGCAGCCAGGCCTTTGGATTGCCCGCTGGCAGTTTCAAAAAAGCTTTGGTGCTCCGATCCAGGAGAGGGACGTGTGCTTCTTCGTCCAGGACGCGATTGCGGCTGGAGACAAGACCTTTAGGGTCTGCAAGTATGGGTGGGATTGACCATGGACTTGGCTCTCAAGGTGGCTCGGAGGTTTATCGCGGGGTGCTCATGCGAGCACACGGCTGTTGCCCCTGAGGGTTGGGAGGGTCCCATCAAGAAGATGAAGAAGGACGACGAGATCGACAACCCGTTCGCCCTCGCGTGGTGGATGAAGGGGGAGGGGTACAAACCTCACGCAAAGGAAGCTATGGATCCACTCGCCGAACGTGTCGCCCGTCGCTTCCTCGCTGAGACGCTGAAGGACCCCAAGTCCGTGGGGGACTTTCTCGCGGAGAACGTCCTGAAGTCGGGGCAGAAGGTTCGTGTCTGGACGGGGCGCGGCAAGGACGACTACCACGAGGGCACGGTCTCCAGCATCAAGCTGTGGCCCAAGCCTGGGGACAAGGCGTTCATCCGCGACAACCTCACGGGCAAGGTGAACCGCAAGGACGAGTACACGATCAAGTTCGATCGTGAGCCCGCGTACACGGGGGAGCCCCGTGAAGGCACCCTCATGGTCGAAGGGATGCGCGGCGGGGAAGGCATGCACGTCTCGTTCGGCAAGGCCAAGGGACGTGTCTACAAGTTGGCCCTCCTATGAGCGTTTCTTTCTTCCGTGGGCAGCAACTCGGGAGGAACGACCTCAACATCTTCCTCGTCAACGTCAATAGCACCCCATCCAACGCGTCGGAGATCAGCTACGGGCTCTTCGATTTCACGACGGGAGCAGAGGTCCTTGTTGGTCCTCCAAACAGGGTCCCTTCGAATCCAAGCGTAGGGGAGTACTTCGCGAGCGTCATCGTCCCGCTCGATGCCAATTTGGGTACCTACCGGGTTCGATGGACCTTCCGCGAAGTCGTCGGCGGCAACATTCAGCAGGTCGTTCAGGAGTTCGCTGTCATCGACAAGGTGAACCTGGCTACAGCCAGTGCCAGCTCCATCACGGGCGGGGCGTTGAACGCGACCCACATGGAGTTGGACCTCATGGCCCGACTCCGGATCCTACTTCGGGACAACAACCCGGACAGGAACTACCACTTCCGCCCGCCCACACACGAGGAGACCATCCAGCAATTTAGCCGGGTATTCGGCTACATCTGGGAGGACATCGAGCTACAGGAGTACCTCGAACGCTCCCTCGACATGATCATCGCGTCGCCTCCGCGAACGCCGTTCGGAAGCATCGACCAGATGGTGCAGTCGATGCCAGAGTGGCGCACGATGCTCCTCACCGGGGCGATGTCCCATGCCCTCCGAGCGCTCCAAATCAACTGGATTGCTGACGAGTTCGATTACTCGATCGGCGGGGTGTCACTCAGCATCGACAAGGCCAGCAAGTACGAGTCCGTGGCCAGCGCCCAGTCCGACCAGTTCGACAAGCAACTGGAGAAGGCCAAGCAGACGATCAACTTCGTGAAGGGCCTTCAGCAGCCCCGATTTGGGACTGGTATCCGTTCTGCCTTCGGTCCTTACGCGGGCCGAGGTGTGTTGAGTCCGCGTAAGTTCGTTGGCTTCTAACGGCTCGGTTCGCCGAGGAGGGTATACCATGTCGACAACATTGCCTCTGTTCGCCGCTATCCTCCCGCTCGAACCCGAGCCGGAGAAGATCAGCTTTGCCTTGGCCTTCGATTACGCGTCGACCCCAAGGGAGGGGGACCTCCCCCTTGTGAACGTGCTTCCGCGCGTCCTCATCAACGGCAAGCAAGTGGGTCTGATTTCCTCCCTGGAGATCAAGCTGAACGCAAACGAAGCGTTCCCTCAGGTCATCGTTCGCATCGGAGAGGACCTCACCAAAGAGATGGCCTCGGAATGTTCGGTGGACCTCAAGACCGCTGCGAAGAAGTACATTGCTGAGCTTCGTCGATTCCCCTTCATCCAGGTGGAGTCCCCGTTCCTCGAAGAGACAGATTCATCTGAGATGTCAACTATTTAGAACAAGCGCCATGACGAATTGAGAATCCTTCGGTGTGGCAGCTCCATCGGACGTGTCAGATGTCTCCTCGTATCCACCCGTGCGTGTGCAGCTTCACTTGCGAGACCTACCCGCAAATGAAGCACCATCGGAAGCAGTGCGTCCTCTGGCAGATGAGGGCGGCTCCGATGGATCTCATGATCGCCCGTCGTCGCAAAACGCGGCAGTCCCGTTCGGACGAGATGAGGTCCTTCGATCGGTGCCCGGTATGCGAGAAGCGCTCGGATCACCATGAGGCGGACTGTCCCAATTCTGCCTGTGAGGCTGTACGTCGGGAGAGCATCGCGAAGCACAAGATCGATCCGGTGCTATGGGAGACCTTCCTCCGCCTCCTGGCAAAGAAGTACGAGGGTCGAGAATGAGAGACATCACATCGAGGGTGGTTGCTCGCTTCCTACGGCGGTCCGTTGGCCTTCCCGACGGTGCCCCGCCAGAGCGACTCCTCCACGACACGAAGAGGCTCTTAAGGGCGCTGAAGGCGGGGATTGTAAAACGCCTTCATGGAGCATCGGCGCACGAGCAACAAGTCCTGACGGAGCTACTCAAGGCTCTGGGGCAGTACGACCCCTCGAAGTCACCCTCGGTCGCCTTTGAGAAAGAGTTCCAGTTCATCCTTGTCTTGGCGGCCAAGGAGTTGGACGCAGAGTTCGTGGACGATGCTGACGTTAGCGATCTCACCAAGCGTCTGAAAAGGCACCTCGGTGTAGGGTAGTCCATTTGTGAGGGCGCCCTTTTGGACAACGGCGTCAACGAGACTGCCTTTGGAGGATGAAAATGAGCACTGAATCGACACAGAAGAAGCTGACGCGTGAAGACCCGGTCGAGCCGGAGATCCTGGGCAGGCTCGGCGAGCTGGAGCAGGCTCGGAACCAAATCGGTGCAGAATTGCTCGACATCGAGCAAGCAAAGGTCCGATGCCTCGCGGCTGCGCACAAGGTTGACGAGCAGCGTCATCGCCTCTTCGAGAAGGTCCTCATGGATCGCGGTCTTCCTCCGAACTCGGTCGCCGAGGTCGATGCGCAGTCCGGCAGGCTCATCATTCATCGCGAAGGTGGTCCGCCCGGCTTCCCGGTTCAGCCGAACGGGACGGCTCAGGCAGCCCCGCAACCCCCGGCAGCAGCTCCGGCGGCAGCTCCGACATCGTAGCCTGAACTTCCCCTTATCCCTTTGCTGAAGGGGGAAGCAGCTCGATGCCCTACGCCACGAACCGAGATCGTACCGTCTCTGAGCTGGAGATCACAAGGGCCCCTTGGCCCTTGCCTCCGCTCAACGTGTTTCTGACGAGCGGGTTTGAGCCGGGCGTCTTCGACATCACGTGGGATGACCCGGCCATTCTCGGACCGAATGGCCGCTTCTGCGTTCTCGGCGTCAACATCTATCGCTCGTTCGACTCAGAGTTCGGCCCGTTCGAGCGGATCACGGAGCTGCTCTTGGGCTCCACGTTCTGGCGTGATCGCACCGACAACGAGCTGATCGTTGATGAGGATGTGACGACCCAGTTCGTCCTCAAGGGTGAATCCGGGGCGGCGGCCGGACAGGACACTCCTCGGTGGGTCTTCAAGACGCAACATTTTCCCATCGTCAAGGAGGGGTCCCAAGCGGTGAACGCAGATACCCCGGACGATGTGCGGGTTTACATCGACGGCGTTGAAGTCAAAGTTCTACGGGTCTACGGCTTCACAGGTGAGGTCGAGATCGATCCGTTCATCTACGCCAACATCGCGACCCAGAAGCTCGACCCTTCCCTAGTTCCGGGGCCTGATAGCCAGGTCACGTGTACGTATCGTCGCAACCGCTCGCTCCTCAAGACGGACCTCGTACAGCGTGTGTTCTATCGCTTGACGACGGTGGGCGTCCCCAAGGATGCCGACCTCTCCGTCGTCCAGTGCCAGGACTTTGTTGAGACCCCCCTCGAACGAGCGACCGCATGCCATTCGTATGAAGTCGAAAAACTCGACTTCATGTGGCGGGAGGCGGTCCGTCGCAACCGTTGGATCTTGGAACAAGGTGGGGAACGGGTGCGCCTGTTCCTGAAGAAGCACGTGGGTCTTCCCTGCCCGTGCGTTCCGGACGATTATCACAAGCAGAGCATCAACGATTGCACCATCTGCTTCGGGACAAGCATCATCGGTGGCTACGAGGGCCCCTACGAAGCCATTGTGGCCCCTGACGATGCCGAGAAGCGGATCACCCAGAAGGACATCGGGCGGACGGTCGAGCACACGTACGAGGTCTGGACGGGCCCTGCGCCCATCCTTTCCCACCGGGACTTCCTCGTGAAGCTGAATGGGGACCGCTATTCGGTTGGCGCGGTCAGGTTCCCAAGTAACCGGGGTATGGTGCTCCAGCAGCACTTCAACATCGGTCACATCGACGAGAAGGATATCCGGTACAAGGTCCCTGTCACGAACCCCACGAAGTTCGCGGCTGACCAGTTCGGCCCGCTAGGTCCCGAGCAGGAGGCTGAGGCGAACCCCACGGACAAGCCCAACATCCCTGAGGAACGCCAGCTCAGGGGCCGCTCGAAGGTCTGGGAGAACATCGAGTACTAAAATGCCCGCTATGATCGCCACTTCAATTTACTTGAAGCCTCTCATTCCGACAGCTCTCGCGGGGATGAGCTTCGATCGTGTCCTCCGTAGGCTACAGCGTGACCTTCTCAAGCGCCTCAAGGCCAAGCTTCAGCAGACGGTGTTCTCGGATCGGGCCAAGAAGGCTCTCGCGAGGTCGATGCGGATCGAAGTGCATCCTTCTAGCCTTCGTGTGACTACGAACCACCCGGCCTTTTTCCCTCTCGTCGACGGGCAGGCCAAGGGGCAGATGACGTGGCTCACGAAGGCCAAACGACCCATCCCCATCATCACGGATACGGGGAAGCTCATTTTCCGCAATGCTACCGCCAAGTCCATGGCGAACGGCTCGTGGATCCACCCAGGACGTAAGCCCTCGGACTTCGTTTCTAAGGCGAAGTCTGAAGCGCGTAAGTTCTTGAAGGGCAAGCTCGTGGCCGAAGTCCGTAAGCAGATCCGCGCCGGACTTCAAAGCGCCGCGAGGGCCCGGTGAGCGGAGACGTGAGGGTTCTCGGGCTCGTGGCCGGTACGCATGTCCTGGAAGACATCGGGATGGACGTGCCGTACGGGGTGACAGTTTCGATCTCTGCTGAGAAGGCGGCCCGGTCGAAGGATCTCCACCGGGCCATCAGCCAACGGTGCATCTTTGCGCTCCCTAGCCACCCCTCAGGTCCGGCGGTTTTCCAGCAAAACCAGCCTCAACAGGTCGGGGACGGCGTTCTGTTGGAGCGGATCCGAGCGCTGGAGGAAGAGAAGCGCCTGCTTCAGATGGCAATCCTCCAGTCGAATGAGGCTCAACAGCAGAAGTTCGACGCGATCCTCGCGGCTATCCAGGCTCAGGCGACGGTTCAACGGGTTGTCCACGTCAATGGCAACGGCGGCAACGTGACGCCTTCTCGCCATGAGGTGGCAGACGGGGAAGCCCCCACGTTCATCCCTTCGGAAATCCACCCGAAAGACGCCGAATCCCGCATCGAGTCACAGAAGGACTCGGCCGGTGCCTCAGGTGTTTCGGACGCTGCGGAACGGCTGCGTAAAATGCGTCAGGGCAGCGGCTCCCAATAAAGTTCTTGCGTGGCGCTCGTGTGAGAGAAGGAGAACGTCGAACATGCACCCCCGCCAAATCGAACTCTTGGGAGCAGCTCAGAGTCTCACCGAGAAGACCGCTGCGAAGAAGCAAACCGAGGAGAAGAAGCGGTCAGGTCCCGTGCTTCTGTGGAAATACACGGATCCCGACGGCAACAACTTCTACCTCGAAGCCAAGAAGACGACAGTGAAGTCACCCTTCAGCGGAAAGTCCTTCACTGCACGTCCCGAGCGACACACGCCCGCTCAGGTCGGCAAGGAAATGAAGGACGAGCAGAAAACGAAGACGGCAACCGAGCACGATCCCTGGAAGGCGTGAGTCCCCCATGCCCAACGAGCGCAAATCGGAGGAGCTACAGCCCCTTCCAGTGAAGGACCCGTACTCGGGGCTCCACTCCGAATCAGTCTACGCCATGTGGCATGATCCCATGACGTACGACCACATGAAGATGGGTCCCCCGTACTTGCCCGAACTTAAGGTTCGTATGGCGAGCACGGACCGGGATTCCGTTCGTGCGCTCGTCAAGCGAGAGGCGCAAACCTCGCCCGTTGATCAGATTCTCTCTCATCTGATCGGGGAGTACCAAGGGCTCCCGATGGCCGAGCTGGGGGCCCTCCTCGCGTGCCTTCGGGCAGCGGCGATGGTCCACCAGACGCACCACTGGCAAACACGTGGGCTCACGTTTTACGGCGACCACCTCCTCTACATGCGGCTCTACGAGGAGTCGTCTTCGTTCGTCGATCAAGTCGCGGAGCGTGCCGTGGGCGCAGGCAGCCACCTTCTCGTTCACCCCGTCATCCAGACGGCGCAGATCCAGGCTCTCGTGAAGCACTTCTGCGGGGACATCCTCACGGATCCCAGCCCCGACGCTTACGCCCTCGTGAGTCTCACGTGCGAGGCACGCCTCCTCACGGCACTCAACGGCGTGTACGGGATGTTGGAACAGAAGGGTCAGCTCTCGAACGGCACGGACAACCTCCTTCAAGGGGTGGCCGACAAGCACGAGGAGTTCGTCTACCTGCTCAAGCAGCGCTGTCTCACGAAGGTCAGCTACGATCGCCGTTCATCGGCCAAATGAAACCCAAATCAGATGTGGAGGGTCCCGTTGGGACCCAAGATGAAGAGAGGATGAAAATGGCCAAGTCAGATCGTGCTGCGTACAAGTCGGGGGTGGGTCTCGACATCGGGACTATGAATATTGTTTCGGCTCGCCAGATCGGCGACAAGATCGAAACGAACCGCATCCGGGATGCGTTTCTCGACCTCGACTCAGATGCCAAGAAGACGCTCCGTCTCTCGAAGGTGGACTACATCGAGAAGGACGGGAACCTGATTGTCATCGGGGACTCGGCCCTCAACATGGCGAACCTCTTCAAGCGAGAGGTGCGTCGGCCACTCTCACGAGGCGTGATCTCGGCGGGTGAAATCGACGCCCAGCAGATCCTCAGCTTGCTCGTCAAGCACGTTCTAGGGGACCCTGGCACCCCAGGTGAGCACTGCTTCTACAGCGTGCCGGCAGCTCCCATCGACGACGAGAACCAGGACATCATCTACCACACCGAGGTCTTCCGCAAGATCCTCACCGAACACAACTACGCGGCCCACCCTCAAAACGAGGCGATGGCGATCATCTACAGCCAGTGCGCTAAGGAGAACTTCTCCGGGCTCGCCGTGAGCTTTGGCTCCGGTATGTGCAACATCGCTCTCGCCTATCAGACGGTGAAGGGGATGGACTTCTCGGTGGCTCGTGGTGGTGATTGGATTGACTCCCATGCGGCGAAGGCCACGGGGTCCACGGCATCTCGCATGTGCTCCCTCAAGGAGAAGGGTGTCGACCTCGCGAACACGGCGGGAGATCGCGATGCAGAAGCCATCGCGCTCTACATCCGGGCTCTCATCAAGTACTGTCTGGAGAACATCGCCATTCAGTTCCGCAAGGTGCAGAGCACGCTCAACCTACCGGAGCCCATCCCCTTCGTTGTCTCCGGCGGCACGAGTCGCGCAGGCGGCTTCATGGCGGTCTTCGAGGAAGAGTTCGAGGCCGTGAAGAAGAAGGGGTTCCCGATTCAGATCAGTGAAGTCCGAGCGGCCAAGGATCCCATGACCGCCGTAGCGGAGGGTCTCCTCGTGCTTGCAATGGAGGAGCACGCGGACTGAAGCATGTACTTCTACCTCGCGCAAGCGCTCAAGCGGCGTCTAATTCTGGAGCTGAAGGATAGCTTCTCGAAGCACCCCATCTACGAGAAGATCGTCCCGTTCATCCAGAACAAGTACGCCTTTACCGAGCGACCCCAATTCGGGATTGTCGTGAAGGGTTCGAGCGCCAACAAGGTGAGCTTGGCCGCCGACAACTTCCTAGGGACCATTGAAAGTCACGTCATGCTCGCCTTCGTGGGGGAGGCGGCCTACCCCATCGAATGGATCCGAGAAGACCTCGCTGCTGTTCAAGCGAACAACGACAAGATGCCGATCCCGTCAGGCATCTACTACCTCGAAGTCCTATCGGTTCCCACAACCGCTCAGGGTCAGGGGATGTTTGCGATCGATCCCCTCATCGAAGTCACGGACGAAGCCGTGCTTGTCTTCGCGACGGGCATCGAGCAGGAGGCTCAACTTCAACAGCGCCCGACGAAGGGGACTCTCCGACTTTGGGAGAACCGCCGGTTTCTGCTCACCGAGGGCACGCATTTCACGGTTGATTACCTCACCGGCGCCATCGAGCTACTTCAACGGTTCAGCCCCAACTCGATCCTCACGGCGGACTACTTCTACCCGGCAGATTCGATCGGGCCGGTCCCCTTCGTCTGGAACACGGCGGACTTCAAGACTCTCCCCGGCATCGTGATGGCTTTCGGGAAGCGGGCACGGGTAGGGGACAAGATCGCCATCCGAGTCTACCCGGATAGGGTTGAGGCGGCGAACGCTATCGGTGGTCGCTTCGACTTGAGCTTCGAGTTCGACGTCATCGCCCAAGACTCGATCCAGATGGAAGAGATTGCCGATCTCATCATCATGTACTTGTGGGGTCAAAAGCGCCCGGTCCTTTCGAGCGAAGGTATCGAACTCACCGACATCTCGATGGGTGGTGAGTCCGAGGAGACCTACGACGAGACGGCGGACACCTACTACTACAATGCCTCGATGACGGCGCAGCTCCAGGCGGACTGGGAAATTCACATCCCGCTGCCCCTGACGATCAGCCGAGTGGTCGCGAACACGAAGCAACAGGACCTCACGACGACCCCCACGTCTTTGGACACGGGTACGACCATCATTGGGGACGTCAAGAGCAAGCTCTTTTTCGCTACGAATCCTGTTCTTGCAGGCCGTAACAGTGCCTTCGAACGAATCAGATAAAATGAGGGATCCCAATGCCGCTGTACGCTTTTGAGTGCCAAGAGTGCCTCGTCCGCTTCGAGAGGACCCTCAAAATGGGGGATCACACGACCCATCCGTGCCCGTCTTGTAAGGACGATGCGCCTCGGATCCTCGACCAACAGGGGTTCGGGTTCGGGTTCGCGGCCTCTGCTAGTGCCGCTCCGGCCAACACTGGCGTCCACGCGGATGACTATCCGACGGCCGACAGGGCGGTCGGGAAGAGTGCCGAGTCGCGGTGGGAAGTCATCTCCGATCGTGAAAAAGTGAAGGGCGAGGCTAGAAAACAGGGGGAAACCCACGCTCTCATCCGTCACACCGGGCCCGGTTTCATCGATTATGAGCCGATGTCGGATGTGGGGCGGAATGCTCGTCGGAAGCTCGCAAAGGCCGCTGTTGACGCCGCTAAGGTGGCTCGACAGGGAGAAGTGAAGCCGCCTCGATAATGTTTCGTTCGTAAGGGCAGGTAGACGCCCAGGCTCTACTTGGCGCCATTAAGATCAGAATCGAATCACACCGTACGGTTTTCCTCTACTCGGCATGCCGAGTCAGATCCGAACGCAGATCGAATCAAGTCTAATTTCCCTGAGGAGATCCGCCAATGGCGTTGGGTCCGTTCATTACCTACGTACCGCCCGGTGTTTACACACGGACGCTCACTGAAACGAACGCCTCGAACCTCGTGGCAGGGCTTCGAATCCCCGTTCTCATTGGCGTAGGCCAGGAAGAGCTGGAGCAGGACGACCTGGAGTTGGTCCGTGGCAGTAGTTCTACTGTCGACCAGCAGATCGTCAGCGAAGATGTGTCGTTGGAGTGGGTGGTCAACGCGACCAACCCCAACAACCTCATCCTCGGCGCTCAAGACGGGACCCTCACTCAGTTGAGGGTGCGGAACTACCCGATCGTCGACGGTCAGGGGTTCGGCCGCGTCACCAACGACACGCGCACGGTCACCGTGACGGTCAACGGGACGCCGGTTGCTCTCGGCGGGGTGCAGGGCCAGAAGGGCCTTGTTACGCTCCAGGTGCCGACGCAGCCCACCGACGTCGTTCGGATCACCTACTTCTTCCATCGCGGCGACACCGCGTTCACGGATGATGTCTCGTCTCAGGTGGAGTCGCTCAACGCGTTCCTCATCACGCCAGGCGTCGAACCGTTCAACATCACGTCGGGCACGAACGATCAGTTCATCCTCACGGTGAACTCGATCTCGGCGACGATCACTCTGCCTCCGGGAGCGCTCACGGCAGCGGCCCTCAAGTCGGTCATCGACTCGGCCGCCGTCCCGAACCTCTCGACGTCGGTTTTCACCGACAATGCTGGGTTGAACCACATCCAGTTCACGACCCCGATCTCGCTCCTCGTCGGTTCGGGTTCGGCGAATGGACCCCTCGGCTTTTCGACCGGGGCCCACACGACCCGTAACCAGGCTTTTCGTGTCTTCCAGCGTCCGATCGTGGACGGTACGAGCGGCGGTATCACGACGACGGACCCCACGAAGGTCGTCGCCAAGGTCAACGGCACGCAAGTCGTCGTCCAGGCTGTCGATGGTGCCAACGGCATCGTGACCCTGCCCTTCGCCCCCGCACCAGGTTCGACGGTCACCCTCCAGTACTTCGCGAACACCTGGCAGGACACGTTCGACTACCTGCCGAACAGTCTCGTCACGACGGTCCTTCGGGCGGGTATCTCCCCCGGCCGCAACGACTACATCCAGGGTCAGGACTTCATCGTCTCGAACCCGACGCCCGATGTCAGCCTCATCAACTGGGGCACGGGTTTCGTGGTCGCGGCCTCGTCTACCTCTCCGGGTGCGACCCCGTTCGATGGATCAACGGGCTCTGGTGGGCAGATCACGTCGACCCTCGTGGACGACCAGTTCTACTTGAGTGCCTGTGTGCGTGTCACGGACACGACGACCATCCCGGCGACGGTCTCGAACACGGACTTCCTCCTTCCCGAAGTGCCGACGACCGGCAACGGGCGGAACACTCCGCTTGGCCTGCCGCTCTACCAGTCGGTCACCAACTCGCGGCAGGACCTCATCACGAACCGCCCGGACCTCATCGTGGTCCGTGTCGGTCGCACGCTCCGTGATGCCCTCGGTCGCCCCGCAGTGGCCGTCACTTCGGTGGATGGCGTCAACCGCCGTATCACCCTGAAGAACCCCGTCCCGCCGGATTGGAACGCCTACGCGACGTTCTACTACAACCGGATCGTCGACGACACGTTCATCTTCACGTGCACGGTCCCTGGGGCCGTGGGTGCGGGTCAGTACACGGTCTTCTCGTCCGTCCGCAACACGAATCTCTTCGAGGTTCAGTTCGGTGTCAAGACGGGCTTTGCTCAGATCGTCCAGTGGCCTCGCGGCGTGGAGCAGATCCCCGACGCCTTCCACACGGGCAACGGCACGCCGGTCAGCGAGATCGTCACGATCACGTTTGGCACCTCGGCAGCGACGAACGCGTCGTTCACGAACCGGGGCGCCGAACCCTACTCGTTCTTCTCACCGTTCTCGACCTCGTGGGTCACGAACGTCAACGGCGTCAACCAGACGACACTCCTTTCGCTGGCAGCCCAGGGCTATCTCGTTGGTGGACACGTGGCGGTCATCCAGACCGGCCCTGACACCGGCAAGATCACCGTTCCAGCCTCTCCGAACAACCAGCTCAACATCGCGATCGATGGGGTCACGATCGCTACGATCGCTCTCCCGGTGGGTAACCAATTCCCGACGGCGATCGTTGCGGCTATCAATGCCGGCATCGACGCCAACGCGACGTTCATCGGAACGGCTCCCAACAACCTCGCTCGGTTCGCTCAGATCGGCGGCGCTACCGGCGACGTCTTCTTCATCATCAAGTCCTACTCGACTCCGGCGGCACTCCCCGCAGGCTTCGATGCGGCTGCGACGGTGCGAATCAACCAGGGTACCGTCGAGAGCACTCTCGGGCTCCCCACATTCGCTCAGGTGGCGGGCACGCCCGGCGCGATCAACAAGCCGGCGACCCTCCTCGGTGGGCTTGCAGGTCCGTTCAATATCACGTCGGGTCTGAACGACCAGCTCAACGTCCGCCTGAACGGGACGGACTACCAGGTCATTCTCCCGGCCGGTGCGGCGGTCACGGCAGCAGCCGTGGTGGTGGCCATCAACCTCGTCCCAGGCCTTGCCGGCGTCGCCTCGGTGGGTACCCTCGCGAACGTCAACAAGGTCCGTCTCACTTCGACCACCAACGATGGCGGCTCCTCGCTGCTCATCCTCTTGGGGTCGGCGAACGCGGTTCTTGGGTATGTCCAGAACCAGCTCGCGTCCCAAACCAAGGTCACGGCTCAAGAAGTCGTCGATGAACTCATGGCTACGGCCGGTTTCATCACGGGCGCGGTTGCCTACGTTGATCCGCTCAACGGCAACAACTACATCACGTTCGAGTCCTTGACGACGGGCGCGGCCACGTCGAACATCGGCTTCTCGAACTCGGCGAACTCGGCGTTCAACCCGACGACAGGCATCGGCCTCGCGGTGGGTGTTGACGGCGACGTTGGTGAGGATCCGCAGAACAACTACACGGTCACGTCGACCTCGCCTCAGGGTTCGGCTGGTACGGGCATTCCCGGTCAGACGTACACGGATGCGAGGACGGGACTCCGGTTCTCGATTCTCCCGGCTTCGACGGGAAGCTACACGCCGACGGGCAACTTCACGCTCCTGATCTCCCCGACGTTCCACGTGAACCCGAGCGTTCCGCGTTACTCGATCGGCGGTCTGGAGACCATCGTGTCCAACACGGTGGGTGTCGGGATCAACGATACCTCGACGCTTCAGACGTTCAACCCTGGTGGAGTGGAGCCGGCGAACGGCGACTTCTACTTCGTGTCGTACCGCTTCTTGAAGCAGGACTTCTCGACGCGCATCTTCCAGCAGCTCAAGACGATCGAGGCGAACTTCGGCAAGACAGCCCCGGAAAACCGGGTCACTCTCGCAGCGTTCCTCGCGATCCTCAACGGCGCGGTGCTCGTCGGCATCAAGCAGGTCCTCAAGATTCCGAACACCAACCAGGCGTCGGATCAGAGCTTCAACGCGGCCATCGACGAACTGGCAACCCCGCTTCCTGGCAACGTGAAGCCGGACATCCTCGTCCCGCTCGCAACCAGCACGGCGGTCTACGCCCACCTCACGAACCACTGCGAAGTCCAGTCCAACATCCGCAATCAGTCGGAGCGGATTGGGTTCATTGGGTTCGCGTCGGGGACGTCGCCGACATCGGCGCAAACGGTGGCCAAGGGCCTCAACTCCAGCCGCATCGTCGCCTTCTACCCCGACAGCGCGGTGGTGACCCTCACGGACGAACTCGGTCAGTCCTTCGAGTCGCTCGTGGACGGCAGCTTCTTCGGAGCGGCCGTGGCGGGGGCAGTTGTGGCTCCTTCGGTGGACGTTGCGACGCCGTACACGCGCCGCCGCATCCAGGGCTTCACCCGCATTCCGAGGATCCTCGATCCGGTTGAGGCAAACCAGACGGCGGTGGCAGGCGTCACGCTCCTGGAGGACCTCGAACCCGTCGTCCGCATCCGTCAGGGGCTCACGACGAACATGTCGTCGATCCTCACCCGTCTTCCGACGGTCATCCAGATCGCTGACTTCGTCCAACAGCAGAGCCGAGCCATCCTCGACTCGTTCGTTGGTACGAAGTTCCTGGCGGCTCGTACCAACGAGGTCGTCGTCTCGATGACGGGGCTCTTCAGGAGCCTCGTCCAAGCGGAAATCGTCTCGGCCTTCACCGGGATGAGCGCGGCCATCGACCCCGATGATCCGACCATCCTCCGCTTCGAGGCGTTCTACTCGCCGGTCTTCCCGCTCCTCTACCTCGTCCTCACGTTCAACCTCCGCGCTCGCATCTGAGCAGGGGTAGGTAGTGCCCACCGAGGCCAATTTCGACTTCCCGATCGTTGAGCTGGAGGCAGACTCTCCGCAAGGCATTGGGAAGGTTGGCCTTTACGATTTCCTCATGGATGTGGGCAGCACGGGCATTCGCTTCGTGGCTGCCCTCCCTGGTCTTCTTCGGACATGGGGTCCCGAATTTACGTTGGCTGCTCAGAAGGCAGCGTATCTTCGGGCAGCATCGACCATCGCCCAGTGGGGGATCGTCAGCGGGGATACGTTCGGCTTTCTTGCCCAAGGGGCGGGGCTTTCGGATGCCGACCTCGCCTTGAGGTACAACGTCTCTCTTGCGACTGTCCAGGGGTGGATTGCGAACACCATCCCGGTTCCCCCATCCGTTTGGAGATGCCTGGCCTCGCTTGTGGGCAGCCTCGATGGCAGGGCGATTTCGGACTTCGCCCTCTCTCCGTCCAGCCTTCGCCCAAGGCTCATTCGGATCTTTCCGAACGCTCCGATGCCCTCGGCACCTCCTCAAAACACACCCCCTGCGTGTCCGCCCCCGCCACGTATCTGTTGATCCGGTGTAGAGAGGCGCGTGCCTCTCGATCCCGCTGTCGACTTCAAGGTTCACATCGAGCCGAATCTTCCGGCCATCATCCCTAACTCTGTTTCATTCGAGACGGGTGCAACACGGGAACAGGCGGCCGATCCCGATCTCTACGTCTACGAACACCACGGCAAAGGTTTTGGGGTTACGGACCCCGGTGCTCTCACGGCGTTCTTCGAGGACCTCATCCTCGGTCGTGCACTTCCGCTGTCGTTCGCGACGACGGGCATCCATGATGTCGATGTTCTCGTTGCGATAGCCCTGTTTCTGCAAAGGGACTTGGCGATCCACCCCGCCATGCCGGGCTTCATCGCGGCCGTGGACTTGGTCCATCGAAGAGGGTTGCCGGCGCTCGCTCACATTGACGCGGATCTGGCCCGCTTTTTGTGCATCCTGAGGGCCTACTTCCCTGAGAAGGGCCTCACCAAGCGGGAGTTCGGAGATCGCCTGACGACCTCCGTGGGGTGGGTTCGCGACTATGTGATGAACGGGCTTTTGCCGCACGCAGGATCGCCCTTGACCCCAATACGGGTCATCCAACCGGGGACCAATGGTTTCATACTAGGCGAAACGTTGGGCTCCCTCATCGACGGGTGGGTTGAGGCTTACCGTCAGGGGTACCTTAGGGGTCTGCTAGTGAGTCCCGACATCGATGGGCGACGGTTTATGCTCGGGTCTCGGAAAAGCGCCTACATCGCGTTCGACCTGCCGATGGCGGCAAGGCTCCTGAACCAGATGGAGGGGGCGATGGGCGAGCTTCCTGAGTGGAAAAGTGATGGGTTTTGGCTGGAAAGCCCTCCGGATGGGACGCTCATCCTGACTTCACACGTTGTCGAGGTCCTCATTCGGGTCTGAGAAGGAATCGTTAGTCCTTTCGTGACCGGTCTATTGCGACATGGGCCGGAAGACGCTCGTAACTCTAGGCACGGATGGGCTGAGTGACTTCGTGCATCTTTCGGATGGCACGAAGTACATGCTCGGAGCCGTTTCTCCGCTGCGATTCGTTGTCGAGACGGTTTCCGGCAGTCATGCGGTGAGGAGCGCCTTGGACACGTTTCTCGCCAAGGGTCACGCCATGTTCACGGCCGACTTGGATCGGATGTGGGAGCTACTCAAGCCAAAAAGGGCCCGCTGGTCGGCCCTCACGGATCCTCTTATTCCCTCGTCGGATCGAACCTCTTTTACACCAAGGCAGGGCATGACCATGGCAGACGATCAGTGGACCAAGGAAGCGATCACCAACCAGATCGCTCGCATCGAGGGCCAAATCTCGACCCTTCAGCAGCACGCGAAGGAAGCGTCTCCTGGGTCGATCTCGTCAGACATGATGAAGAACGACATCGAGGGTCTTCGGAGCCTCGTGGCGTTGCTTCGTCGTCCGTCTCCGTACGGCAATCAGAGCCAGAACGGGACGTATTACGGTCTCAAGGGCGCGTCGGGGGCCCCCTCGTACGAGCACTTCAAGGTCAACACCCAGTCCGCTGCGGACATCATCGCGAGTGTCGATGAGGCGAACACCAAGATCGACCAGCTCGTGACGGCGGGTCGACGGTTCGACGCCCCTCGCGCCAAGCAAGACCTCCACAGGATCGCCTCGAAGACGGCGGAGATCATGCAGAACGTCGATCTCGGTCAACCGTGGGTGCAAGGTGACCTCACGGAACTCGCGAAACAGGCCAGTGACATCCACGGTCTCTTCGCGAACGCGAAGGTCTGAAGAGGAGAAGGGGTTAAGCCATGCCGTCCAACGTCTCGACCGCCAACTACATTTACCGTATGGGGACGGCCCCGAACACAAGGGCCGCCGTCAGCCAGAAGAACAAAATCTACGGCTATGCGACGAACGCCCAGGGGTTCCAGCAGATCGGCGTGATCTCGGAATTCGGGTTCGACGAGAGCCGTACCATCGACCCGGTCCGTGGTGTCGGCTTCGGCGATCAGATCGCCGAGCTGGTTCCGTCTGTGACCGAGCCGATGACGCTCACGCTCAACAAGACGCTCCTCTACACGGCGAATCTGTTTCAGGTTCTCGGGTACAAGGGCGGCATCGACGGGCTCGCGCGAAGCCTCCGGCACCACCGCTGGCCGTTCGACATCAAGCAGGAACTCGTCTTCTCCGAGGTCGCGGTCCTCCAAGACCCCAACGGAACTGCGGTTCAAGCAAGGGTGACGACTGGGCCGACGGGTGCGGACAACCCGATCGTGACACCCAAGGCGCTCCTCACGTTCTTCGAGGGGTGCTGGCTCAACAGCTACTCGGCGTCGTTCACTGCCGATGCGGCCATGGTTGCTGAGAACGCGTCGGTCACCGTGACCGACATCATCGACGGCATCAGCCAGTACGGTGAGTTCATCGACACGGGCCTCGCGCCCACGTCGGCCAACGGCGGTCCGGGCAAGGGCTTCTCCCTCCGCTTCGCGAACAGCAGCAACAACAACACGTTGGGCCTGGCCTAACGCCATCTGATACGCGAACACCCCCACGGGTGGCGACGACTATCCAAATGTGAATGGCATCATATCGGACCATGATGGAGATTTCCGACAGCTCCGGGTTGCAAATCCGAACCCAAATGTAGATCGCCACTTCTCACATTCGATTCGTCGTCATCCTCGGGGTCAAATGAAACGAGGATGCAAATGGGAACGATCTCAGCGAAGAAGATCACTGATGCGCTCGCGAAGGCGAAAAACGTAGGGATCGTCGAGGAAGAGTTTACACTCGACGACTGTTCACTCACACTCCGCAACCTTCGTCCTGACGAGTACACAGCCGTACTCCAGGAGTGCAAGGAGCTGGAGGAGCTGGACTACCTCTACGGCTATGAGAAGGGCCACGTGTCACGAGCGGTCGTTGAGATCAACGGCTTGAGCTTTCGTGACGTCGAATTCATCGAGGTCGAAGAAGAGGACGCTCAAAAGCCCGGCAAGACCAAGACGGTCAAGCTGGAGCTGCACGCCTACATCCGTAGGACGCTCCTCGACTCGTGGTCCAAAGAGGCGATCTTCACTGCGTACCGCAAGTTCGGTGACGTGGTGAAGAAGGCTGAGGACAAGGCGAAAGCTGGCATCACGTTCATCATCCCCGAGGAGTCTGCCGAGGACAAATTCCGTCGGGTGCTCGGGGAGCTGAAGGATATCGAGGACGAGATCCCATCGGTCCTCATTGACAAGGTCCTCGACGATTACGGCTTCATGAGGAAGTCGACGGCTGCTGAGATCAAGTCAGCCATGGAGAAGGCCGACAAGCTCGCTCGTGAGGCTGAGGCGGCAGCGGAGACGGAACAACCTCCGCCGGACGAGGAGGACTCTGGGACGCCCCCACCGGCCGCTACAGCCCCCGCTGCCCCTCCTCCGCCTCAGGCACCACCCCCCGCTGCCCCGCCCGTTGCAGCGGCACCTACGAGCGAGGACCTCATGGCTCGTCGACAGCCGCTCAATCGTGCGGCTATGCCGGTGGACCCTCACAACATTCAAGCGCGGTTGGCCCAAGCGCAGGCCCACCAGCCGCCTGCAACGACTCCTGGCGTGCTCACCAAGGCGGCTGAGTACGCCGCTCTGGAGACGGACGCCGGCCTTGCGGTTCACCCTGAGCTGACGAACCTCCCCGGCCCTGGGGAGGCGCCAATCCCCGTGTCGCCACCCCAACGGGAGGAAGTGGCCGAGTTGAGGGCGAGAGGCCAAGAGGCAGTCGACGCGAAGGCGTTTCATCAGATCGTCGAGAAGGGCCCGTCGGCAGGAATTAACCCACGTTACCGCCCACCTTCGAGGGCATAACGCATGGTGGCAGCCGCCGAATCGTACGCCGTTGAGCAAGAGAAGCTCTCCAAGCAATTGGAGGGTAATTCGGAAATCCACATCCAGGCCCCGAAGGAGCCTGAGGTCAACCCGGCTCTTTACCGGGATGTGGAGTCGATGCTCTTTAAGGGATTCCTTGCGCTCGCGGCGGAGATCAACGGCGTCACTTTCGTCTTCAAGAGCCTGAACCACCACGAATACGAGCTTCTCAACTTCGCGGGTAGTAGTCGAGGTTCCGCGTCCCAAAAGTTCTGGGACACGTTCCTCGCCTATGGGGTCTTCATGGTTGACGGGGTGAACATCCTTCCCGAGAGGGAGAAGTTCATCCCGAAGATCGCCGAGACGTTCGCGGAATTCCCGCTGGATGCGAGACTACGGGTCATCCGCCATCTCAGTGAGGTCAACCGGCGAGCCAACAACGCGGTGACCCTCACCGAGTGCTACATGATGGAGTCCTACTCCCGGTTCCGGTGGGCCCAACTCCGGGGCCTCGACCTGACGTCGGCAGCCGCGACGGGGTTGTACGGGACTGAACGCCTCGGGATGAATTGGTCGCAGTATGTGTGGCGGGCGCTCAACTACTACGAGGATCGAAACGAGGACGCTGAGCGTGAGTGGGAGAACGCCAAGTTCATCGGGTCCTGTATGGTCGGCAAAGGGATCTCGAAGGTCTATCAACAAGACACCGAGCGCCGACGGAAGGAACGAGACGAACGGCTCGCCAGGAAAGATCGTCTTCTACGGCAGGTCTACATGGGCGAGTCCGCTGACGACAAGGCACAGCAGCTTCAAGGCGCTGTCGTGGTGGCGGCACGTTCGGTCGATGAGTTGGCGGAGCAGTTGGGGGCGGACTTGCGCGGAGAGAAGGACTGGCACGACCAGGTTGTCGAGGCTCAAGAACAGCGTATACGCACCAACTTGCAAGGTCGGCGTGATCACTTGGAGCAGCTCGCTCAATCTCACGAGCAAGAGTTCGGCCGGAAGACGATCACGGGCGGCACCAACATCGCCGGGCTTTCAGCCATAGAAGTTCAAGAGCGAATTCTCCGCGCGAAGCAATTGGAGTTCCAGGCGGCAGCTCGCGGCATGGTTCATCCCGAACTGACGGATCCCAAGATGGGTGCCTTTATCGATAAGTGGGGTATGACCGATGCCGAGGTCAACTCCACTGTCTCCGAGACCAACAAGGATGTCTCCAACGTCATCCCTATCCCCATCCCTCCCAACGGCCCTCGTGGCACCCCATTCGGGAGGAAGTGAGTGAGTCATGCCTGGTGACAACGCGACTCCCGTAGTCCTGGATATGCACATTGCGCTCGACAACGTGCAAGCTCTAGCGGCTTCCAAAAAGTTCTCCTCACGTATCTCGAAGGATATGGGGATCATTCGGAAGACGTCAGGCCAACTGGACAAGCAGCTCCAGAATATGCACAAGAAGCTCGTCCCAGCAACGAAGCGTTGGGAAATGGCTACGGTACGTGTGAAGAAAGCTGAAGAGAAGCTTTCAAAAACGCACACGGGCATGGCTAGTCACATGCTCAAGCTACAAGCCCAATTGCGTGACGCCACCGACGAGGAGACGGCGGCTATTCAGAAGCAGATCGGCGTCTTCGAGAAGAAGATCGGGGTCATCGTCCGTGCCCAGAAGGCAGGACTGGAGGCCGCTAAAGCCACGGAGAAGAAGGAAGCAAACGCGAAGGAAGGTGACGAGGCCTACGAAAAGTTCACCGGCTATACCAAGAGCAAAGCCGGCGAGGATATGTTCGACGGATTCAAGGACGGTATCGAAGGCCTTCGCGCGAAGGACTTCGGGGGGATGATCAAGGGCCTCGCGGGTGGTATTGGTGCAGGGCTCAAAGGAGCGGGCGCTGGGATCACTCGGGGGGTAGAGAAGGGTGCTGCGGGTGGTGGCCCCATGGCAGGTATCTTCAAGACCATCGCTCCGATGATGAAGTCTATCGGACCCATACTCAACACGCTCGGCAAGATGGGTCCTCTGTTGGGTGCTGTCGCTTCGTCGGTTGTGAGTGTCGTTAAGATGTTCATCGACGCGGAAGCTGCTGCGAAGGACATGAACAAGGAGATTTTGGCGAGTGCGGGTAGTGGCGAGTTCTTGGGGCGCAATATGGGGAATGCCAAAGCAGCCGCGCAGGATCTTGGGAACACCCTCGGCCAAATTCGTGACGCCGCTACAAGCCTCGACAACTTGAAGTGGGGCATGACAAAAGAGACCCACACTGCGGTTATCGGTGCTCTGACGGCCGAAGGCGTGTCCTTGGGTAAGATCGAGCAGGAGTTCAAAGCGGTTGCGGGGGCCGCAAAAGAGGCCTCCGGGTACGCCAAGGATTGGGGGTCGATGGTTCAGATGTCCGTCGCCTACGGACGGTCGTTCGGCGTCAGCTTGAATGAAATCACAAGTCTCCAGGGCGAGATGATGAGCGAAATTGGGATGGGTTTGAACAGTGTTCAAGCCTCGTTCCAGTACATGGCTCAGGGGGCTGAGCAGTCGGGCATCGCGAGCAACAAGTTCTTTGGGATCATTCGCGGCATCTCCTCTGACATGTCCTTGTTCAACAACCGGATGCAGGATTCGGTCAAGTTGCTCACGCAAGTCGGCAAGGTGATGAGCCCTAGGAACGCTCAGAAATTTATGCAGACCATCATGGGCTTCACCAAGGGGATGGGGCTCATGGACCGTACTAAGTCCGTTCTTCTCGGGGGTGGTGCGAAGAAGGTGGGCGGGAAACTTCAGGAGGATCTCAATCGCAAGGTTGGAGGCCTGGCAGGGGACTTGGGCGGGGTCATGGGGGACGAGCTGAAGGATATTTTTAAGAACCCCAAGTTGAACCCAGGGTTGCGCCAGAAGAAACTCACGGAGTTCATGGCCAAGCACCAGGACAAGCTGTCCGGAGCCCAGAACGAAGCAATCCTCGATGCAGCGCGACAACAGGGCAAGTTGTCGAAGGGTGGTCTCGTTGACGTGGCATCCGCGCTCAAGGACGCGAGCCCGTTCGCCGTAATGGATCACCTGGACGATATCGGCCAGACCTTGTTCCGCAAGCCCATCGACCAACTGACAGACGTTGAGCGTCTCGCGGCGGAGCAGGCGGCAGGTATCAGCGAAGAGCTGCAAGACCAGATGGCCAAGCAGAAGCAGGGTGTCTTGCAGATGTCGCAAAACCTGGCGCAGAAGTTGGACTCCGGAGCCGCTTTGACCCAAGAGGAACAGAAGCTACTCGAACGGCTCAACCTCACGGGAACGGATCAGGAAAAGGCGGCGTACATTCGCGGTAAAGACGACAAAGAGGCTGCCCTGAGGGCGAGGGACGTCTGGGATGCGATGTCGGCTGACCAGAAGAAGGACCTAGAGAACTCTACCAAAACGATCGACTACCAAAAAGATATCGCAGGGTATCAATCCAGCGCTCTCGACAAGCTTGGGGTCATCATGGATTGGCTCCTGAACCAGATGTACAACGCCTTCATGGGTATCTGGGAGATCGTTGAGGACATTTGGGATACTCTGACAGTGGGGAACAGCGACGCTCGTGACACTGCAAAGGGGCAGATGCAGGTCGCGAAAACGGGTAACAAGGAGCTGATGGAGGCGGCCTCGAAGGGTAAGACGGGGGATCAGGTCAAGAAGGCCCTCATGGAGACCAGCCCCGCCAAAGAAATTGCTCGTGTGATGGGGGAGGAAGGTAAGAAAGAGCGGGAGGACCTGAAGAAAGCGAAGGCGGAGCTGGAGACCAAGAAGGCAGCCGCCAAGACCCCTGAAGCTGCTGCGTCATTCGACAAGCAGATTGAAGCCGCTCAGCGGGATATCGACGCCGCCGAGGCTAGGTTCAAGTCTGCTCATGACGCACAGTCCAAGATAATTGGCGCTGCGGGGAGTACAACAACTACATCCGAAGCCTTGGCGGACTTCGCGAAGAAGTACGACACAAAGGGGGCCGCTGATAAGAAGGCGGCGGAGGCCAAAAAGGCGGCAGAGGATGCCAAGAACGCGCCTCCTCCCGGTTTTATTGGCCCCCCCGATCCAAACAAGGGTCCCAAAGGATTCATCGGACCCCCCTCCCCAGTAGCCGGATCCGGGGCAAAGCCCGCCTCTGCTCAGGCACATGCAGCTCAGAAAGCAGCCGCCCCAGGTACCGCAGCAGCGGCAGCCCCCAAGGCTGGCGGGGCAGCACCCGTGGCAGCCGCGCCTGCCGCCGCCCCTCCTCCGAATCTAGCGATGGCTGGAGCCACCGCCGTCAAGAATTCGTCGGCTGCTGTGGGACTCAACGAGGAGCAACTCGCAGCCGCTACAGAGTCGGGTAATACGCTTGGAGACATCTACAAGGCCCTCCGTGTCAAGGGCGTCCGTATGGACTGGAAGTACGGGAAGGATGACGCTGTGTCGATCATCGAGAAGGGGGTTCTCGAAGGGAGCCGCCAGTCCCTCCTGGAGTACTTCGTCTACTCTGCGGATAAAGAGGGCACGATGAAAGCTCTCAAAGAGGGTAAGGGGGCGAAAGACATCGGGGCAGATGCCCTTAAGGCCGCAGGTCCCAAACAGCCAGGAAACGCAGCGGGAGGCGTTCCTATGCGCCCGGCTACCGGAGAGGTGTTCGCTTCGATCAAGCCCCTTTCGGAAGCCATCATCCCCCTCGACAAGCTCGGAGGTGGCGGGGGTGGGGCTGTCATTGAGCTTCGTACGACCGGGGACCTCACACGGTTCATCGACGCTCGGGTCATCGACGGGAACGTCAAGTTCAACAAGAACGCGAAGACGCGGTGACCGGTGGCGAGGATCAACTCTGCCAACCCTGACTTCGCCGCGTTGGACGTACCGTCCAACAAGCCGAACTACACCCATGGGTTGGAGAAGAGGCGATCCTTCATCCCGGTGGCGTTCCAGATCACGAGCCCCTTCGACAACAAGAGGGTCCTCCTCCCTCACGCTCTCGTCATGCACATCAACCCTCAAACGTGGTCAGAGACCCATAACAAAAAGGTCGAACGCATCCAGACACGTGGGGGTTGGGTCGAGCAGCACTGGGGGGACGATCTCACCGAGATCAGTGCGGACGGCTCTACGGGCGCGTTCATGAACATCTACACGGGCCTGACGAGCGTTCTCAGGCACCGGACGATCGCATGGGACAGGTACCGCGATCTCCACGACCTCTACCGAAACAACGGGTCTCTCTACGACCCCTTCGGCAACATTGTCCTCCAAGGGAACGTGATGCTCATGTACGACCGAGGGACGTACATCGGGTACTTCAACAAGTTCGACGTCGAGGAGACGGATGATCAACCCTTCGCCTTCAAGATGTCGTGGACCTTCAAGGTTCAAGAGGAGCTGATGAAGATCCCTGGGCTGGTGCAGGCTCCCTCTCAGCGAGGCCTCGTGGGTAACGCCCCCGCCTTCCAGCGCCAAAACGCGACCATCCCGAGGAGCACGCCGAACACAAATCTCGCGCAGACCAACGAGTTCAATGCTGCGGCAGCGCAGGCTCTTTCTGATTCGGCAAAGGCGCAAGCAGCGAAGGTGGCGGAGTAGGTCATGGCAAATTCACCGAACGCTACCAACCAGCCGGCGGCTACCAACCAGCCGATCAACGAGCAGATCGAAGCAGCGGCGGACTATTACGAGCCAGCGCTCTACGAGCTGCTCACGTTCTACTCCGCGCTACAGCTCCAGAACGATGAAGCGAGCGGGCAGTTCATCCCGCTCACCTCGGTCAAAGATAGGAGGCCAAGTGAGGTCAAGATTTTCGCAGTGGGGCTCATCCCCCCGTCGGCGAACATCTCCGGCCGCCTTCTTGATCGTTCGGCCACAGTCGCCACTTTGGAGGGCCCACCTAAGCAGCAGGGGGCGATCGACACCTCCGTGGATCAATCGGGTGTTAAGGGGACGGGCTCGGTTCCGATGGGACCTAAATCGTCTTCTGATCCGAACTTCTGGCCCCAGTTCGTGGCGATGAGCAATCGTCTTGGGTGTGAGGCTGACGCTCTCGCACAGGTGATCCAATCTGAAAGCGGGTTTCACCCAGATGCTATCGCATGGCGTGACAAGGATGGTAAGCAATGTGCGAGAGGTCTCCCTCCGTACAACCCCCAAGGAGATTCTTGTCAGCCCGTCGCTAAAGGGCTGAACCAACTCACCTTCGCGACAGCCGTAGGGGTGAAACAAAAAGACGGCACCTTCAAGCAGGGTTTGGGGATGTCCCCTGAAGAATGGGCCACTTACGAACAGCAATCAGATGTGCAGCAGTTGAAGTGGGTGGAGAAGTACATGCAGGGTGTTGGGGTGCGGGGTAAAACCGCTGCCCAAATTTACTGCTCGAATTTCGGGTCGTACAACAACCCCAACGGTTCGATGTATGATGGCAGCATCCCGAAGCAAGCGGCGGCGTACAAGGCCAACATCGGTCTCGATAAAGGAAAAAAAGGCTACATCACGCCAGACGACCTAGCGTCGAGCATGCGACCCTTGGCCCCCGGCCGTCTGGCCGCTATCAATGCAGCACGTTCAGGATTGGGTATGTCCGCGAAGGCCGTCCCTAAAATAGCGGGGGACGCACAAGCGGCGAATGCGTGGCAGGGGAATGGGTCCAATAACGCTGGCGAGGCGGCCAAGAACCTTGCTCAGACGTCGGGCAAGAACCTCAACCTGACCGGTCTCGGGAAGCAGTTCTTGGGTGCTCAGCTCGCGACGATCAAAGAGCTGCAAAGGCGGATCGACGATATCAAGAACACGCCTCCGCTCCGACTGCTCGTCAACCCGACGTCGTTCAAGAACGGGTTGGAGAAGATCCTCAACGATGGAAATTGGGGCCGTAACGGACCCATCGTTGAGCATTGGGGTGAACAGCAAGACAAGCTCGAAGCCTCAGGGAAGGTCGCAGCCTTCTACTCGCTCGATGCGGTCGGCGGCCCGAATCAAGAGGGCGATGCGGGAAACGGTCCCGGTCTCGGGCGAACAGCTCGGCAGTTCTCCGCGAGCTATCAGAACCTCTTGTCGCTTTGGTTGATCTACAAGAACAACGGAGGGATCTGGCTCTCCGACCTCACGGAAGCCGTTAGCACCAAGCCGAAGAGTCTTTACCTCTTGGGGTCTGTCTACATCTATTACGATGACATCCTTTACATCGGCTCGTTCGACAGCTTCAACCTCAACGAAGAAGAGGGCGTCCCCTTCTCTTTGACGTACGACTTCTCCTTCACGGTTCGGGCTTCGTTCCTCCTCGATCGCACGTCTGTTTCCCCGTTGGAGGCATCGCAAGGTACCCCGTACGGGGCATCGCAGTTCTTCCAGGGCCAGTTCCGGCCTCCGACGACGGGAAGTCCGACATCCCCCTTGTCTTCGACTCCGACCAACAACCCGCAGCCATCTCCGAACGTTGCTCTGCCTCCAGGTATTGCTGCCGATATTGCTGCTCAACGTGGTAGTTCTACGGGCTCCCGAGGGGGCGCATAATGGCCAGAAGCCCGTTCTCAGGGACTTTCCAGCCGAACGCTCGTCCGACGGTCGTGACGGCCCCGGATGCGTTGGTCTACATCAACGGCGAGGCGGAGGTCATCGGTTGCCCGCAGTGCAACCGCTTCTTCGACTTCAACAAATACATCACGTCGGTCCAGGTCGATCTGAGCATCGACAGCGTTCCGGGCAGTGCCTCATTGAGTCTCTCGGTGCCGAGGCACACGATCGACGACTTCTACTTTGACGGCAACCCCGTCATCACTCCCATGATGGAGGTCGAAATCTTCGCCAAGGGGTACTACCTCGTCGAAGGGCTCCCCCAGTACTACCCGATCTTTTGGGGCGTCGTTACGGAGGTCTCCGACGACTACTCCAGCGGCGAGCATACGGTCAGTATCCACTGCGCAGACATCCTGAAGTGGTGGGAACTGTGCAAGATGAACATCAACCCTGCCTATACGGCGCCCAAGGGGCAGCAAGGGTCGAGCATCTTCGGCAACGTCTACTTCGGAATGAACCCCTACGACGTGATCTGGAGCCTCGCGCTCCAATCGTACGGGGACGTCCTGGTCGGCACCGGCTCGCTTGTTTCGCTCGTCAAAGAGCAAAGTCAACGGCCCACGTTCGACGCCGCCCTGTCCGATCTCATGCTGTACTGGGAGCAGCGCTTCTCGCGCGTCCGGTCGAATCTCCTCCTCTACGGAACGAACGGGGTTGCGGTTCGTGGTGATTCGCTCAACCAGGAATACAGTCGTGTTGGGAACACCGGGACCGCCGAGAAGCCGAGCCATTTCGCTTCGGCCGCCGTGCGTAACGCCAATGGTGGTGCCGATGGCGGCCAGATGGTCTTCGACCCTACCGACCCCGGAGTGGTGGCGTTCCGTACGCAGTTCCAACAAGCGGGACAGATCAACCTTTGGCAGACGGAATACCAGACGAAGTTGGAGCTTGCGCATGCGGCGAAAGAAGCTGCCGGCTTCGAGTTCTACATGGACGTCGATGGTACGATCGTCTTCAAGCCGCCGTTCTACAACCTGGACATCCTCGCCAACAAGCCGGTGAGTTGGATCCAGGACATCGACATTATCGAATGGGGACTCTCCGAATCGGAGTCCGAGGTCGTCACGCAAGTCGTGATGCAGGGATCCATGTACGGGGCCACGGATTACGGCCTCGATGAAAGCTTGACTCCGTTCACCTCGGTCACCGACTACCACTTGCTCCGGAAGTACGGCTGGCGTTCCCAGAATTACAACTCCGAGTTCCTCGGTGACCCCCAGCTCATGTTTTACCATGGGATGGATGTCATGGATCGCTTGAACGCGCGTCGGCACCGGGGGAACGTGACCATCCCTCTCCGTCCTGAGCTGCGTCTCGGGTTCCCTATCTACCTCGCCCCCAAAGATCAGATGTGGTACGTCTCGGGGATCTCGCACAACATCGCCTTTGGCGGTCGGGCGTCCACGACGCTCACGCTCACGGCAAAGCGGTCGAAGTTCATTGCACCCAAAGGCATCGGGACGATCAATCTGACCGGATTTAAGGGGACTACTCCATCTCCCGCCCAGATCAGCAAAAACGTCAAACTATCGTTCCCGTATACCTCAAAGCAACTCTCCAAGGGGGCTCAATTCAAGCTGAAAGTTGGAGGCGCGGCCACGCTCCCTCCGACTCAGGCTGCAATTGATGGTGCCTCTACGGGTGGAGACAACCCCTACGATCCTCTCGTCCTCCGGCACCCCAAAACAGGACGCATCGTCGGATACCCCAACGTTGTCATGGCCTACACGCGGCCATTCGCCCCTGCGAATGAAGGTATCAAAGAAGCTGCCGGAGAGAAAACCAAACCAAACCCCCAAGCCTCTAAGGCATCGGCCGGTAGGGCCAAAGCTGTTGCCGCACAAGGTGAGGCAGAGCTAACCAGGTTCACGACGACGGCAACCGACAGGCTCAAAGAGAAGCATTTGACGAATCGGTACCAGTACGGGTTGAACTCGGCTGGTGTGTACATCTACGCGCATGACAACTCGATGGATGGTGCGGGCGTCATCGGGGAGATCCTCACCCTTCCCACGGCGAACGTGACGATCGATCCACCGGACACGGCCAAGAACATCACCCTCCGGGGTAAGACCAGCATGATCCGTCCGGTGTCGGATGAGCGAGGCTTCGAGGTCATCGGTCACTTCCGCTATGGGCGCCGGGTCTCTCTCAGAGACGGGCGCCTCGTCCTCACGGGGAACGTCAACGACAAGACCAACATCGACCTGCAACTCGCTCTGTCCGGCGGCCTTTTTGAGACACTCGCGGCCCAATCGCAAGGGCTTACTACAATTCAATCAGCGTATCCGAACCCCGCGACGTCGTTGGCAACGCTTTCTCCTGAGGATCAACAGACGGCAGGTATCATCACGAACCCGGAGACTAAGGCGGTCAAGTTTACCGACGTCGGTGACACCTTCGTCGATACGGCACCTCTGGGGTCGCCTGCTCAGAAGGGCACCGCTGCGAGCGTAGAGGCGGGGCAGCTCTCTCGTGCGCTCACGCTCGCGGAGCTTACGATCAAAGAGGCGTACAGTCAGAAGCAAGGCGGTGATGACTGCCCCTGCGTGATCGGTCGGGCGGACTTGGCCTTCATCAACGTGGGCTACCAGGTGAAGATCCTCAACACGTCGTCCTCCGACACCACTGGCCTTTACGGCCAAAACTTCGTCAATTCAGAAGGGAAACCCCAAGAACTCGGACCTATTACCGCAGGCGCGTCCCAATCACTGGACGGGACGATCTCTGGTACTCAAGCCGCTATTGAAATACTGGGCGATCAGCGTTCGGAAGCGATCCTACAAGCTTCTAAGGTATTCACGGACCCCAAGTCCACCAACGCTGACAAAATGAGGGCGGACAACGAGGTCAAGGACCTTCAACGTCGAATTGACTTGGCCCAAAAGGATAACACTGAGGCCAAAGCGAAGCGGAGTGCGTTGACGAGAGAGTCCACCACCAGTGGGACGGGGGGCCCCGCCGTGAAAAGGCCTGAGCTTCAAGATCGGGTCGAGACATTCCTCACCGATCTCTACATGAAGCTCGATGGCCCTCATCAAACGTACGAGCACGCTATCCGTGGTGACCTTCGACCCGGCGGGGCTGGGCCCAACGGCACCAACCCCGATGTTGAGTTCGAACCGCCTGCACCATCGGAGTTTGCGCCTCCGTTTTCGGCTCCCGCTCGCTTTGCCGTCGGAGACCCGAATGCCATCGCCCTTCAGGCGAGCACGGCAACCGACGATCTCTCCAAGGCCTGGAGTGACTTCGGGAGTAAGCTGAAGGGGAACGCGGAGAAGGCGGGGCTTAACCAAGAGATCGCGAACGACAAGAGAGACTTGACCCGTCTCCAGAAACAGCGAGCTGAGTTGCAAGCATCGGTTGATGCCCACTCGGCAGTCATCCCGAGTCCGCAGAGTCGGATCAACGCACTCGACGCTGACATCCGACGGTTGCAGCAGGAGATCGCCAACGATCAGGCGAAGCTGAACACTATTAAGTAACCGAGGCGCAATGAACAGCGGCATCCCCAAGTACGCCTCCGGGCATCATATCGGCAAAGAGTTCGTTGCCGGGGGGGATCCTTATGGCCTGAAGATAGGGCTCATCACACGCGTCGATGAGCTGATGATGAAGGCGGACGTGAAGATCATCACCGGCGGTGGTGGTGACCGCCACGAGATCGATCTCACCCAGGCGATGACGGGCCCCCGTAGCTTTTGGGGGGGCATACCTGAAGTCAACTCGGTGGTCATCATCGGGTACCGTCGAAGGCACAAGAATCTCCACGAGGCGGTGATCCTCGGTTACCTCCCTGTCGGCAACCGCATTGCGCTCAAGTTTGATCCTCTCACCCCGGACGACCCCACCAACGTCGACGCTGAGGACAAGGAACTCTTCGAGGCGATCTTCGGCGGGACGATCCGTTACAAGCGACTGAAGATCCGTCCTGGCAACGTCGGTGGGATGTCCTCGGAGGGGTCGGAGCTAGTGCTCTCCAAGGACATCCGCATGGTTAATCGTGCGGGCGACCTCTTCGAGCTTCGAGACGCTGAGCGGGCGATCGTCGCGCAGTCGATCCACCGGGTTGAGAACGAGGCGGGTGTCCTTCGCCTCTCTGGTCCTGTTCGCCGAGGCGGGCTCTTCCTTCCCTCCGACATCTTCCGCAAGGATGGCGTGACCCTCAAGGATGCGGCGGCCCCCGAACGCTACTTCGGGCGAACGATCCTCAAACGCTTCACGAACGCGTCGGCTCAAGTCCTCAACGTTTTCAACGACACAACGTCCTTCCCGCCTGTCACGTACTCGAACGGGAGGCGGGTTTCGTACCCAGTCACAACACCCGCTGTGAATTTCGAGGACCCGGACACGGGGGGTGGCTCCGAGCCCTTTACCGAGTGGCGCATGGAGATGCTCCACTCGACCGATTGCGTTCAGGAGGTCCGCGAAGAAATCGACGGGCTGCTGATGGACCGCAAGCCGCTCTACATCGAGCACGTCATGGGCACGGTCGTCGGTAACGACACGTCGAACGAGACGGGGCTGAGGCAATACGGCAAGGTCCTACGTCCCAAGGTCTTCGATGACTTTGAATCGACCCGTCCCGGCATCTTCGCTCTCGAAGAATGTCCACGTGCTCCGACGGACGATCTCGAATCGACCACGACGGCGGGTGCCTACCTATTTCGTATGAACCCCCCACCTCAAGTCGGTGGCGCTACGGACAACAGCGTTTTCGCGGTGGCGGTCTCGAAACAGGGGAAGCTCTTCGTCAACATCCCTGGGTCGAGGGTCGAGCGTTACCCCTCAGGGACCAAGAACGTCTCCGCTGAAGTGAACATGGATGGCGCCCTGAAAATGCGCTGTGGGGCCGCTACCCCGGATGGCATCGCGCTTCACCTCACGCTTGAAGGTGGCGCGGTCTTTGACTTCCGTGGCGGTGCTGCGGGTAAGGGCTTGGAATTCCGAAGCCACTCATCGATGAACTTCTCTACCGTCGGTCCTCAGGACACGGAGAGTGATGGCTTCGCGTGGACCGAGGACCACCAGGGCAACAAGTACGTCGCGACCTCGGGTGACATCGTTCAGAACGTCGGCGGCGGTAAGGCCACAACGGTCAACGGATCGTACGCCATTATGAGTGATCGCTGGAACTTGAACGCTCACTCGGGCGCCTCTCAAAACGTTGGGCAGATGGACTTCATGTGCTCGGGCAAGAGCCAGTACCAGTACGCCTTGGCCGTCCTGGAGACCATCGTGTTGGGCGGAAAAGTCTCGACGATTCTTGCGGGAGGCCTGATCGAGAATCTCCTCGCGGGGGCACGTTCGATCGTCGTGGCAGCCGGGGCGATGTCTACAGCAGTTGCGGCTGGAGGTTACGCGGTCACGGTTGGAGCCGGTGGCATCACGATGACGGCTGGGGCCGGAGCCGTGGCTATCACTGCCGGGGCCGGCGCAGTCGCCATCACGGGGGGCCTTGCTGTTGCAATCACGGCAGGTCTTGCGATCAACCTGACGTCTCCCGTAGCGGTCATCCTGACCTCTCTTCAGGTGCTTGTTGGCGGGCCTGCTGCCGTCCTTGGTGTAGCTCGGGGAGCCCCGATAATGCCTCCTGGTACGCCAAGCTTGTGTTGGATCACTGCCCTCCCCCTTATGGGCTCTGCCACCTTCCGAAGTCTACTTTAACTTCGCACGCCTGATGCCCCTCAATCCTTCAGCTCTTACGCCGCTTATCGCGGTCAACCTCATCTCGACGCTTCAAATTGGGACCGGGATGCCCAAACTCGCGCTCGGTATCGCGACGGGTGTGTGCACCTTTTTCGGCACGTTCGCGAAGGTCACCTCGATCGATACAGGTTCCCTTGGGGCTGGGAACACGACCGCACCCCTCATCGTGCCGCCTCCACTGCTGTACTCGTCGATCCTCGTGGGTTACGCCTCGATGGGCATTCTCGGGCCAATGGCACCGCTGAATGCGCTTGGTGTAGCCAACGGGATTGCCGCCGGACTCGCTGCTCTCGCTATCGTGCAAGTCGTTCATCCGGGCATCGGGCTTGGGACCGGGCTCATGCGTGTCGTAGGTAGCTCGGCTGTTCCTGCGATGATCGCAGGATTCGCCACTGTACAGATGGTTAACGACGGCTCGATTAAGCTTGCTTCAGCGATCGGCATCGGGCTCGACATCGTTTTTCAGAGTTTCGTTATGCCTATACCTATTGTCGGGTCCGCTTCTCCGGCCGGCGGAGCTGGGGTCGGTTTCGGGTTCGTCATATGAGATTGGATTGATCGGATGGGATTCAGCATTCGCGGCTACGTGTTGGAGCCCCCGCGTGTGGGGCAGTCAAACTCGCCTTTCACGAGTTCTCCGGCCAATTTCATCTCCGACCCCGTCGCGTTCGGGATCGCGTACCCCAACACCGAAGCCAATCCTCGTGCTGATTACCTCACCCTCGTCACCAACGAGGGCGTGGGGGGTCTTCTTCGGAACGCCTCGTTTGGCTGGACGAAGAACGAGGTGGTCCGTCGCTTCGACTACGCCAGCCGGGACGGCCGCTTCAAGCCCCTTCCAGGCGGCACCATCGTCACAGCGGGCCCTATCGGCCCCAACTCGAACACCCAACGTCTGAAGGCTGTCCCAGCTCCTCTGCAAGCCCTTGCAGACGCCCCCTTCCGGCTTTCTATCGGGACCGTTGGGAGCGGTAACACCCAGACCGTTGTTCTTGTGCTCAACGATGGGGCTTTCGGAGCACCTCCGGCGGGCACGACGGAGTTGTCGCTAGCGACAGGGAACCTCAACTGGAACCCCTCAGACCTGGTGGCGTACGACGGCCAGGTGCTCCGGTACCAGCAGCAAGCGTACTTCGACTACGACAAATCCACCGGGGACATCGGGCTCATCAACGCCCCGGTCCTTCTCCTCAACCCCATTCCGGGGACAGGTCAATTCCCTCTCATCCGCATCGGATTCAGCCTCTACCTCACACCCATTGAGAGGCCGAACGAGGCGGGGTTCTCCCCTGACCCGGCAGCCGGGACGGTCGAGTGGGCCCTCAACACGGGCCGGCTCAAGTTCCACTCCGCAGACATTGCGGCCCACCTCGGGTTCCCGATCTACTACGACGGCACCCTCTTCGCGATTGCTCTTCAACTACCTCGGCAGAGCATCGGGCTGATCGACGCTCCTACGCCCATCGTGGGACTCCCTCCCGATGGTGGGGACATCATCTTCGACCTTCCATCGCACGTTCCCTACGTGCAGTTCGCCCAGGTTGTGCGGACCACAACCTTCGATGCGGTCGGTAAGGCGAACGAGGTCCAGGTGAACCCTGGTACGGGGGCGGTTCAGTTCTCCGTTTCGGATCGGGCCATCTACACAGGCTCACCTGTCGAGGTGGTCTTTGGCGATCTCGTGATCGATCACGGCGTCTCTATCAGGCTCTTCCGAACGCCGGTCAACCTCGACGCCAGCAGCACGACCAAAGACGTCACGACGATCTACGCAGTCCAGAACGCCGTGTGGGCGAGCCCTATCATCGGTTCACCTCAGGTCTTCCTACCCTCGGTTCCCATCGATGCCCTGGCCTACCCGCTTACAGTGAGCGTCGTCCAAGGGACGGGCAGTTTCACGGGCACGCTCAATCGCCTCGATGTGCCTGGACCCCCACCGGGCCTGGGCTACTTCATCGACTTCGACGCTCGAACGTTCCACTACGCTCAGCGGAAGAACCAAACTCTCATCCCCCTCCTCCAGTCATCGGGGACGGTGGCACTCCCTGACCCCCTCGTCCTCCCTGGAAATGTCGTCCTAGAGCTGGAGACGGGGACCGGCACGGGGATCTACAACCCTCTCACTATCGGGACAGACGTTCTCCTTGATCCCACCCCTGGGCTCGCCACCTTCACGACAACCCAAGGCCTCACCATCGCCACCGGGGCCACCGCCTCGTTCTCTGGCCTGACCTTCACGGACGCGGCAGGGGGCTTTGTGGCTGCCGGGGTTCAGCCTGGAGACTTCATCGTCATCTCCAGCTCGGCTGCCAAGGGCGTCTACACGGTCGCAGCGGTCGTTTCCCCGACGCAGCTCACAACGGACGTTGTGGCGCAGACCCCGAGCCTGACGGGCCCTCCAGCGCCGGTATCGGTCACTAACGCCGCGTACACCATCGAGAGAGGCAAAGAGATCCTAGCGGATCGCTTCTTCCAAGAGGTGGTGCTCATCGACCCGAGTACGATGCTCGAACGCATCCGTGGGATCGGCGTCATCCAGAACGCTACGGTCATCGTCGCTACCCAGAACGCGACTTTCCCGGACTTCCTCACACTCTCAGATCCGCTGACCAACTTCATCACGTCAGGCGTCCAGGTTGGCGACACGATCCTCCTCAACTCGGGTCCCGACACGGGTACGACTCGAACGGTCACGTTCGTTGAGCAGAACAAGCTGACGGTCGCCTCGAACCTCCCGTTCGCGTTCCTCACGGCAGCGACGTACTCGATCACTCGCCGCCTCCGCATCCCGATCTCCTCGATTGGGACTTCCCGGTTTCGCTTTGGGTTGAATACGCTATCTACGTCGGTGAACCCGGTCCCGAACGACAGCTCGTTCACCAACCCCGTCACCCTTCTGTCCGGCATTGTCGAGGTAAGCCAAGTCACCGGCAACCTCAACTTCAGCAACGCAGACATCGTTCCTGCGCTCCAAATCTACTGGATCCGCAAGCTCACGCCTCGAATCGACTACAAGCTCTCCCCACAGCTCGGCCTCATTCAGTTCACGGACCGGATGCTCTCGTTCGAGGAGGTTCTCGTCACTTACACACCGGCCCCTCCGGTGACGACACCCCCAACGCCAGCCGGACCCCTCGTACAAGAGAGGGCAACGTTCCTCGTCCGTAAAGAGCAGAGCCAACCACACCCGACACCCACAAATACAGTTAGCTTCAACCCAACGGGGCGTACGGTCGCGGACAACCCGCCTCCGGCTGTGTTCAGAGGAGGACGACCGCAGCAAACCGGGGTCCAATGCAACGTGGATCTCGCTGCTTTCACGGTAACGTTCCTTCCTGACGCTCAGGTCACCGACGTTATCCCGCACGGGGCGATCATCGGGCCGAGCGAGCGCGTTCTCGTGGACTACTTCGTCTTCGAAGCTCTTGGCGGAGAGAAGACGACAACGATTCTTCAACCCCCGATGCTGACAGCTCTCGTCAACATCACCGAGGGCGACAACTTCTTCGTCGTTCATGGGGACCAGACCACCAACTTCCCGGCTGGCTTTCTCATGCGGATCGAGCAGGAGGAGGTCTATCTCATCGGTGCATCTTCGTACGATGTGGGAGCCGATCTAACGACCGTCACGCTCTTTGGGGCGCAGACGTTCCAGAATTCGTACTCGGATCCCAAGATTTTCGTCTCGTCAGGACCGACGCGGCTCACGAGCTTTCTCTTCTTCCCGGCCTATTTCACTCCCGAGTTACAGGCTTACGACCCCGTTGCGAGGGGGATGAACAAGATTTTCGTCTTCGGAGACCGGACGTCTTCGTACCGCTCTGGGGTGACGGTCTACTTCACGGATGGTACCTCCTCGTTCTCTGACTTCATTCAGGTGACGGGGGCCCAATTCCATGCGGACACGGGTAAGACTGAGGTGACCCTTGCGGCGAACGCACTTCGCCAATACATGCACGGGCCCCAAATCCTCCAGTACACGGTTCGTCCTATCTTCGAGGAAGGGACGACGACGGCCTTGACGAGCAAGGCGCCTGTTCTCACCCAACCCTATTCGCTGTTCCGACGGGCAGAGGGTGAGGCGGGTATCCTGCTCTTGGCCCCTACGGACTACCAGATCGACGACGCGGGTGCCGTCAAGTACACCCCAGCCTTGCGGCCCAAAGAAGAGGTGTCGATCTTCTACACGGGTCATCGAATCGTGGGTGCAGGCCCTCGTGTCAGGGCTTCGTACACATTCTCGATTGCCCCCACGGCAGCGAATGGCTTGGAAGGCCAAATCCTCCAAGCCAACTACTACGTCTTCTCGCCGGACAACTTCTACTACCGGGTTGAGACTCTCACCAACTTCAAGGGGGAGGTGGCCCAAGAGATCCAGGCGGCAGCTCAAGCGGGCTCTCCGTCAAGCGGCCCGCAGACGTCGAACTCGTCTTCGCCTCAGCTCTTCCAACAGGGTCGGGAATCCGTCTTCTTCCCTGAGGGTCATCTCGCCAACCAGGATCTCGTTGCTCGCGGAAGCCTCAAGTTCTTCAACGATGCGGTCAACTACCTCGAAGACGCCCTCCATGCGCTCGATGGGCGTGTCGTGGGTGGTAACAACGGCCGGTTCCTGTTCGACGGCAACATCACCAACCCTGTTCGTCCGAACCCGGCGGCGGTGACCAATCAGATCGACGACAAGCTGGTCGTCTCCCCCTTCCCGCTCCCTTCGGGCACGACCCAAGCCATCTACCTCCAAGGCCCGTACAGCCGGTTCTTCAAGAACCTTCGCGACCTCTTCGCGACCTCTCCGGCTATGGTCTCGGGTAGTACGGGGGATGGGGATGCCATCGCGAAGGCGACATTCAACAACCTCTCGTCTCTCCCCACTGTCGCCTTCAAGCGGACGCCCAGGGCTCAGATCCAGTTCGACTACCCCTACGGTACGACCACCTTCACCGTCGACAACGCCAACGGCACGAACGACGCCCTCCAGCGTCCCTCGTTCGTCAACCAGATGCGTGTCGTCATCGAGGATCCCCAGGGACGCTTCTTCGTCCTCGACTCGGATACAGCCACCGTCTCCAGCTTCACCGCGACGACAGTGACAATCAGCGTGGGGGCGCACTCCCCGACACCGGGTCCTGATCCCGGTTTCCTTCCGGCCGGGTCGACGATCTACCTTTCCCCGAGCGACGCGAACACCTCGTTGGAGAAGGGTGACTACCCTCCTGCCGCCGGCACGAATGGCGCGTACATGATGCAGTACCGCTTCGGCCACGACTTGGACTTCAACCTCTCGACGGGTGAGTTTCTCTTCTCAGAAAGAAGCTTCCCATACAACGGGATCCTCTCAATTCTTCCCCCGTTGGTACGGCCCTTCGGCCCCTTCTTCGATACCTTCCCAGTCCAAAACGGGGACATCCTCCAAGTCTTTGGGGCAGGGTTGAACATCAGCGCTACCGCACCCGACAAGTTCCCCGCTCTCTACGGGGGGACGACGAATGATGATAGGGATCAAGCGCTCCCCATTGTCGGCCCGACGTTTGACGGGGAGTTGACGGCGGCAGGCGGCGGCCCCCTCAATGTGGAGATCACAGCGGAGCAGCCCGTGACGGGTACGATCCGTCTCGCAACAACGGCCCCCTACTTGGGGACGGGGTCTCTCGACGTCACCACGACCATTATCACCGATGCAAACCCCTCTTTCCCCGCTCCACTCCCTCAAGTCCACGACCTTGTACGTATCCTGACAGGGCTCAATGGGGCCACGGAGTTCCGACGCATCACAGTAGTTGGCGTCAACACGATCACGGTCGACTCACCTTTCGTGGTTCAGGATGCCGGGTTCAGCTACACGATCGCTGTCAGCTCAACGACTGTGACGGGTACCGCTACTTTGGCGGGCACAACCCTCACGGATGCCCTCGCCCTCTTCACGACGACTGCGCAGATTGGCTGGACTGTTGTGATGACAAGCGGGCCTAACATCGCGGAACGCCGGCAAATCGTTACGGTGGTCTCGAATACCCAACTCACGCTAGACTCCGCTTTTTCGAGTCCCGTCATCGGTGGCACGTACAGGATCGACAATCCCCTCGACACATACGGTGGTCCGCTGACCATCCTTGCCGCGATCTCCTCAGCGGTGGCGACCGAGCTGGCAACCATCAACACGAACCCCAATTCTGAGCAGGCGGCCCTCCTCGCCTTCCTTGCCACGATCTTCACGACCATCGTGTCGAGTGTGAATGGGTCGGTTACGGTCCTCACTCAGCTCACGGACATCACCGCGAACTACATCACCTCTGGGGTGAACACTTCTCATCTCGTCTACATCCAGACGGGAACGAACGCAGGGATTTACTCCATCGCGAGCGTGGACTCCCCAACGCAGATCACCGTTCAGACGCCATTCCCAGTAGCCGGAGCCGGAATCACCTACCAGATCGTGAGCTACTTCGGGGCGGGTCTCATGACCTTCCAGGACATCTTCAGCATCCTCGCGGCGAACGAAACGTTCACGACGCAGACGCTTGCCTTCCAGGCTCTCGTCAACACACCCGTTCCCGTGCTCTTGGTAACCCTACCGGACCCGGCGTCCTTTGCTCGCGGCATTCTTACCGTGGACCTCGATACCCGAACCACGCAGGCTCAGACGCGGTTGGCTTACCTCACCAACCCAGGGACGGGTCCGATCGCCAAGATTCAGAAGGCACTCACCGGCTCGGATCGCCTTTATGACAAGCGGTATTCGTGGATTGATGCCCGGATCAACCAGGAGACAGGCTACCTCGTGAAAGAGCAGCGTGCCGTGGCTGATCGAATCAAGGCGCAAGCAGATATCTTGAACCAGCTCATCAAACTCCTCACCGTACAGGGGTCGTAATCATGTCGGACGAAACCAAGCCCAAGGAAGAGACACCCGCTCCCGAAGCCCCCAAGTGGGAGTACAAGACGGAGTTCGGCATCAACACTCAGATGCGTGAGGTCGTTCGGTTGACGGTCTCGGCAACCGAAGCGGAGATCAAACTCCTCCGCCGTAAGCTCGAAAAACTCCAGTACGGCTCTTGAAGGGGTAACATGGCCGCGACTCCCAATTGGCAAGCATTCAAGATCCAGATCCCTGGTCAGGATCTCTTGGAAGGCGTCCGGTCTGTCCTTGAGACCTTGCTTATCTTTTTGGAGATCCTGAAGGCCATCCTGGAGACGATCAAGGCGTTCCTTATCGACTTCGGAAACCCTATCAAGGCTCTCGTCGAAGCCCTGATCAAGTTGATCCTTACGCTCTTCGAGGCCCTCAAGCGAACGGGTATCTATGCTCTGTTCGACATCCCAAACCCATCCCTCGATCCCAACTTCGTCAACCATAGTGGTGGCTTCGCCGCGTTCACGACTCGCTTCCGAGGGTCCCTTTTCGACACCAAGGATCCGAACCGTCCGCAACCCATCGCAGGGGCCACCCAGAGCGGGTTCGTTCTCATCGTTGCTGACGCCGAGGCCGCGATCGGGCTCATTCGCCTCATTCGAATCCTGCTCAGGTTCTTCGGCAAGGAGTTCCTGAACCCGAAGTACGCACCCCCGGCCAACTTCAAGGTGCTGCCTGTCGGATCGAAAGGGGACCCGCTTCTCTCGATCGTGAAAGTCTTCCAGGAAAAGCCGAAGTCCCTCGTTGTGGAGTGGACGCTCCCTCAAGGCACGCGAGCTGGAGACCCAGGCTTCGCGGATCTCTTAGGATCCGTCGCGACCGAGTTCGTCCCCCCTCGGTTTCTCATAGAGAAGAGTGAGGTCAGTCCCAACGGTGAGATCCCCGACACTCAATTGGGGAATGCTAGCGCTACCGGGCGGGTAACTACGCTTGTCGACACCAACTTCGAGGTCCGGGGGCAGCCGGGTAAGATCATCCAGCGCAAGGTCCGGCTGAACGATACGGATGGGGACCCTTTCATCAAAGCCCAGAAGTACATCGTGATCGACACGAGCAACAACACCGCGACCTTCCTCTTGGGTCAGCTCGGGACGTTCCGTTACATCGACCACGACGTTGTGCCCGACAAGACCTACTGGTACCGCGTGCGAGCCTACAGCGGCAATCTCACATTGAGTGGTACCAGCGTCCCATTCAAGGTCGTGAAGAACGTCGTGGAGAAGGCCGCCTATGTCGAGTGGCCTGGGGACACGCCCACCATGGGGAAGGCCACCCCGTTCGTTCGTGTGCGGATGCCCAACGTCCCCAATTTTGACGTGATCGAGAACCTGAAGCGTGTCTTCCAAACGGCCTTCTCGTTCAACTTCCATCTCCCGCCCGCCCAGGGCTCGCAATTCGACGCGTCCGGATTGCCGCTGAATGACGCGACCCCGGCGTCCCAGGTGGGGACAGGTTCGCTCACGAAGTTTGCCGGTCCTCTCGCCTCTTTCCAAGCGATTCCTGCGGTGGGTACAGCCATCTCCAAATCGCTCGCTGCCAACCCCGCGACGGGGGCGCCCGACGATCTGCCATGGCAGAGGACCAGCGTTCGAGCCAACTCGACTCGGCTCGCGAACATCGTTTCGGGGGCTATGTTGGAGAGCGGGTCGGCGGATGCCTTCCGGCAGCTCATGCAAGGACCACCGCCCAAGGCACCCACGACCGCGAAACTCCCGTCTACATCGATCTCAGCCATGGTGTTCGCTCTGACGGACATCCAGGCTGATGGCACGGTCAGCCAGGACACCGCCATCCTCTACTCAAACGCCTTTACGGACGCCAACGCCCGAGTAGACATCTTGTCGGTCATCAACTTCATCAAGGGGTTCACCCTTGGGGGTGTCCCGCCGGACTGGATCCAGATCAGCATCCTTCGCGACATCATCCCTTGGTCGGGGCAGATGCTCTACGAGCTGATCGCGAAGATCCAAGCGCTCCTCGACGCCTTCAAGGGGATGCTCGACGAGATCAAGAACTTCATCGACCTCATCATCCGCAAGATCAATGTCTTGGAGCAGTTCATCGCGTACCTCCTGTCGATCCTCGACTTCATCGACGCTCTTTCGGCCGGATTTTTCGTTCTGGCCGTCCCGGAAACGGGTGGCGACGCCGGTACATGGGCAAGCCTCGTTGAAAACGCAGGTGGGGACAAGCCGCCAAGCGGACCGGGTGGGTATACCGCCGGGATTTCCCTGGCCTATGTGGCGGTGGACGTCGGGGCCTTCGTCGCGGCGTTCAAGCTCATCTTCTAGGAGGGCTGTTTTCCTCTTGTAACCCCACAGGATCGGGCAGTATGAGCTTCGATTTCAAAGGCACGTTCACGAAGAGCCAGTTCGACAGGTTTTCAACCTTCGTTCGGGCTCAAACGTCCACGATCGACGCTCGTATCGCTCACTTGAAGGCGGAGCAGGCTCGGATAGGCAACCTCGCGTTCGCGTTCGACGCAGGAGGGGTGCCTACAGCAATGTCTGCGGACCCTCCGACCTCAACGTACGTTGGCAAGCTTTTCGGTGTCTACGAGGGCCTCGGCGGCGATGCTGAGTTCGACCTCCAAGTCCGAAGCACGGGGCAGGCGATTTTCCGGGCTACGGGGGATGAGACCAAAACGCCCCAGCAGATGAGCAACGGTGACGTTCTCGGGACTCCCGGCCTCTCGGATGCTCAGACTGCGAACTCGATGGGGCAGGCGAGCGCCTGGGTACAAGACATTCTGACCTACCGCCGCGAAGCCCTAGAACGGAAGATCCGTCGGGCGGTCGACTACGGGGACCAGCTCCAAGTTGAGATCAACACGCTCAACCGGATCAAAGCGGACGCCACGATCAACGGAGCGCTGGAGTTCATCCTCAACGGGATCAACGCATTGATCTCGGATCGTCAATACCTCGCGGCATCGAACGACAGCAGCAAGCCTGACCCGCACGGAAAACTCGCGTACGCTCCGTTCGCCGCTTACATGCCCGGTCCAGACCGGTCTGAGGTCACGGACTTCGAGCGCACACTCGATGGGCCCGCCGTACCGGAAGGGACGGGGACGTGAGTTACGATCGCCAAATCGATCAGGTCTGCCACCACTTGGTGGCCGAAGAGGCCCTCTTCGTGGAGACCGATTACTTGACGGTCCGCCCACTTCGTCCCATCGCCTCCTCGAACTCCGTTCGCGTGCGGTTGGATGGCGCCTTCGAGGTCCCTTCAGTGGGTGTGGCCTCACCGGGGACTAGCGCGGGCACCAAAGAGGGTCCGTTCAACATCATGCAGGGTGTGAACGACACCTTTGTCGTTTCGGTCAATCAGGGGGCCCCGCAAACGGCCGTCATCCCAACGGCTAACAAGCTCCCCGTGGACCGGCTTGTGGACCTCCTCGACAGGTCCTTCCAAGGGCTCTCTTTCGAGCTGCTCGGGAATCGCATCGCCTTCCGAACGACATCCAAGGGTCGGGGGGCCAGCGTCTTCATTTTGCCCACAAGCACGTTGGCGGCCACCCTTGGGATTGCGGTGAACCGCGAGTTTCGAGGGCAGCAAGTAGCTCCCGGTTGGACGCTCGTGAGCGCCCCCAACACGCTCCCGGATCGCCCCCTTCGGCTCATCATCTTTGATCAGCCCCTTCGCAGCGGCTCGGATTTCGTCGAGATCAACTACACGACCACTCGGCAAGAGTGCCGTAGGTGTGGTGGAACGGGGGTCGAAAACGACTTCCGTTACGGCCTACACGGCGACCCCGTTCAAGTTCGCGATGAGGCTCTACTCATCCAAGAGCTACAGAAGAACTTCTACACGATCCGAGGGACGAACCCGTTTCACATCTGGTACGGGACCGGTCTCTTGGAAACCATCGGCAAGAAGCTCTCAGCCGGTGGGCTCATCCAGAACCTCATCGTCTCGGATATTTACCAGGCATTCAACCGTTGGCAGAGCATCAAGCGGCAGCAAGAAGAGAAGGTCGGTCAGAACGTCTCTGACAAGGAGTACCCCCTTCGCTTGCTTTCCGTTGATCTCCAGCAGAGCACACAGGATCCCACGGTGGTTTTCGTCAGCATCACGGTCCAGAACCGATCGAACGACCCTATCCAGTTGGAGCGGGGCCTCAAGCTTCCTCAGCCGTCGGACCTCTTGGGCTCAACAGCTCAACAGGGTGTCATTCGGCAATCCCTCAGCGACTTTGTCCTTACCGGGTGATCGATGGCAACAGCGCCCCAAATTGCTCTTCGCGACGGTTCTGGGTTCACGACGAACCTCGTCTTCACGACGAACCAAGACTCCACCACCATTGTGGGGACGGTGGACGTCAACACGTCAGTCATCCAGGTGTCGATCAACGGGGCCGCCTTCGTTTCGGATCCAACGCTGGTCAGTTTCGCACTCCAGACCTTCACGGTCCCTAACTTGGCGTCGTTCCCCACGGGGCTGCTTTTGGAGGTGGGACTCAACACCATCCAGCTCCGCACGATCGACATCGTAGGTGGTGTCTCGGCCATCTCGACGGTCGCGATCACAAGGGTACGGTCGATTGACAGCAGCGCAGCCCCCATTCCGACGGGCATCCGAGTCCATCGCCGCCGCAACTCCGTAGACTTGTTGGCAGGGAAGCCCCAGACGGCCACGCTCATTGTCCCGAGCGGTCAAAGTGGCAGCGGTAGCATCACCCCTTTCCAAACGGGCCTCCTTGTCACCGTAGACACCCCGACCCCCATTGGGTTCAATTTCTATGCTGCGACGGCACCGGCGGGCGGTTCCACGGGGTACTTCAAGCTCAACGCCAAGCCGATTCTAACTTCGACCGTCTTCGAGGAGGATGTTCTCGGGACGCTGGACGACTTCGCGGTCTGGGACAACATCGATCACAACACAGTCCGCATCCGGGTAACTGAAGAGGATGGTTTCGGCAACGAGCTGGCCGTTCGACTCGACTCGTTCCACGACACCTCCACATTAGCAGGACGGCTACGATTCCAGAGTACGACAGATAACTTCGTCCTCAACGAGTTCGTGACGTTCAACCACATCCGAACGGGAGCCCCCGGCACCCTCAACTCCGATCAGTTCTCAAACGTCTCCAACAACGACCCCCTGTACTACGTGATCACGGGCGTTTACTTCGATCAGACCACCAACACAGAGATCGAGACCCCCTTCTCACAAGAAGTTTTGGGTACCCCGCTCGTTCTCGACACCTCGATTCGAGACCTACCTGGTCGCAACCAGACGCAGATCGTTACCGACTACATCAACTCGGTTCAGCGGGTCAACACCGAGATCAGCCTCATTCCTGGATCGACGACTCGGGATATCAACGTCGACCCGTTCGCCTCCGAGGCGGAGCGCATCTGGTTTCTCGTCGACTTCGTTCATCGCAGCCAGAGCTTCCTCACGCTCCTCGCGATCGACAATGTGAGCGGAAGCGGGATTTCGGATCCCGTGGCAAGCAGCGCCTACAAGCAAGCTCTCAAGGCCGCTGTTGGGTACACAAGCGACGACACAGTCCAGTCGCTCATCGATCAGCAGTTCGACAAGCTCGCAGCCAATGACAACGTGTCGAGGCTTGCGGGTCGTCCGTCGGTCGGACAGGTCGTCATCTACACGCCGACGAAGCCCACGACCGACCTCGTCATCCCAGCGGGCACCTTCGTTACCTCCGATGCAGATGCTACAACGGGCATCCCTGCTCAGCGCTACCGCATCGGCGGCTCTTTCGTGCTTCCCGTCGTAGGTGCTGAGGCCTTCTTCAACTTCAACACGAAGCGTTACGAGATCACTGCCGATATCGTTGCGGAGAACATCGGTGGGGCTGGTAACAGACCTGCGGGGACCATCAACTCGATCCTCGGGGTCTCCGGGGTCTCGGCCGTTAACACGGAAGCAACAGTCTTCGGTGACGACCGTGAGTCCAACGCCGACCTTTCGTCGCGGGCCATCCTCGGTTTCGCCTCGGTCGACACGGGTACCGAAGGCGGCTACGCGGCCACCGCTGCGGCCGAACTAGGGGTCATTAAGGCCAAGATCGTCAAGAGCGGCGACTCGCTCATGATGCGTGACTACGACGATGTTCGTCACAAGCACATCGGTGGGAAAGTCGACATCTACATCCAGGGTCTTCGTGAGCGACAGGTCTCGGAGAAGTTCGCCTTCACGTTCGACATCGCTCGCGACATCCAGATCCAGATTATCGATCTGACGAACCTGATCTTCCGCGTTCTCGACTCACGTGTCACGGCACAGACGCCGATCATCGAGATCCTGAACAACCCGCTCCAGGGACTTGGCGTACACAATGTGACGTCTGGCCTCGACTACGATCTCACGGGCGTCATCATCGTCGACTACCAGACGTTCCAGATCAACACGTCGATCGCCCAGCCCCCCACGTTCATCGACGACATCATCAACGCCGATTACCGCTTCCGTGTCATCAACCAGTTCCTCTTCACGCTTCAGCCCGTTCGTCGCGTCATCTCCGTCGTTGGTGAGGTCGCGGGGCCGCTTGACCCCGCCAACAACTACCAGCTCTACAAGACCGACGACCCTCTCATCACGGGAGAGAGCACCATCGCTCTCGACAACCTCTCGATCATCCAATTCGGGGGTAAGCCGAGCGGCGACACCATCACGATCAACGATGAACCCCACACCCTGATCGGGTTCGTCCAAGAGCCTCTCGACTCGATCGGGATCAATACGGCTACGATCAAGGTCTTCAACGCACCGCGTACGATCCAGTACAATGGCCCTGGCTCCGCGTTGCCCGACTATGACGTCGTAGAGGGGACCCCCACGACTCCTGCGAAGATCGTGAGGACCTCGTCTTCGGCCATCGATAACGGTCTGGCGGTATCAGTTGACTACGTTCACGACGAGAACTTCACGGTCACGTACGTCATCAACGACCTGCTCCAAGCGCTCCAGCAGATCATCAACAACAAGCGTCACGTGACAGCCGACGTCTTGGTGAAGCAGGCCATCGAGAACCAGATCGACATCGAAACGACTGTCCAGCTCAACAAGGGTGCGACCAAGGACAAGACCGACCCCGCCGTGCGGTCGAACGTCTCTTTGGAGCTGAACAAGAAAGTGATTGGACAGGGGATCGCCCAATCGGACGTCATCCACGCCATCGACGCGACTCCAGGTGTCGACTTCCAGGTCGTCCCCTTCGCACGGATGGCTTATGCGGACGGCTCCAGGAAGCTACGTGAGGCGGTCCTCTCGACCTTCGTTCGTGTGGGCTCGCTCGACATCGGAGGCAACCGCGTCTTCCTTCTGACGAACCCTCTCCAGAACCCCACAATCGACGGTGGTGGCCTCATCACCGAGCACAAGGGAGTCTTTCAGGACGACGTGTCTCTCACCCTCTCCAGCGCTCTCACGAACGTTGGGCAGAACCCCAAGCAGGCCTACATCATCGGGTACACGGGTGCGGTGATTGCGGGTTACTCCGATGACGCCACACTTCTTGCAGCGGGCTTCTTGCCGGATCAACTTGCGGCTGAACGCCTACGACGCACGGCCAACCACGTAGCCATCGCTCTCTCTGGGGCTGGGCTGCCGCCGGACGACCCGTCGAACCACGCCTACCAGGCGAGCTACATCATCAACAAGGACTCCCGGTCCCATGACATCGTAGCGGCCGACGTCGAGTTTATCGACTTGGGCAACTTTACGATCACCTATCGGGAAGCGACCTGATGGACCTCGCCAAGTTGACCCACGAAGAGAGGATGCGGCTCGCGGCGAGCATGGTGCAGCCCATCCGATGTGGCGGCACCGAGTACATCGACGGGAAGCTGTATTATCGACTCCAGGGCTGGCTCGTGCCCAGCGATGTAGTGGAGCAAGGGTGGCCTGCCATCAAAGCCTACCAAAGCACGCATGCACCCTATGTTCTTCGCCGTAGGGGGGTCTGATGGCACGGTTTCAACCGGATACGAACCGGCTAAATCACACGATCGACCAGAAGGGCAAGGAATACAACCTCCGGCTCCTTCAACGGGCGCAGACCATCTTCACCACGCTCCTGAACTTGCTCCCGTCGAACTACATCTCGGCGATCCAAGGTCCCAACTACACGAACGAACTGAAGGCTGTCGCGGTTGAATTGGCCCGCATTGAGCTGTCGCTTGAGGACATCAACACGGATCGGGACTTCACCACAACCCGCTCGGACTTCCTGTACTCGATCGTTGGGTACCTCATGCTCGTCAACGGGCGGCTCCCTCCGTTGGAGTTCAATGACTCAGAATTCCGGGACTTCCTGCTCAATCTCCTTCGAATCTACTTCCAGGGCTCGATCCCAAAGTCGATGGCGGACGTGGTCAAGCTCTTCTTGACCGGTGACATCAGGGTCACCGAAGACTTCCTCCTCGTTCGCAAGGGGGCGTCGGGTCTCGATATTTCGGACCAGTTCGTCTTCGACATCGACGTTGTGGCGCCCCCAGGTGGCGGGTTCCCTCCGAATGTCTTTGGAGCTGACTCGGCGATCCGCATGGTGCTCGACTTGACCCGGCCTGCGCACACCCTTTTCCGGATCCGCTACATTTTCAACGACCAGTACATCCCGAACGACACCCTCGGGAAAATCCTCGACGCCATGCGGTGGAACATGGGCGCGTACTATTACGACGACTTTCGGGCGTATTGGCAGGGAATCCGGAACCGGGACCGCCTTGGCCGTAAGGTGAACCAGAACGTCGGGGACGAAGACCACTCAGACGACTTCTGAATCCTTTCATGCGTCCTCGGAAGAGGAGGGTCTGCATGCACATCCTGGAGACGGTTCCCAACGTCCGCGCTAAGGTTCGGATCCGCCAAGAGCGCCCTTACGAGTACGACGAGGCTCGGGGCCTCTGGTTGTACCGCCACGTGGACGAGGATGAGGAGGTTTTCAACATCCTCACGAACACGGGCCGGGTCCAACTCCACAACTTCGCCTACGGCACCGTCGCTCGTGCGAACGGTTTCAACTACATCGGTCTGTCGAACGACGCGACGCCACCTGCTGCTGCGGACGCCTCTCTTCTGGCGGAGCTGACCAGCAACGGGCTCGGTCGGGCTCAGGGTACAGTGACACTACCCACGGGCGCGGGAAATCAGACGAGCATCCTGCACTTGTTCACGTACACGGGCGGAGCACCCCAGGGCGTTCAGAAGTGCGCCCTTTTCGACTCGGCAGGTCCGCCGATCAGCGGCGTCATCAATCACGAGGTCCAGTTCGTCCAGAGAACCCTCCTCCTGAACGACACGCTCACGGTTTCGTACACGATTACGCTGGGCTAGACCTAGGCACTGTTCAGTAGGCTCGAACTTCCTTCTATGCGCGGGGTTAGTCGATGCCTGCTGCCTCCATCCAGTTCAGCCAAGGGATTCTGACGCCGGCCGCAGGGCAATCGGCGCTCGGGTTCGCGGCGAACGCTCTGGTCACGATGACCGATGCGGCAGGTCCGGGAGCGACCTCATGGTCGTGGCAGATCGTCGGCATCCCTGGGCCTCTGAGCGGGGCCCCTACGGTTAACAACCCCGCTACACAGACGGCAACCACGACACCGACGCTCGATGGGGTCTACGTCGTCAAGCTGACGCGGACTGACCCTGGCCCGGTTGTGACGACCGATGTGCGCTTCTTCGCCATTGGGGACACCGACTACGGGTTCGTGTTGCCTAGCGCGGGCATGACCGGGAACATGACCAACGTGCTTGGCTCAGCCGTCGCTCAGGCGGGCGGTTGGGAAGGCCGGCAGGACGGTGGCACCAACGTCTTCGTCGATGCCATCCTCCGGTTCTTGAGGTCCCGTGCAGGGCGCTTCCTCGGGCTCCTTCAGACGATCAGCTTTGCCAGTGCTTCTCCGAGCACGGTGACCGTGACCGACGCGGTGGACAAGCCGTGGCGAACGCTCAATCTGACGGGCACAGGACTCTACACGGAGCAGATCGACAAGACGGGCTCCATCCCTACGGGCAAGCGTTTCCTCTACAAGATCAGCCTCACGGCGGGTTCGGGCGGGTTCGCGCTCCTCAATGGAATCGCGGGTTCGAGCATCATGGCCCTCGTCGCTCCACCGAACGGAACGTTCACCTACAATGTCGAGGTAGGGTTCGACGGAACGAACTGGGTGGTCCAGAGGATTTCAGTGGCGGACCCTCTTGCTGTCCTGAAAACACGGGAGATCCCAGCCGTTTCAGGGCTTCAGTCGACGAGTCAGATCGTGGCGACACGCATCGGATCCTTCCGGCTCGATCCGTCGAAGTACCCTGTGAACGCCCAAGTCACTTTTCAGGTCGCGGTGGAGACAACCGGGCCCCAAGTGACTGCCCAACTCTTCAACCTCACGGACAGCGTCATCGTTTCAGGTTCCGTCTTGGTGTCCGTGTCAACGCTTCCGGCATTCCTCACTTCGGGTGCACTGACGTTGCCACCAGGGCAAAAAGACTACGAGGTCCAGCTCTTCATGGCCAGCGGGGCGCCCACGGATCATGTCGAGTGTACAAGTGCGAAGGTGATTCTCACGTGGGGTTGACATAGTTCCCTACGCCTAAAAGGAAGAAATAGATGGCGTTCACATTTGACACCAACAGCATTCCGGCAACCGGCGCAGTATGCCTCTTCAAGCTGCGCACGGCTCTCGTGACGGCGGGCTGGACGCAGGTGGACAGCGGCGACGGTCTTGCCCTTCACAGTGCAGGGGCGGTCACGAGCGGCGCATCCGGTGCAAGCGGGCTGGGCAACAGTACCGCCTGGTTCGTCGTCCGCGACCCAAACAGTGTTCGCTCATTCTGCTGGCAGCGAGGCTCCACCAACCTCGTCTGGCGGACGAAGTATTCTGCTAGCGCGGGGTTCACGGGAGGCTCTCCGACCGCGACGCAGGTTCCGAGCGCCACAGACGAGGTCGTGCTCAACGGAGGCGGCACCGACGCGGCGCCGACGTTCCAGACCCTCTTCGGAACGGACGGGACCCTTCGCTTCAACTGTGTCGCCGGAGACACGACCGTGGGCTACGCGTTCTACTGGGACGCCTTCACCTCGGGGCTTCCGAGCGGGACGCACTACGGGATGCACCTGGAGGTCATGGCCGCAGGCTCCTTCCCGGCCGCCGACACAGACCCGGCCGTCGTCTACCTGGTCGCCCAGGGGAACGGAGGCGCTGGTACCACCGCGCCCTGGGGCTTCGACCTCATCCTGAACGAGTATGCCCGCGCGTTCCTGAGCAACACCCATACGACTGGGAACTGGGTGCAGGTCGTGGCCATGCCGTACATGGACAGGAGCCTCAACGCGTACAAGATCCCCGCCATCTCGGCGGGCGACGGGGTCGCCCCGAACCCGTTCTCGGCAAAGGATGACGGGTTCCCCATCCCCTGGGCTCGTACGGTCGGGAAGTCCGCGCCGATCGGGTGGAAGGGCTTTGGCAGCTTCCTCAGGTGGTCAGGCACGAACCGCACCAACTACGACACGATCAGCAACACGGGAGTGAACTCCCGCGACAAAATCTGGATGAACGGCGTGCTTCTTCCGTGGGACGGCAGCGTCCCGCTGACCTGAGCTAACCCATGGCTGACTTCGACGGAGAACTGCTTACCGCCCCCAATCTCCTTGAGGGGAACCAGGATGTCGACGGCGATCTGCGCACAGCTCCGAGCCTCATTGAAGGTAACCAAGATACCGGTGGGGAGATATTCTCATCAGGCGGGGGTGCTCCTGTTCTCCACTTCAAGCTCAGGGCGCGTGATTCCGCGTGCATCATCACCAACCCCAACAGGTACGTCGAGTGGACGACCACCTCGACCCCGCTCACAGTGGCTAGCTACATAGGGGCACTTCCGTGTGGAGGACCGCTGGTCGAGCTGACTGTCTTGAGCATCCTCACGTCCTGAGCACCTAAGCGTGAGTTTTCCTATCAGATGCAGATGAGGAACAGAGCGGATGGCGGTCATTATTCGAGGCGGTACTTACGGCACTGGAACGTACGGAACAACTCCGTTCGGTTCTCGCGCGTTTGACAGCCCCGGCCCTACCCTCGTTTCGAGCATCCCGGTCAACGGGGCTGGTGCCGTTGTGGTCGGGGCCCCGATCACGATCAACATCACTTCACCTGTCGAACTGGATCCCTGGTCCCTTTCCGTCACGGTACAGGGTCAGCAGGCTGTCGTAGGCGGTGACTTCGTTCCAGGGGGGGCCTTCGACGGCACGATCATCTTCGACGGCCCCGACCTACAAATTCTGATTGCCACGCATCCTGCCTTCCTGACAGGGGCGGTCGCCGTGGACACGCAGGTCACGGACCTCGCTGGAATTACGAACACGCTGTCGTTCGTGTTCATGACCTCGTTCTTCGAGACCGTGGCCGTCTCCGAAATCGTGGCCGTCACACACGCAACGGCAGTTGCACTCAACGAGTCTGTCCCGGTTTTGGAGGGACTAGCCGTTAGCCTCGGGACAGCCGTTAGCCTTGCTGAGACCGTGCCGCTCACCGAGGTCGTCTCGGCAGGCACACTGATCATCGTTTCGTCCGAAGACACTCTCTCCGTTACCCTTCCCCTCGAAGTCTTGGTGGACGGGGTTGTCGACTTCTCTAATTACACGATCGCCCCCCTTCTCGCTTCGGATGACCCACCTGGCAATAGCGCTTTCCCTGTTTCTATCCGGGAGATCACCCCCCTTCAGGCATTCGAACAGTCGGGGAGTGCTGCGACTGTCAATTCGTCGTTCGTTCTCACAATCGCCGATGGCACCTTCCTCCCTGGCAACGTCGGCGACTACCTCTTCTTGAGCAGCCCGCTCAACACGACGCCTTTCTTGCAGATCACTGCCATCTTGGGTCCCACTCAAGTCCAGGTCAACAAGCCGCTCATCATTACGGATCCCCAAAATGGCAGCATCCCCTGGACCTTGAAGTCCAGCGTGCAGGGGATGCTCGTCAAGATCACCAAGCCAACGAACGGCGGTATCTATCGGTTCGCGGTTCGCAATCTCCGCTTGGCGCACCAATCGAACGCGATCTTCAACATCCGGGACTTCTTCGTCGCAGTTTCGTCGAAGCCTCAAGTTGAAGGTGTTGTGGTCCAAGATGACGGCCAGATCACCGTCCACTTCTCGGATTTGATGCTCTCCGACGGTGCGCTGACGGACCCACGCGAGTACTCGATCACGGGTCCCACCACGGTGCAGATCGTATCGGCAGCATCATCCGGGGTCAGTCCCGACGGAACCACCGAAATCCTTCTGACGACAACCGGCCTTGGGCCAGGGTCCTACCAGCTCACCGTGAATGCTACGGGTACCCCGCACGACGCTGCGGGCAACCCGATCGACCCCACGTTCAATCAGACCGTGTTCCTGGGCGCCTCCCCCATCTCTTCGCGCAGCATCTACACGGATAAGGGGCCCATCGTCAAACCCCCTCTCATCTTGCTGTCCGGGGCGACCGCGACCATCAACGACGCCATCACCGTCACGTTGCCAACCGCATCCCTTACCGGGACCATGGTGGGGCTTCAGCTCGTGCTCACGGGCTCTTCGACGAACGGTGGGACCTTCCTCATCAAAGCCGTTCTTTCCCCGACCAAGGCTAGGGTCATCGCCAGCTTCCACCTGCCGGATCCCTCCAACGGGACCATCAGTTGGAAGGTTGTGGCCCCACGCGACGGGGAGATTGCGGACGACCCTACCGATGTCGTTGTGCGTATCAACGGTGTTCCAGTGGCCGCCCAGGCCGTCGCAGGCCTCCTCGGTCAGATCGTCATGTCGACGCCGCCGGTCCACGGGTCCGAGGTCAGAGTCGATTACAACTGGGTCTGCAATCCGGTCGTTGACTTCCGGCGGATGAACTCGAAGGAGTTTCGGTTCAACAACTGGAACCGGGACAACGGGAGACCGAACGACACAAGCCGACACAAGTATCGGTTCAACAACACGCTCGTCAAACCGAGTTCGTTCGTCCCGCTCGACATGCGGGCTCTCCTTGACCAGCCTCTCCTCCGCGACCTGAAGTACAGGGCCTATGAGCGGGCGTACACGCCGACCCTCAACGACCCCAATCTTCTGCTCTTCAACTCCCCCACCAACCACATCGCCTTCCCTCCTCTATCTCGTCCGACCGACGCCGTTTTCATCAACTACCAGGCGACGGTCCTACCTGAACTCGAACCCACGAACCCTTGGGTTCGCTATGGAACAGGTTCGGCAACGATCAACATCGACGAACTGATCGTCCAAGACACGTCCACGGGGCCATTCCCTACTGGCAACCCGATCTTCTGGACACGGCCGATCGACCTCACCTTCCCGCATGTCTTCGCTGCCGCATGGCGTATGACGCTCAACGCGGCTCCGCTCACCGAAGGGGTCTTTACGGGAGTCGCTGCGGGCTACTCGACCGATCAGAAGGCTATCGTTGTAGGTTACATTGTCGATGCTGGGGTCAAGAAGATCGGCTTCCTAAAGGCCGGCTCCGGTAATGATCCGAGCACCTTGGCGGCCTGGGGTGGTGGTCTGGATGGCTTGGGGAATCCGACGGGACTCCCTGCGGCCCTCGATTGGTCGACGCTCCATAGCTACCGCATTTCCCGAGATAGGGATGGCAACGTTAGGGTCTTCCTCGACGGGAGTGTTGTCGAGATTCTTCGCATGACCGAAGCGGAGCTTCCCTTCCTAGCGGAGCTGAATGATCCGTTCAATGCGTTGGAGGGAGTCTTCTTCGGATCTCTCTCTCGTCCTGCGACGAGTACGTCGACGTGGAACTTCATGCGGTACGCGATCCTACCGCTGAACCCCTTCCAGTCTTCGCCATCTGTCTTCGTGTCGTACGAGGGGACCACTCCCCCTGAAGTCGCTTCGGACCCGTGGACCCCCGTAGGCTTCCACGGCACCGAGACCATCATCTCGAACGACTTCCTCCTCCTCGATTCGACAAGTGCGACGGACTTGCCCACGGAGGGCCTCGCCGGCCTCATCAGCGGGGACTTTAAGGGCTTCGCACGCATCGAGCCGCTTCTTCAAATCGCTGCCGATGTCGTTCTCGACGTGAACGTTACGCTCCGAACATTCACCCACGGCATCACTCCAAATGCCGTCATGGCAGCCGTGGATGACGGGGAGCTGCTCCTTCAACTCTGCTTCTTCCCCGACCAAGCGGCCCCCAAGGTCAGTTACGGTGGTCGGTCTCTCCCCGAGGCGTTCTCACCCTATGTGTGGACCCGCCTCGGTGGCGTGGTCCCCACCATGCTTGGGCAGTATCTTCATGTCGAAGATGCGACCACGCTCGACGGGCTCGTCTACTTCATCGACGACAACAACACGCCGGCCTCGCCCAATCGCGTCGCAGCTTCGAGCAACGACTACATCCTGGAGTTCCGGGTCCAGGTCGTGTCGCATATGCCAGACGTCTCTGGCTTCTCTGGAGCGACGGCCCAAATCTACGACAGCACCAAATCCATCGGGGCGTTCCTTCGGGATGTCGCTGGGACCAAGTATGTGACCCTCCACTCGGACGGGGTTCCAGTCGTTGGCGGTCAGTTCGCGTTCAACTGGGACGATGGGAAGTTCCACACTTACCGTCTCACCAAGAGCACCCTCGGCAACCTTGTCTCTCTTTCGATCGATGGGGCTCTCGTCGGCTCGGTGGCCTACAGCGTCTTTACCACGCCCCCCGTCTCCCCCATCGGAGTGACGTCGTTCGGATCCTCAACGCCGGCCAGCATGCAGGCGAAGTCGATCACGAATTGGGCCTACTGCAACGGTTGGCGTGTACTCCCGTCTCTCAAGCACTTCGTGGGCATCTGGAAGGGTTTCGACTCAACTTCCCTCACTGGGTACCACCTCCCGCTCAAGGTCCAAGGGCGCGGAGCTTCGGTGGCCGGTAACGGCCTCGGGGATGTCACCGTCAACTTCGTGACCTCGGGCGTGGCCATCGGTGACAAGCTCATCGTTGACGTTGGGCCAAACAAGGGCGTGTACACAGTTGCTTCGGTGGCAGCCACAACGCTCACGGTCTCAACAGTCTTTCCAGTGGCCCCCTCGGTTGTCGACTACCGCATCGCTGCTGAAACGGATTGGACTCTCCCTCACCGCTACCGCATCGTGCGGGACCCTGGCGGCGGGGTGTCTCTCTTCCTCGATACCAACCCAACACCCCTCGTTCGGCTGGGGTACAACGGCGTCGACCTACCTTCGAGCCTCGTAGGGACCCCGCGCGTGATCGCAGGCGGGCTCCCGTCGATCGTTTGGGGGGCTTTCGATCCGACGAATCTATCGCAGACCTCGTGGGACTTCGTACGCTACGGGATCACGCGATCGGTTTCGGAGCAGGGTATCGTCCCCCACCACCAAGTGCTGAACCAGCGGAACGTGATGCAGAGCTACGAGCATCACACCACAAACATCCCGCACCCCCACACGGACTTCTGGAGTGAGTCGGAAGGCATCTCGCCGCAGACAGACCCGGACTTCCTCAGGAACACGGGGCTCACGGCATACACGCTCCTGAACGAAGGGACGCCACTCGTTCCGTTGACCCAGACCTATGAGGTCCGCCGGCCGACCCCCGTGTATGTATCTGCGTCGTCGTTCAACAACCCCGAGGATCTCCTGAACGATCAGAGCTTCTTGCTGAACACATCCGAACGGTTCATCAAGCTCCTCGTCCCAGACGATGTCCTCTACAATTGCCTCCAGGTCATCGAGCGGGACACCGGCGAGACGAGCCTCATCGCACCCTTCGATGATGAGTGCGAACCTCACGACATGTTCGGGACACTCTCGTTCCAGAACACTGTCTGCCTCACTTACGAGGGGAACGTCCTTCCTGAGAACGACACGGCAGCACCGACGCCATGGGCTCGGGTGGACGACAATCCTGCCCATGCCTTCTCCTCGGCGTTTGCTGGCATTCTGACGTACGGGACCGATGGGATCGGGACCAAGACGATCTACCGCAACGTCACCCCCTTGCCTGACCAAATCTCACTCCAGACGGAAGTGAAGTTCAAGATCAAGCTCTTGAGTGATGCGTCAGGTGGGCTCGGGGATACCCAAGTCCGCTTTGGTTGGTCGTCGCCAGGGATGACGATGGCACTCGCCTTCGTTACCGTGCCCTCGGGGCAGCGCTACGTGCTCATCGTGGATCTCAACAACCAGACCGTGGTAGGTGGGATCCTCTTCGACTTCAATGACGGCTTGTTCCACACGTACCGTCTTGTACGCGACGTCCTAACTGCCTCCGTCCAAGTCTTCATCGACACCTAACCGATGCCCCTCATTGCCATCAGCGCCTCTATCATTGCTGACTCGTCGATCGCGGCGGGGGCAACACTTCCCCGTCCCGGTTACGGCACTGGGTCGTACGGCGGTGGCCCCTACGGCAGCATCCTGGGTACGGCACTCGATGCGTCTATCGGAGCCGATTCGGTATTTTCCGCGACGCTGATCAACAAGATCCAGATCGCCGCATCCCTGATCGCCAATTCGGCCTTCGCAGGGGTGAATGCTTCGATCGTCCAGGACGCTTCGGCCATCCTTGGAGACTCCACATGTGATGGCTATCTAAGTGGCGGCACTCCGGTCACGGTTCAGCGGTCCGGCAATTTTGGGACCGGGGATTTGGGTATTGGCCCGTACGGAGGGGCATCACCTCTTCTCCAGGTCGAAGGGGCAACATCGCTCAGTCTGACCTCCGTTAGCGTTGCGTTCACTGACCTCCTTGATTTTACGTTCTTGCCCGCTTTGGTGCCGGGTAACTACTCCATCTCACCCCCTTTGACGATTTTGGGGGTCGTCCCACAAAGCGCGAAGTCCGTCATCCTCCTGACGACGACGCAAGCCAACATCTCGTACACGGTCACGGTTCAAGCGGCGAAGAGCCTGAGTCTCAATTTCCTCGACCTGACTCACAACCAAGCGACCTTCACGGGTTCGCTACAGAGCCCGACCTTTTTCGGGGTTGCTACGGGACCAACACGTGTCCGCGCTGTCTTTGCCCAACCCATGTTGTTGGATGTGAATCTGACGAACCCTGCAAATTACACGGTGCAGGACATCGACGGCACCAATCTCCCTGTACTCTCCGCAACGTCGGAGCAGGCGACAAATCCTACTTCTGTTCTGCTCACGCTTGGCGTGGCCCTCACCACCCAGACCTTCTACGATCTCACTCTTGCGGCAAGCATCCAGACGAACGGTGGGCAGTCGGTTGAACCCCCCACGTCTGTGTTCCAGTGGGTCTCCTCACTGGGTCAGGTATCGATTCCGGAGGGCGCCTTTTCGGGGGAAGTCCTAAACGGCCTTTTTGGTATCCACAACGGCCTGGTCTTTTTCTCTCCGGCTCTGGTCAACTCGGCGGCCAATTCGATCATCCAGGTCGATGAGGTTGATGTCTGCACCAAGGCTTACGACGAGTACCACTTCCCCCAACCGGTCGACCCGCCGCCATTTTTCACACACGGGGGAGGGCTCTACCCGACCCCTCCGTCGTTCCTCAACTCTCCGTCGGTTCTATGGGTAGACTTTCCCCTGCTCTTCGAGGCGAAGCTCGAACTTGGGTTCCACCCGAACGACATCATGCCTCAGGCGGTCGATGGGGCGGTCTCCGTGACCTTCCAGGAGCCCTGGACTCCAAGTCGAGTCGCACTGCTCAACAACACGGCCTGGTACCTCTTCAATAACACGGGGTTGACGGTCCCTCCGACCTTCATCACGGCGGATAACCTGACTCCCATCCCGCCGGGGCCGACAAGCATCCTGATTCTGCACGCACCGATGGACGGCGGTTCTAGCTTTGCGGGTACGCCTACAGCCGCATGGGCGGGAGCGGCTCAGTTCCAGGCCAACTCGACCATGATCGGGGTACCTATCCCCGATGTTCCCATCCTCACGGGGCCCGTAGGGAACGCCAACGTCACAGCCGCAGCAACGGTGACGTACCATCCGACCCTTCCCATGCTGGCGGATTCGTTCGTCTCGGCGACCCTCTCCAAGTTCCCGTAGAAAGCTCTTATGCGGGCACTCCGATGACTCACACGCGTCGTATCGGAGGAAATGAAGATGAAGAGTCGCGAGGCCTTGCCCCGCCCCGTAGACGTACCGCCCGCGTTCGTGATGCGGCCGGTCCACCACGAGGACTTCAGCCGCTACTATATCCGTGGCGACGTTTTCATCGAGGTGCGGGACGGTTCGACTGGAGCGCTTCAGGAGAAGCGTGAACTCCTCAACCTTGTGGTTCTTGACGCGTCGATTTTGATCGCGCGGCTCATGAAGAACAACCAGGAGCCTCCGCACGGGATTTTTGCCCTCGCGGTTGGCACCGGAGACGTCGGCTGGAACCCGATGAGTCCGCCTGCCCCCACGAATACGCAGCGTGCGCTCTACTCCGAGTTGGCTCGCAAGACGTTCGCCAACACTCAGTTCATCGACACCGGGGGTGTCCCCACGGCGATCCCCACGCGCGTCGTCGACTTCACGACGACCTATGCGGAAGCTGAGGCGGTTGGTCCGCTCGTCGAGATGGGCCTCATTGGAGGCAACGTCAACTCGAACCTGTCGATCCGCAATCCTGTCCTACCGCCCAACGGCCCGTACAACGCGACCGTTGACCTCACCACGAAGGATACGTTGGTGAATTACTTGACGTTTCCTGTCATCAACAAGCCTCCTACGAGCACGCTGACCATCGTGTGGCGGCTGACCTTCTGAGGGACGCATGAGCGGGAAAAACTACGGACCCTCCGTCTCGGGCTACCTCGACCCCACTGGTCGAAATTGGGAAACTGCTGTTTTCCAAGCGGGGAAGCCCGTTCTCGACAAGGAGTTGAATCTTCAACAGGACCTCGATGAAGGGTTCGGCCAGACCTCCCTTCGTCGCGCTATCCCGAGTGGGTGGCTTTCGGACGACTTCCTCACCTCGTCCAGCTCAACCTCTGCGATTTTCACATCTCTCCCCACAACCTCGAACACACTCCAGATCCCCAACGGTCTGACGGCTCACGTCAACGGCTGGATGCTGAAGATTCAGCAGACGAACGCCACGGGCTCGAACCGACTCAACCTTGGTGCTGGTCCGGTGGGCAACGGTGTCCGTCGGATCGACATTGTGGTCCTGGAGGTGTGGCGCAAGCTCATCTCGGCGGGCCCTAGCACGGACGGTAAGAGCGTCCTCGCTCGAATCTGGCAGCAGGGCAACGTCAAGACGGATCCGGCGAACGATGCTGTCCTCAACTTCACGGACGACATCCTCGATACCAACGTGGGGTCTGAGTCGACGAAGCGTGTTCAGGTCCAATACCGCCTCCGCGTTCTCAACACGGTCGACCTCTTCGCGTTCCCCTACGGCCTCGATGATCCGTCCGTGTTCGCTCGATCCGTGCCACCGAACGCGGCCACGCCTGACGGCACGGCCACCATTTTCTCGTACGTGAATCAGTCGGCGAACGGAGATCCGGGTCTTTGGATCGCAGGGGACGGTAACCCGGCGAACACGCTCGGTACGGTTGATGGGCTCATGTACGCCATCCCGCTCATGGGTGTGTTCCGGCGCAACACGAACGCGTTCGATCGTCGTCTGAACCACAACGGCGGCGTGGCCTTCGGCGGGCCTTCGGATCGACCCGACGGCTTCTTCAACGACATCTTCGTTGCTCGTGACCTTGTGGACCTCCGCATGGGAGTGGACCCCAACGGTTGGAATTTCACGGAGGTGCTGGAGAAGAACGCGAACTACGTCTTCGACAACAACCTCTTCACGGAATACATGGACACGTCCCCTTTTGGTGGCGGGTACCAGGGGACGACCCCCTTCGTGGCTGACGAGATCGGCTTGTCGAACGTCCACGGCGGGGACGGTATTACGACTGGAACCACCGGCGTTGGCGAGTTCGTCGGTGAATTCGACGCCATCCGTCGTCGGTTCTCCGGTCGTGCGATCTACGAAACGGTCACGGTGGCAATCGCCGCACCCTTCGGCGGCTGGGTCGGCGGGGATGTCGTTACGATCGACCCTACGGCATTGGCGGTCTACCCCTACGCGGCCTTCAACTGGGCCTCATTCGCACCGTCAACCGTGGTCCTCCACGACGTCGTGGACGCGTGGTGGATCGGTGCGGGCGGTCAAAAGACCGAGCAAGCGACGCCCTACATCGCATCGATCACGAGCCTCGGAGCGATTCCCGTGGTGCCGTTGACGCTGACTACGGTAGGGGTCGTCCCGGCGGGTCTCACGACCGAAGTGCTCTACGTCGACCTACTCATCGCGTATCCGACGGGTGTGGGGCTGTCCAAGACACCAACCGGCACGTTCGGTGCGGCTACCTTCTTCATCAACAACCCTGTCCAACTCCCGGCAATTGCCCCTGTCTCGTTCAGCGCATTCCAGAACGAGACCATCGACGCAACGCACCGGGAAGCCCAGGTTGAGTACTCGACGGTCAGCCTCACCATCATCATCGCGGCGAACACTGCGATCGTTGGCGACTCGACCTTCAAGCTCCGGGAGCGGGCACTGACGATCGTGACGGTCCTCAAGAATGCTGTCCCTATCGTGGGCTCAGCAACGCTTGATGCCACGGGCCGCATCGTCACGCTCTCGAACGTGGCGGACTTCACAAGCCCAGGTGACACGCTCGATGTCACGTATACCGCGATCCGCCCGCTGCCGCAAAACGGCGAGCAGATGACCTTCTACTACGAGGCCAGGGCTCCCCAAGCAGTCCGAACCGCCGTCCTCAGTACGAGCATCACGGTCATCCCCAAGTGCATCTCCCAAGGGCTCTACCTCATCGCATGCGGGAGCGGGTCTCAGGACGAGGGGTATCCGTTCCCACAGGCCTACGTTCAGACGGGTGGCATCTACCCGACCTCGACGGGCACGTACACGGGTGAGGGTGAACTCTCAGCTCACGCGGACGTGGCGATCACCGACTTCAGCGCTGCGACGGGCTTTCTCCGTCTCCCCATCTTCGTCCCGATGGTGGCGAACCCCGATGCGCTCGTTTTCAATCGGAGCGTGGTCGATACGGACATCGAGGGGAGAAGTTTCTTCAAGTCCGTCCCGGCGGGGTATATCCCCAACGCGTATGGGCAAGACCTCTCCGACTCCAAGCGGCACAAGGATGTCCTGCCTATGCTTTGCGAGCTAGCGGCGGATTCCATCATGGGGCGTCGCGGCCAGCTCGTTCTCGTCCTGATGATCCGCTACGCGCTCTTCGACGAGAAGAACGACGTCGCCTTCAACCCAAACCTCACGCAGAACACCACAACCGCAGCCGTGTTCCGCATCAAGGGCAACCTGCTCGGGAAGAGGGTCGTCTGATGCCGTCTACCAAAGACCCCAACATCGTTGTTCAAGCTGGGCCCGGTCGCCTTCCGGCCGGCGTCGTTCCCGCTGGTGCGCTCCTCTTCCCGCCTGGTGGTGGCTCAGGTGCGGCTCTCCAAGCGCATATCACGGACCCCATCGACGCCCACATGGCGTCGGCGATCGGCATCAACCCGTTCTACCCCCCGACGGGAGCCCCGATCCTTTCCAGCGTCGGCGGTGTTGTCGACGGCGAGAACGTCCTCGACTTCATCAACGAGTTCAAGGATCTCATCCCGGTTCGACCCAACTCCATCGGCTTCAACGTGGTGTCGGCGGGTACCTCGGGTATCCCCAACTGGGATCTGCTCAACGCTCTCGGTGTCGGCACTGGAACGGCCGTTACGGGCGGATACAAGAACGGGGCGAACGTCGAGTTCAGCCACTACCTCGTACCGGTGGGCACGACAACATTCACGCCCTCGGGGCTGGTCTTCCCATCGGATCGTGGGGTCATCGCGCTCTACAAGAACACGGATGGAAACTTCTTCAACGCGGGCGCTACGACGTTGGTGGCAGCTCTCTGGTTGGGAGATTCCCCCTCTCCTGCGGGTATCCCCGACGCGGCGTTCAATGAGCTGCTTCGAAGCGTTCAGCAGCTCAACTACGTGGCCACGAACGCGGGCATCGACTTCTTCAACCTGACCTTCCGGTTGCCTTACCTGGCGAACTACGCTCCGTATCCCGGCACACCGTACGGCCCGTTCGGACAGCCGTTCTTTGGGTACCAGCTCTCGGTTTTCGCGCTTCCTGCCCAATCGGTCGCCGCTGGGGATGCCCAAAACTTCCTCTTCGTGCATTGGAAGGAGACGTACGCGACGAGCCTTGCGGCTATCCAGCCTGCTGGCCTCACGCTCGTGAACCTTGTTTCCTCGAAGGCCTACTCGGCGGTGCCCGTCGCGGGTAACTTCGACGACAACACACAGGCGATTTACAACGCCAACCGTCACCATGTCTTCAACGACACGGCCTCGGCGACTGCTCCCACGGGGAACACCTTCACCTCGTTGGCTGCAAACGCCCCCGCTACGGTTCAATATTCTGGGGTGACGTTTACGAATGTCAACACGCTCCAATTTGACCTCACGCTGGCGGCCAACGACCTATTCGACAACAGCTTCGAGACGGGGTCGGTCGTCAACCCGCCCAACGTGCCCGCACAGTTCAACTCCCTCAACGATCCGATGAACATCGGCTTCGGTAACTTCGGAGGGGGGACTCTGTTGGTCCCGTACAATCAACTCCGCAAGCAGGGTGTACCGCCGAATTATTCACCAACGAACGCCCCCCTCCTGGCGGATATCGGGGAGTACATCAACGCAACGTTGGCGATTTTTACCCCTGCTACGAACTTCACACCCAACAACACCCTTGGGCACAGCGCTCTGACGGCTTCGTTCTTCAAGCCGTTCAACTCGGGTTCGGCCTCCGATGTGAGCAAGCGCTATCTCTACAACTCGTTCCCGGCGGCGGGCGGCGCGGCGGGAAGTGCAACCACGACGCTCGAAACGTTCGTGGATGAGCACTATCGCTACACCTCGACCCACGTGCCGCTAGCTACGAACACCATCATCCCCACGTCCCCGTATGTCTCAGCGACATCCTTGGTCGTGGACACGGACAGCTCTCAGATCGTCACGAACAACCTGACCTACCCCCAAATTGATTGGTCAGCGGCCACCTACTTCCCGGCGGTCAGCCCCAACTACTCTGGCCTCCCTGGTTCCGATGGTGTGAACCACCTTCGCCGGCACCTCCGGGCGGTCAACACGGGCATTGCCCGCAACACGGGCAAGCTCCGGCTCAGGTTCTCCATTGGAGGGCAGGCGTCTTTCACCACCGACGCGGCCTTCGACGGGACGGAGACCACGGGGCACATCACGGGCGGTATGATCGTTCAGGTGATGGTCCCCGGCGTCACGGGATGGCTCGATATCGGTCGCGCCCTTGGCGACCCTGGTGTCGCGACGCTCGACTTCTACGGGTGTTCTACGGGTGTTCTTGTTTCGGGTCCTGACGTCACCGTTTCGTTCCAGACAACAGCGTTCACGGCAAACAACGGTAGCGGTGAGTACCCCCTCTTCGTGAGGGTCTCACTCCTCAACAACGTGGCTGGGCTCGCGATTTGGCTCGACGAAGTGGAGTGGCTCGCCCCGTAACCTCGCCGTGACGTCGTAGAGCTTTTATCGATCGATAGGATGAGCAAGGGATAGACCATGGCCGGCACCTACACTCCGACAGGCACGTACGCCAACCTCACGCGACTTGAGCTGGAGCAGCTCCGGCGTGGCGACTTCACGGCTGGCGGCAAGGCCCTGACGATCGGGGATTCTGCCCTCGCGCCTGAGGGTGTTGTCGGCAAGGGTGACGTCACTGCCGAGGTGTTCTACACGACCCCCTCGCTCTCGTTGAGCGAGGTCAACAGCCTCACACCGCCCTCAGAGCCGGGAAAGTTTCTCGGCAATGACAACACCTACAAGGATCTGACGCTTTACGTTTCCGGCGGAAGTGCTGGAGCGGGTGGGCAGTGGGTGGGTCCAACCGAAATTTCATTCGGGGCTGCTGGTGTGGGTACTGCGACGACGGCGGGATCGGTTCTGACGGACATCGCAGCCAGCTTTATCGTGGATGGAGTCCTCCCAGGCGATCTCCTGCTCATTGAGCACTCCTCGGCCCCCACGACGAATAATTTCAGTACTGCCATTGTGTCCGTGGTGGGCGCTACCACCCTGACGTGCACCAACATCGTTCGAGGCGGCCTCCCGGTCGCGACGTTCATCGGCGCTCAGATCGAGTTGTACCAGGTCGTACGTGCGGGCGCCGTAGCGCTCTTTGCCGTTCCCGGTTCCGGCCCCACGGGCGAAGAGCAGACGTTCCTTTTCGTTGATTCCGCGTCGACGTTGAACTCGAACCCCAGTCCGACGACGGACGACATCAACGCCGATCGCCTCAAAAACATCATCTCACCGAAGTACGGCCTCAACGCTTCGGTCGACCGTGCAGATGCCGTCTTTGGGTTTCCTGCCCCCCACACGGATCTCTCAGGGTTGGGTTACCGTGTTGTGCTCTATCCGGACAACGGGACCGGTACCGGGCCAAATTTGGCGGCTCCGATCACATCCCTGAATCCGCTGATCGACCCCGGTATACCCGCAGCCGATCAACGGGTCACCATCGACTATGCGGCCGGTACGGTACGGCTCTCGTGTGCACCAAAACTTGGGGGTCAGATCAAGGTTGCGGGCGGAGTGGACGGGGTGACCGGTCGCCTCAAGCTTTACGCGGTCTATTGGGTAAACGTCAGCCAGACGGGAGGCCCGACTTTCTATGACGTCAGGTCCACCGCTGCGGGTCTCTTTACCCGCACTTCGGATCCCGTCACGGTCACACCTCCGGCATGGATGCAGTGGTTCGGCGGGTCGACCAGGTCTTGGACGCTACTCGGCCACTCGGTCACGGGTGGTGTTACCTCGCAGAGCCAGGTCAGGGTATCGGGGTTCGTAGCGGAAGCGGACGCGACGCTCCAGGTTTTGGGGGTCGACCAACAATTCAACACCTCGCTCGTCAAGAAGGCCAACGCGGGCCTGTTTACTTGCGGCGACGGTGTGAAGTCGTTCGGCGACTTCAACGGGGCCACCGCTCTCGAACAAGCCATCAGCTTTTGGATCTCCACTGCCTCTCTCAACAACTCGTTGACGATCTACTTGAAGGGCGGGGCCTATACGCTGGGTAACAGCAACTTCAATATCCCGGCGGGCAAAGAGGTCATTATCCGAGGCGAGGGGCGCGAAGCCACTCGCATTCTTTTCGACGGTGGCTCAGTCATCACTACCTGCATCGGTGTTAATGCAGGATCGCGTCTCCATCTCGCTGATCTCGCGATCAGATACGGAGCGGGTGGTTACCTCTCGGCCCAAGGATCCGTCAGTGCGGACAACTGCCTGTTCGAGAGTATTACCATCTCGTACTCGAATGCGACGCCGTACAAGGCAGCGACAACCGGACCGTTCCCGTTCCTAGGGCTCTTTACGAACTGCGAGTTTAACAACGCCATCAGCAACCCCTTCCCAGCCACACCCCGATGCGCCGTCTCAATCTACGCGAGCGGCACGAGCATGAAGGGTTTCGTGTTCCGTAACTGCACGATGCGCAGCGCTGACGCTGGTGGCACGGTGGTCTACGTCACGACCTTCGGTGCGGGCTCACTTGCAGCCACGGTTAGCGACCTCGCCTTCGAGAACTGTGTGATTGATCTCGCTACGGTCGATTCAACGTCGAGCACGGCGATCTCCGGCCCCGCAGGGGTGCTTTCTGTTGATCCCGACCTCACACTCGACAAGCTGACTGTGGATCTGGTGCGATTTATTGACTGCACAGTCAGTGCTGTGGTGGGTGCCGCCCGAGCCAACACCGTGTTGCTGCATCTGATGCCCCTGCCGTTTGATGCTGCGAATACGACAGCCGAACGGGCAATCATCGGCACGGTCAAGATTTCAGGAGGCATTTGGTCCGTCCCAGCCTTCAACGGAACCGATTTCTCGCCGTTCTTTCTCGCGTGCTGCTTCCCCATCGTGGAGAATGTGGTATTCCGTGGCGCCGGGCAGGAGACCCAAGCGTTCAACACCAGTCCTGGGTACCGAGGGAATGGTCTCCTCACGGACACCCAAAGGATCTGTTTGAAAGGGAATACGGCGAATTACCCTACTAACCAATCCAAATTCGCCACGATTGCCGCCTCTGGTCAGGCCGTTTACCTTACTATTGCTGGGGGTGTCCCCCTCGCCAAACTCCATACGGGGATGACCATCCGTGGGGTGCAGTTCGATAACTTTCACCGGAAGGCGGGTCCTAGCGGCGTCCTTCTGGTCATCGGGCCTGACATCAAGAGCGGTGCGGCAGACGTTGACGGAATCCATGTCCGAGGCATCCCTGGGGCAACGGGCGTCGGCAACTTGGTCGATGCTTGGATGCTCTTCATTCCGGGCGGCGATGCTGGGTCCACGAGCCGAGGTACCAACGGCACCTTCCGAAACATCACATTCTCTGCTTTGCTCGACACCCCGGCGATCAACGACACTTGGACGAATCGCGGGTTCATCCGGATAATTCCGGAGGGTCGGATGTACTTCGAGGACATCACAATTACACCGACCAAGCAGGGTAGCGTCGACGGTCCCATTGGGATTTCAGCCCCCGCTATCAATCTGAATTATCCGTTTGGAGGGGATAACGTCTTCACTCCAGGCGGGCCGATCTCCTTGAATCGCGTTCGCATCGAGAACTGGACAGCGGGAATTTGGTGGAATCAGAATCCGGTTACGATTCATGCGATCGGTCCGTTCATCATCAAGGCCCTCCATCACGTTTGCTCAAATGTCGGCAACGGCATTTCGGTTAACCAGTCCATAGCCTTTAATCAGGGCTCAGCCGCCGCAAGCAGTTACACGATCCAGGGGATTGCGATTGAGGACTGCCAAATCTTCGTAACGTATGACCTCGCCCAAGCCCAGATCGGCACCATATTCCTCCAGTCTTCGACTTGGTCCCGTAACTTCCCCTGTTTCCTTAAGAACAATCACGTCGAAGACAACTGGCCCGCGTCGGCTGTCTACGTGGCGGGATCATACCAAATTGCTGTGATGTCATTTGACGTGGCCGCCAGCGCTCCGAACTTCAACATCATCGGTAACACTTTGGTTCGGAAGAACCTCTCTTTTCCAAGCGGCCTTCTTGGACTCTGTCGTCTCCAACAAGGTGCTTCGTTGGCTCTCACTACGAACACCAAGTATGGGGGTACCTCGGCCTTTTACACGAATGCTCAGACAGGGCACTCGATCGTAGACACTGACAAATTCCTCTTTGCGAACACGTTCGACATGGAATGTAACATGGCGCAGTTGGCTACGGCATGAGGTTGATCCAATGAGCGCCCACTACCTCATCGACCTCTACGGCAACCCCTTGGGGAGTGCTCGGATCCTCGACGTACGAAACCCGTCGAACGATCAGAGCCTCTCAAACGGGAGTTTTGTGGTTCGTGTGCCCGATGGTGTCCAGGTGGTGAACCCCACGGACCTCACGGATCTGTTGACCAAGAAGTACGTGGGCCTCCTCGCGTTCTACACGGGCTTCACGCGGATCTCGTTCGATGACCTTACGGATGCTTCAGGAGTCAACACAGCTCCCGGAACTTCCGCCGCCTTGACAACCGGGCTACGCGGGTCCGTGGGCCTCTACCCGACGGCAGGGGCTCGTGTTCAATCGGTGGTCACGCCGCTCACCCCCGCCCAACCTACCGTATGCGTCGTCACGTTCGAGACGTTCCGGTATACCTCGACCGACGACAAGAACGACCGCTACCAGCGGACCTACGAAGAGATCGCCTCCTCTCCCTCCAGCATCACGTGCTCGGTGAGCTTCAACGGGGGCGCGACGTTCCTTCCGACCACGGAAGGGGCTGTTCTCAACATCCCCTTGGCGGATCAGGGGACCAACTTCGTCATCCGGCTTACGAACGTCTCCGGGCAGCGACTCTTCCTGGGCTCGTGGGCCGTTATCTATTAGGCGGCGATGTGTTGGTGGGCCTACGGCTCTAACCTACTGATACGTCGTCCAGGCAAAGGGATGTAGACGAACATGACCGAGAACTTGGGAAGCGGCGTCTCGCGCGTCCTCGATCCGACGGGGACGCAATTCACAGAGGTTGTGCTTCAGCAGGGTAAGCCCCCGCTCGATGCGGAATTCAACCTTCTGCAAGAGCTGGCGACGAACTTTTCGCGTCAGATCGTCCTCCGTGGGTCACCGTCGGGGTTTCTTGGCAACGAGACGAACCCCTCCGCCGACTACCTCACGAACCCCATCTGGTCGAACTGGTTCAAGTTCGGACCCCAGCGCACGGGTGAACAACGGGCTGTCATGTGGGCCGCCATCAACGGCTGGCTCATCCCGGTCTCAGGTACGCGTACGGGCACACCTCCCGGTTCTCCGAACGATACGGACACGTTCAACCTCATCGCCCTGGATCCACCTCCGAGCAACTCGGGCGACTTCCGCATCGACTACGTCTTCCTGGAGGCGTGGATTGCGCTCATCCCGCCGAACCCGGCAGCCCTCAACAAGCCGGCTGCCTCGGCTGTTTGGCGGTACGGCAACGTCGAAGGCGGTTTCTCGTTCCTCTCCGACGATCTCGTCGACCCGGCTCTCGGGTTCGAGACGACCAAGCGGGTTCAGCTCCAGTATCGCCTTCGAGTCGTGAAGGGCCTCGTAGGCCTGACGAGCGCACCGGACGGTTTCGACCCCGTTGTCGTCAAGGCTCAGGGTGCAGCAACATCTCCTGGGAGCTACACGTTCTCGAACATGCGGTCCGCTCTTGGGGACCCTGGCCTCTGGCGGGCCGGTGACGGCTCCTCGACGGCTCAGGCCGCCCTCGGCACGGCAGACGGGTACTCGTACGCAGTTCCGATCGCGACGATCTTCCGTCGCAACTCGGTCAACTGGGCCGGCGACCCGAGCCAGAACCTCAACGGTGGTTTCAACCGCAATCCGACGGCGGTGGACCGGACCGGGATTAAGACCTTCTCCTCGGTTCCCACTCTGGTCTCGGATCTTTCGGCGGCAGCCACGACGGCCTTCATCCTTTCGGCGATCAACATCCCGTTGCCGATCACCCCGGCAACGCCGGTGCTCATCCAAATCGGCGATGAGCTGATGACGTACGTGTCGGTCACGACCGGTGGCTCGCCCACGATCACGGGCCTCGTCCGTGGCGCAAACGGCACGCGTGCGGAAGTTCACAAGGCAGGGGCGACCGTGAAGGTCATCTCCGGGCGTCCGGACGGGCTGTTCTCTGATCAGATCGCGAAGACGGACATCCTCGATCTCCGTCACATCGTCAACCCGAACGGCTTCGACTACAACGCGCTCCTCAAGGGAAGTCTCGATCGACTTCTTCGAGGACAGCTCCGTGCCAACTGGAAGCGGACGGGTGCAGGTCCCCAAGGACCTTTCGTCCCCTACCAGGACAAGATCGCGGCGGGAGCCGTGTCTCTTGGTGTCACGAAGCTCGATGCTCCGGACAACATCCGTCTCAGCTTCTCGGATGCGGCCACTCCCCAACCCGTCGAGCTGATTCTCAAGGCAAACTCGGTTGCGGTCCCGGCGCCCATCAACGTGGCCTGGTCTCTCCAGCTCAGCGCGAACCACACCACGAGAAGCGTCAACAACCAGTTCACGGCTGGTGATGTCATCACCTTCCCGGTATCGCAGCTCAAGACGGGCCTCCCCGGCGGAGATTCCGACCAGATCCGTTGGATCAACGATGGAGTCACCAACGCGATCGTTCTTCGGATCGATGGGCAACCCGCGCCAGTCCCGACGTCCCTGTACACGGTGACCCCGGCGAACCCCACTCAGGCCAACGATCTCGTGATCACGCTTGGGACGAACTTTCCGACGACCACGAACCAGCTCTACATCACGCTCCACGTGATGTATGGCCCAGGACGAGGCCTCTCGCGTCGCCCCGATTCGATCCACACGATCGCGTACATCAACCCGTCCACGGAACTCCTTCTCCAGCCGTCGGGCGTGCCAAGCGGCAACCTGCCCACGCGGGTCGCGTGGAACCTCCTCTGGAGCAAGTTCCGAGGGACAACCTTCAAGCGGCTTGTGCCTTCGACCTCCGAGGCCTACGCGGATCTTGGCAGCAAGTCGGTCACCTTGACCCCCTTCCGTCGGATCAACTGGCCGACAGAGTTCCGTACGCTCGATGGTACGGCAGCGAATCCCCGTTCGGGAGCCCCAATTGCGGGCAGCTCTACGGGCGAGGCGAACAGCTCCACAACGTTCACGGACTTGTCCGCCAGCTTCATCGTTGCCGGCGTCGTGGCAGGGGATGCGCTCATCATCCAGGATGGCTTTGCTCCTGGTCGCTACACGGTTCTCACCGTAGCGGCGACAACTCTGGCGGTCGAACGCTCGATCTTCGCGGGAGCTTTCCCTCCTGCCACCGGTCTCACGTACGAGATCCACCATGCTCAGGGGCTCATGCCGCTCCTCAAGCCGGATGGCGTCACACCCAAGTGGGTGACCACGGATCCCTTGGCCCTGTTCTCAGGAACGACCGAAGCGAGCTTGTTCACGAAGAACGTCTACGTGGAACTCCCGAGGCATCTCGTGCCTGGTTGGGGTGACGTTCGTGTCCCCATCCTCGCGTCAGACAGCACGGTCTTCGCCGAGGGTATCAACTACATGACCCTCACGAAGAAGGGTGGCCCTCCCTTCAGTGATGGGGACAAGAACTACGTTCCGTACGCGAACGGGTCGCTGACGTACGCCGTCTTCTCGACACTCGACTTCAACCCGCCGGGGACGAACCCGGCGACGTACAACGCGGCGTTTACGTTTGGCGGCAAGACGTTCGCGGGTACGCGGTTCTTTACGGACACGCGTGGCCTTGGGCGGAAGGGTCTCGAACTCCCTCCGTTCTACGGTATCGCCCGCCTTTTCGCGGTCTACGAAGCCAACAACTACAAGATCGCGGGTTCGGCGTACGACGCCACCACCCGCAATCCGACGGGCGGCGGGGCCACGAACCTGCTCCGGCAGAACTTCGATGGACCCGCCTTTTGGGTCGAAATCGACGGCGATGGGGACTCGACGTACATCCTGAACGCAGACGCCATTGACCTTTCCCGGTCTCCAACGTTGATCAGCTCGTTCGCGTCGGGCAACTACGTCATCGAGGCGAGCATCTTCGGCTTCGATCGGGGGGCTTTTGACCTCACGAAAGAATTCCGTCTTGTGATGACGCGTCCGACAAGCCCCTCGTTCATGCGGAACCAGGCTGTCGACGGGATCGTCCGAGCGAACAATATCGGCGTCGTGGTGACGGGTCCCACGTCTGTCCTCCCAGGGCCGGCAACGAACTCGGACCAGATCGTCGTGAACTACTCGCGTACGCCGTACCAAGGTGACGCGTGGGGTTCTCAGACGAACTACATCGACATCCCGTACACACCCGGCCCTCTCGCAACGGGAACCGCCTATCAAGTCGTGTCGACGGTGCTCGATGAGGCCAACCTCACGAGGCCAAACCAGAAGGTCCTCGAAGTCCTCGCTTCGGTCGGATTCGCGACGACTCTCGGGACGGGGCGGTACTCGGGTGACACGCAAGAGTCTCCGCCCCCGCCTCCGCCCCCGGCGATTCCCCCGCCGCTGCCTCCGTTGAACTCTCTCGACTTCCGTGATCCGGGCTTCGAGGATCCGACGGTCTACCCCCCGGCATCTCCTGTCGTCTCGCGTCCGAAGTCTCTTCCTGGGAACTTCGATCCGCTCGATCGTGGTGAAACAGGGACCGAATACCTTGGTTGTACCGAACGGCTCCCCATGGGCGCTCTCTTCCGTGACAAGGACTTCCGAGGTCACCTCCTCGGATCCGGGGAAGGGACGTCGAGTCCGCTCATTCTTCTTGGTGGTAACGGGCAAGGGCCCGTCGCGAGCTTGGCGGCCACCAAGTCGATCGAGCAGACCGAGATCCTTCTCGACACCGCATCGACCTCGACCGGGGCTCCCGGCGACGCCATCGTTCAAGTCGATGGCGAGCAAGGCAACTACTCGATCCTTGTCAACTTCCGGACGAACCGTGGCGGGTCGGCGTTCACGGCAAACGGCGGGCACCCAGGCGGCGAAGTCTCGATGACCCAACCGGACGTCCGGGCAGAGGCCAGCCACACGAACGTCCTCGAAGGGCGAGCCTTCCTCGTCCGCAACGCGGTCACGAACGTCGGTGCAACCGAGGTCTCAGCCGGCGGTGAGCTGATGCTGCTTGTTGTCACCCAAGTCCAGCAGCTTCGGGACACAAACCCTCATCCCGGTTCTATCGCCATCGGGACGAACGGTACTGGAGAGGGCTACACGGCGGCCGATCTCTACCGCATCGACGGTCACCCCTTGGTCAGCGACAACGTGCGTATGATCATCGACCCGTCGACTATCCCCCTCTCGAAGCGAGTGCAGTGACATGGGCATCCGTCACCTGACCTACCTCGATCTCTCCCCCGAGCAGCGCAAGGAAGGGGCCAAGGCTGCACGCGAGCAACTCCGGCAGGCGGTGGCCAACCCCTTCCTCTCGCCAGAGCAACAGAGTGCTCTTGCGGACCGGCGAGACCACATCGACAAGTGGGAGAAGGGTCACCTCGATCCCGCCCACGGCCTCCAGCTTCATGGAAAGCCGAAGACTGCGGCGCTCCCTGGATCAGCGGAGCCCAAGGGTTTGTTGGCAGCTCCGTTGGTCGTGGTAGAGGAAGCCCCGCCGGCATCGGAAGATGTCCCGTTGGAAGGCCTCTTCGCGGATGATCTCCCCGAACCGACGCACCATGTCGTTCAGGTCATCGAGACCGTACCCATCGAGGAGCAGGTCACCGGATCTGCCGAGAAACCAAAGGCCTAGAAGAAGGGCCGATGATCTCCCTATGGGGGACCTCAGTGTGAGGTATTACTATGTCGTCTCAGCTCGATAAGGGCTTCGAGGTCTTCGTGAACTGGCAGACCATCGTGTTCTGCCTTGGCATCTACTTTCTGACGTACATGATCCGCGTTGCCGTCGAGGCTCTCTGGAAGGGGGCTAAGGCCAGCAACCTCTGGACCGAGCTGGGGCTGCATTGCGGTCCCATCGGCACCGGGATGATCATCGCGTACTTCGCGACGAAGTTCCCCTGGCCGATGCCGATCGCCGATGTCATGTCGGCCAAGCTGTTCTACGGAGCCATCTGCGGCGGCATGAGCGGTTTCGTCTACGGACGGTTCCGTGCATGGATTGGTGTTGCGGCTGACAGCGCCACTCCGAGCGTCCAGAAGCTCGCGGTGAAGCTTGGTGGCAAGCCCTCCGATCCTCCCCCGGCTCTCCCTGACGCCGGCAAGACGGAGCCCGCACCGGCCCCCGACGCGGCCACCGATACTCCGAAGGCGCCGGACAGCAAGAGCTGACGATGCCGGACGATCCGAAGCCGACCTTCTGGGCTACCGTTTGGGCAAAGCTGAAGTGGGCAGCCACGCAGTTCTTTGCCCCTGGGGTGGCCCTTGTCGTCATCATCGTGGCGATTCTCCTCGTCGCGATGGGGTGGAAGGAACTTCAGATCGGCGGCCTTCTTGGGAAGCTCTTCGGCAAGAAGGATCCGGAACAGCGGGCCATCGACGTCGCGAACTCCGTGTCTCCTGATCGAGTCGGACCTGATGGGAAGCTGATCCCGCAAGGTACCCCGGATTCGAAAGGGGATACCCAAGCGGTTGTCGTTCCCATCAACGATCCTGGGCTTTTCTCGAATCCTGATACGGTGACCTTCACGCCTCCCGGTGCGAGTAAGGCCGTTGAGATCCAGCTCCCGGATGGCGTCAAAGCGAAGGATGTCGAGCACGTCATCGTGGTCTCGCCCGAAGTCACGGTCGTGTCAGTGAAGGATACCTCGAACATCCCCGCTCAGAAGATCGACGACCTCCTCACGAAGTACGGGAGCTAGCTGTGGACGACCTCGTACACCGTGTCGTGGAGCGCTTCCAACGAGAAGCCGCGCGTTGGGACAACGCGATGAACGGTACGTTCGTCTCGATCTACTGGAACAAGCAGAAGTGGCGGGTCGAGGAGAGTGACACGCCTATTTCTGGGATGCGAAGCTTCACCGAAGCTCAGGATCTCGACACGTACGAGATGCCGACGTTGGAGAGGGAACTAGCGGGGAACGAGCAAGAGCGTCTCACAACCATCACCACTTCGACAATCCGGGAGTACGCCAAGATCCATAGTGAGGACAAGGGGCCGGTCGCTCGCGAGAAGATCATCAAGGGCTACGGGGCTGTCTTTGATGCCCTCGTCAAGCAGTGGAAAGAAGACGGGAACACGGAGAAGGTGGGGAAGTTCGAGAAGCTCCTCCCGACACTTCGGAAGAAGCTCGTTTGGAAGAAGGTCCACGGGGCCAAGACGGCGGCTGCGGCCAACATCTACGCGGACGATCTCGACGTGGGGTACATCGCTCAGCAAGTCGTGCTCTCCGGCAAGAGCCGGAATTGGGCCAAGCCTGAAGGGCATACGCTGAAGATCGCAGCGGACATCGAGAAGGAACTTGCGCCGTTCAACATCGGGATCATCGACGAAGCAACCGGCACGTGGGGCCACAAGCCCGGCGGCAGCCACTTCTATCGCTAAGGGGGTTCCGGTGAGCTATTCCTACGACTGTCGTAACGCCGCGAGCCGGACCAAAGAGCACGCTGAGCGTGAAGAGGGTTGGCTTGCGAACGACCGCCGGGAGTTGAAGTCTCAAGTGAAGAGGCTCCAGAAGCAGCTCTCCGACGTCTGGACGGCCAATGGCGAGACACTCCGGTTGGCCAGGTCCCTTCTCGACAACAAGGCGTTCACGAAGGCCGAGGGCGGCGAGAAGGCGACGGAACTCGTCAAGGGACTCGTCACGGCGATCGAAACGGCGGAATCACGTTCGTCGGACTTCTACAAGCTCATTCAGGTGGTCGGGAAGACAACCGAGGGGATGTGACTTCGATGAGCGACCACTACTCCTATGACCGACGTGCGGACACGGGCCCGGCCTCACGGCTCAAGAACGTCGAACCTCCCATCAAGGCAGCCGAGCGCGAGATCGAGAAGTCGAAGGGTATCCTTCACGGTCTCGTGAAGGAGATGGGGATGGTCGCCACGCACACGAAGGATGTGACCATCCAGAAGAACTTCAAGGCCGTGTCGGCCTTCGCCGATCGCCTCGATGGCATCGACAAGGACATGGACAAGTTCGTCGTCGACTTGGACCATTTCCTGAGGACCTTCCGTTGAAGCGGCTTCTGGTCCTTCTCGTGTTGCTGACCGCCTTCTTGGCTCGGCCAGCGGGCGCGGAACAGACATGTCCCGAGGGGTCTACATGCGTTCCGCCTGAGGACCTGAAGGTTTTCGTTGAACTCCTCAAGGCACAGAAGTGCCGCGACGAGAACCCCCCGAAGCTTGTGCTCGACCCGATCGTCATCGTCGTTGACAGGGAGGGGAGGGTCTACTATTCGGGCGGCGAGCCACGGCCATACAAGGTCCACGTAGACTGGTGCAACTACCAGATCGACGCCTTGGGCAAGGTCCAAGTTCAAGTTGCTCAGCGGGTTGAGCCCACGTGGGGATTCCGATTCCGAGCCAAAGCGGCCTTCGGGTATCTGCCCATCGAGGCCCTTACGGAGAAGGATGCGGGGAGGGGTATCGACGGGGGTGTCCTCCTCGAACCGGTTTTCCTTCAATGGGCCAATTTCAACGTGTACGTCGGGGTACGGTCCGTCGGCACTGGTCTCGGGTTCGACGTGTTGAAGAATATGACCGTGTACCTCGGCTACGCTCTCGCATGGGGTACTTGGCGGTCCAATCCTCATCTCGCCGTAGGTTTCGCGCTCTGGTGACCCATGCCTTTCGTGTACCTCATCACTAACAACCTCTCCCAAAAGAAATACGTGGGGAAGGCTAACGTCCTGTCGGCTCGGTGGAAGGCACATCGAACCGACGCGGGACGAGAGCGCCCGAAGTCTTGTATTGGGTGGGCACTTAAGAAGTACGGCGTTGGGAATTTCACGTTCTCGGTTCTCGCTACATGCGTGACAGAAGACGAAGCGTACGCAGAAGAAGCTCGTTGGGTGAGGCTGTTTCAAGCCAACCAGCCGAGTGCGGGTTACAACCTCGATTCAGGGGGTATGGGCGGGAAGATAGCCTCGGAGACTACTCGAAGGAAGCAATCGGACGCGCGTAGAGGGAAGTCTCGCCCCGCCGGGGTGATAGCGAAGATGCACACGCCCGAAGCCCGAGCGAAAGCGGCGTCGGCACGACGTGGTCAGCACCACACAATCGAGAGTCGGGCCAAAATATCAGCGGCGCATTTGGGCCGTCCGAAGTCCCCGGACGCGGTCGCGAAATCTGCTGCCAGCCACCGGGGGAAGCATCCCTCTCTTGAGGTCCGAGATAAGCTAAGCGCAGCTCATAAAGGCGTGCCCCATACTCCCGAGCATCGCGCTCATCTAGCCGATGCCAATCGTCGGCGAGGATTGACCCAAGAAATTATTGCCCTGGTGCGTGAACTTGCTACACGGGGGCTGAAACAAATTGAGATCGCCGCTATGTGTGGCATCGGGCAAACAAGTGTGAGCCGTGTTCTTCGACGCGTTTCCTCAACCAGTCCATGTTTGACGAGGTGTTAGTGAGATGGGCGAATCGGCTGGACTTCACATCGTCATGGACGCGTACGTCGCGGACGGGGCTATTTTCACGAAACCGAAGCTGACGGAGCTTTTCGCCAAGCTCATCACCGCGCTCGAAATGAAGGCTCTCGACAAGTCTGTCTTCTACGAGGTTCCGGTGGATCCGGCCGTGCTCGAACGGGTCAAGAAAACCGGGAAGTTCGAGGATGAGGGCGGCATCACCGGCATCCAGGTGATCTCCACGTCGCACATGTCTCTCCACGCGTGGCCGCTCCAGGAGTTCTTCTCACTGGACGTCTTCTCGTGCAAGACCTTCAACTCGGACCTCGCCCTTGGGATCATCAAGGAGACCCTGGGCGTGACCGAGGCGAGCGTCGAGATCGTCCACCGGAAGAAGCCCGAACGAAAGGCACCTGTCCGCCAGAAGCCCGCACGGATGGCGCACCGGCGACCCGAGAAGACTTCTATCGGTCAGGCGTAGTGATGGACCACTACGCCTTCCTGCTCGTCTCGATGACGCTGGAAGAAGCCAAGGAAACGCTTGGCTTTCTCCCCAGTGATCAACCGTCCGATCAGCAGGTCAAGGATGCCTGGAAAAAGAAGGTCTTCGAGGCTCATCCTGACCGTGGAGGGGATCCTGACAAGGCGGTAGCCCTCAACGTCGCCAAGGACGTCCTCGATGGGAAGCAGCGCCCGACCTACGACCGTTCGACGCCCTCCCCTCCAGGTGGCGGCTACACGCCCCAGGATGCCCCGAAAACGCGTTGGGAGAAGCCCAAGTCCCACAAGGTCACCTTCGACGAAGCCAAGTCCAAGGCCGGGATACCGCACGCAGAGTGGCAGTTCGCTGCGGAGATGAAGGGGACAAGCTACTCGACGGACGAGTCTTCCCGTGGCGACCGCTCGTACGTCATCTACGGCAGGACGGAATCGAAGCACATCTTCGTTGCGATGCGTCACCAGACGTACCAGACCTTCTACGTCGGCGGCGATGCGGACGAAGACACCTGGACCATGAAGGTTACCGACTACCCCGTCCGAGGGGAGGAGGGGAAGACACCTGCCTGGCTCTACGGCAACGTCGTCAAGGCGTTCAAGTCGGTCGGTGCGGACGGGCGGTTCAACTCGAAAGTCTTCGATCTGTCGGACAAGCACTGGGTCTTCAGCGAGAAGTTTCCAGCGATGGGCTCGGCGGTCTCGATCAAGCACTGGCTCGTGGGATCAGGATCGGTGGCAGGGGACGACCCCTCGGTCGCGACCCGCAAGCACATCATCGAGCTGAACCACGAGACGGATCGGCCGTACGCGGACCAGGGGATCAAACCCGGCTTCTTCGAGGAGCCCCACGAGCGCTGGAACTTCTGGGACAACACCTACCACGGCGACTTCCACAAGCTCACGCTTCTCGTGAACACCCGGCCGTACGACTTCTCAGCCGAGGAGACGAAGCGTTTTCTTGGTCTCAAGCTCGGCGGCAAGCGTATCCTCAACGTGATCTACGGGGATTACCCTCGCGGGGGTAAGAAGATCGTCACCCGCCTGAAGGCCGCAAAACCCCTTCTGGAGTGGTTCGGGACGCACTTGCAAGGGCTGCCTCAGGATGCGAAGGACGCTCTTTTGACTGCGGCTGCCGCTGTGAAGTGATCCGGTGTAGTTGTGGGGGCTATGACCCAGCCGAGCCCCTCAGCTACCGACAAGCATCTCGCCCTTGTTGACGAGATTCGACGGATCCGCGAGTCGAAGACCGTGGCGTTCAAGCGCCCGGCGACGCGGTTGAAGACCACCATCGCCGGCCTCAATGGTCAACCGCAACCGTTGACCCTCCGCTATTACCAGGTCGTCGGGACGTTCAACCTCCTCAAGCTCCGCCGGATGCTTCTTGGGGATGGGACCGGGCTAGGCAAGTGCGAGGTGGGGAGCACCCTTCTTCTGACGTCCCAGGGGCTTCGCCCGATCGAAACCCTCGCCCCGGCCTCCCTTGACCGTGCGTCATCCCCTGATGAGGGGTTCTACGACATGGATCACCAGGTCGACGTCTGGACCGGCCGGAGGATGGCAAAAGTCTCCCGCTTCTACTGGAGCGGGAAGAAGCCCACCCTCAAGGTGACCACTCGCAACGGGTACCAGTTCGAAGGGACGCTCGTTCACCCGATGCGAGTTCGCGATGAGGGCGGGGAAGCCTGGAAGGAACTCCGGTGGGTCCGCGAAGGAGACTTCCTTTGTGTGGGCCGTTCAGAGGCTCCGTTCCCCCAAGAAGATCCGAGAATTACGTTTGACGCCGCAGCCCTCTCCACCAACGCGAAGACGTATACCTACCCGACGATCTTGACGCCCGAGCTGGCGACGCTCCTCGGGTACATTGTGGCCGAGGGTCATAGCCGTAAGTATGGAGTAACCGTTACGCAGTTTCGCGATCTGAACCCGGAGCCCCACGAGGAGATTCGGGATCTCTTTCAGTCCGCCTTCGGGTGGGAGGGCAACTACCATGACCTCGAACGTGACACCGCCATCAAGGTACCGAGCATCGGCATCCGTGAATTTCTCAGGACTCTTGGCATTGGGGACGAGCTTTCCCGTACCAAGTCGGTTCCCGATGTTGTTTTACGGGGAACCAGAGAATCGGTGCGCGGATTTCTCTCGGCGCTGATCGAGTCGGAAGGGTCCGTGGCCGACGGTGGCGGTGTTGAGTTCTCTTCATCCTCCGAAACCCTCGCGCGGCAAACCCAGCTTCTTTTGCTTCGCTTTGGGGTTATTTCGACCCTCTCCGAAAAACACATCAAGGGAAATGACCACACATACTGGCGGCTGACCTTCTTTGGCGATGACGCCCGACTCTACCAGGAACGAGTCGGGTTTCGATCAAGCCGTAAGGGAGATGACTTGAGGGCGAGTCTCGCAAAGACTTCGAACCCAAACAAGGATCTCGTACCTCACGCACAAGAGCCCGTTCGAGCCTTGAAAGCGCGGATCCTCGACGTCTCATCGCGGTCGGGCGCCAACGATCGCCGCAAGGGGTCCGGGATCAAACAGTTCGGCGAGACCTTTCAAAGTACCCTCAAACACATCCTTTTGGGCCATCGAAACCCAAGCTACTCTTGGCTCGTCAAGCTCTTGGGGGTCTCCCACGAACTTGGGTTGTCGACGTCCCCCGAGTACGAGGCGGTTCTCGCGCTGGTGCGCGACCGGCACTTCTACGACCCCGTGGTGAAGATCGAACCCGGCGAAGCCGAGGTCATGGACATCGAGGTCGATGACCCCGAGCACTGCTACATCGCCAACGGACTTCTGAGCCACAACACGGTCCAGGTCATCGCCTTCCTCTGCTACCTCTGGGAGTCCGAGCACGACAGCAAGGCGATCGTGGTCTCACCGAAGAGCGCTCTCCGTCAGTGGAAGAGCGAGATTGAGCGGTTCTCTACGGGTATCAAGTCGTTCGTTGTCTCCGGTAGCGCCGAGGAACGGAAAGCCATCTACGAGGCATTCCTGGAGCACCCCACGGGGCCGGATGCCGAAAAGGCTGTGCTCATCTTGAACTACCACATCCTCGTCCGGGATTGGACAGCCGGCAGTGTGAAGCCTCGCCTCCCGGACGGACAACCGGACCCCAAGCAGCCTGCCTCGCCTGGCCTGCTCGATGGGATGTTGGCGAAGCTGAAGAACCCGATCGTCATCTACGATGAGTGCACGGCCTTCAAGAACCCGAGCACGAAAACCTGGCAGGTATGCCGGTTCCTCGCGGACAGGGCGAATCGCGTCTATGGGCTCACGGCGACGTTGCTCAAGAACAAGCTCATGGAAGGCTTCTCGATCTACAAGGTCATCGTTCCGGAGGTCTTCAAGTCGAAGACCGCGTTCATGAACGACTACTGCGTCACGAAGCTCCAATCGATCGCCGGGAGCAACCGGAAGATACCGATTGTCGTCGGGTACAAGAACCTCGCGGCCTTCCGCGCCAAGATCGATCTCTACTTCCTCGGGAGGCCCAAGCATGTCGTCTCGGATGAGCTGCCCAAGCTCATCACGAAGGAGGTCACGTGTGTGATGTCCAAGGCCGAGGACGCCAAGTACAAGCAGGCGCTCTCCGGTGTCCTCGAAATGGGGGACGGGGAGGTCAAGGATTACGAGGAACACAAGGCGTTCGTTGCGCTCACGTACTGTCAGCAGGTTGTTGACTCTCTGAGCCTTCTGAAGTTCAAAGACGGGGACGTCATCGAGGACTTCCTCTTCGACGAATCGGTCAAAGTCGATGGACTGGGCTCGAAGGAGCAGGCCCTCGTAGACCTCATCACGGAGGAGTTCGACGAGGAGAAAGTCATCGTCTACACGCGCTTTGCGAGCCTCGTTCCACGTCTTCGGGAGATCCTGAAAAACGAGGGGATCAAGAGCGTCGAAATCAGCGGCAACGTGAAAGACACGGCCACGAACCCACGTCGGCAGCAGGCTCAGGAGGCGTTTCAGAACCAGGAGAGCGACGTCCGGGTCATCATCATCACCGACGCCGGATCGGAGGCCATCAACCTCCAGGCAGCGTCAGCCATCATCTTCTACGACTCGCCGTGGTCCTGGGGGAACTACGTACAGCTCCTCGGCCGTCCGATCCGCATCGGGTCTCCGCACCAACACGTTGTGGCCGTGCACATCGTGGCGGAGCGGCCTCGGGACGCCAAAAAAGACCGCAAGACCATCGACCACTACACGATCGAACTCCTTCAGCGGAAAAAGGACCTTGTGGATAAGGTGTTGGGAGAATCGGCCGTGGGCGCCCTCGACTTCGGGACGGGGAAGAGCTTCCAGGCGGAGCTGATCGAGAACCTTCGGACCGGGAAATGAGGCGTCTCAGGGGTGACTCGGCCGGTGTAGTCTCCGCCCCACATGGGTGACGCGCCTACAAACATCTGCCCCAAGTGCGACGGTCGAGAGTGGATCATCTACGACGATCTCCACGAGGACCCCTGCACTTGCCTTCAAGCGCGGATGCTCCGGGAGCACCTGGAAAAGCTCGGTCCTGACATCGCGATGGCCCCTAGGCGGCACAGTCCGCTGTTCAACGGTGTCCCCGGAGAGGACGCGATCGACCGAACGACAGAGAACCTCTTCATCCACGGTCATTGGCAAAATCTCTGCGTCCACCTCAGATGGGCTCTGTCGGCCAAGCTCCTCAAGTTGTTGAAGGCCAAGCAAAAGCATAGGGTTCGCATCATCACGGACGAGAGCCTTGTCGATATCTGGTTAGGGAGGAGCGATTACGCCCGCCGCCCGAAAAGTGAACGTGAGGACGGCACCAGCGTCAACACGCTCTCCGAGTACGTCGGGAGCCACGACCTCCTTATCCTTCGCTTTGGGTTTTTAGGGTACCCCAACAAAGCGCTCCCCGGCATCATCAAGCAGGCCCTTGGGATCCGTGAAGTGCAACTTAAACCGACGTGGTTGATCGATTCCCCCACGAATGAGTTCGAGACGACGCTCGCGTACAGCTCGGATCTGGCTCGGTACATCCAAGAGCACTACGAGTCCGTGCGCTTCGACGAGGAGGTCCTGGAGCCGGACCCTGTCCGTGGGCCTACTGTGGTTTCGTCATCGGCAGAGGCAGATGACGATTCAGACGAAGTGGCCATGGGCGGTGTACCTGCTCCCCCTGTACCCAAAGCATCGCCACCGCCACGTCGTCAACCCATGTCAACTGAGCAACCTCGCGTGACCCCCGCTGACGACTTGGACCAACCGGGTGGCTCGTCGAAAGGGCGCTCGCAGCCCGGAAGTTACCTTCGTAAAAAAGGCTCTGGCGGCTGGGGAGGGGAGGATATCTAATGAAGCGCCTCCTTCGGTCGGTCATTGACATCGACGGGCAGTTCACCCAAGAGAACCTCGTTCTCAACTTCCAGAAGCTCCTTGGGGCCCAAGTCGATTGGGGTCGCCCTGACGACACCAAGGTCTTCACGTACATCCACGGGTACTTCATCCAGCACCTCGAAGTCCCTTCGGCCACCACGCTCTTCGACCACTTCGAGCGCCTCAAGGACGTCGAGTGCATCGAGCGCATCAAGGACTACAAAGCAGTCCAGGGGTACATCCGGACGAACTTTACGCACCTCCTGCAAACCATCCTGGAGGAGCAGAACAAAATCAAGGCCGTCGCGCTCTTGAAGGAAGCGCACGAGATCATCGCTCGTGGCTTGGAGATCGACGGCGAGAAGAAGTCCGGTGTTCGGGACGGCCTCATCCACTTCGCGCAGAAGGCGAACGACCTCATCGTCCCGGACTTCAACGCCCGTATTCGAGGCGATATCCGTCTCGACGGGCAGGCGATGATCGATGAGTACCAGTTGGCCGAGACCAACAAGGACAAGGTCTGGGGGAAGTTCACGGGGATCAACGAGATCGACAAGAACTGTCGTGGCGCCAAGAAGGGCGAGCTATGGGTTCACGCAGCTTACCCAGGTGAGTTGAAGACCACATTCGCTGCAAACTGGTGCTACAACCTCGTCACCCGCTACAAAACGAACGTCTGTTACGTTTCGTTGGAGATGCCCTATGAGCAGGTGCGTCGCCAAGTCTACACGATTCACACGTCGAACATGCTCTGGCATCTCCAGGGGATCAAGGCTCTCGACTACCGCAAGATCCGCGACGGCGAGCTGAGCCCGGAGGAGAAGAAGTTCTACCAGGAGCGGGTCGTCGAAGACTTCTCGAACAGCCCTCACTACACGAAGTTCGAGGTCGTCACTCCCGACAAGGAGTGGAACATGAACGACATCCGGATGGAGCTGGAGCTGCTTCACAAGCAGTTCGAGGTCGGCTTCGTTGTCATCGACCACGGCCAGTGGGTTGAGGCTCGCAAGGGCAAGAAGAACAGCAACTACGTTGTCGAGCTGAACTCCGTCGTTCGTGACGCCAAGCGGCTCGCTCTGCACTTCAACCACCGAGAGGGGATCCCCGTCCTTCTCCTGTGGCAGATCAACCGCGAGGGTAAGGACGACGCCGACAAGAGCGATGGCATCTACAAGGCCAAAGCGCTCACGTACGCAAACGAGGTCGAGAAGACGGCAGACGTCATCACCACGACGTACCTCAACGACGAACACCGCAAGAACGGCACGACCAAGTTCACGAACATCAAGAACCGGGACAACCCCCTCTTCGAGCCCTTTCTCGCACGCATCGACTTCGCTTGCCGCCGCATCCGCAACATTGGCGTCGACGAGAAGCAGAACAGCGTGATGATGAATGATGAGGTTGACGCGGTCATGGACAGCATGGATCTCTGCCTGGTCTAATGGCTCGCGACTTCACCAAGGAAGCCCGGCAAGAGCACAACAATCGGGACGCGTCCCACCGCTGGATCCAGGCGCGTATCGAGGTCATCCGTAAGGGCGTCACGGCCCAGGACATCCTCCGTCGAAACGGGATCAAGCTACGCGGGAATGGTGACCGGGAGGAGCAGTTCGCTTGCCCCTTTCATGGACGGGATAACAAGCCGTCGGCCCGCGTGTACCCGGAAACTGTCCGGGGGCCGTCCCATGTCTGGTGCTTCGTCTGTCAGGAGCGTTGGGACGTCATCAGCCTTTGGAAGAAGTTCGGCAGTAGCGACGCCAAGTTCACCCAAACACTTGGCGAAATCGAGAGGGCATTCGGCATCCTTCCGCCGGAGCGCCCCCCGGCGGACACGGGTGAAATCGGTGACGAAGAAGATCCCGTGCTCCTCGAAGTCGACATGCTTTTTCATGTCTGCGAGAGTCGCCTCAAAGACGGTCGAAATTCCTTCGACATGAAGAGCTACCTCACACTCGGCATGATCCTCGATCGCCTCTACTTCCAGGTCGAAGAGGGTATCGTGAAACCCCCGAAGGCCATCGAGATTCTCAAGACGGTCCTCAACAAGATCGGCGAGAAAGTCCGTGCCGCGTAGGGTCAAGGTCCAGACGAAGGAGATGGGCCTCGTCGACCTCTACCTCATCTACGAGACCGGTGGCCTGTGGGAAACCGAGTGGCAACCCCTTCAAGGGGCGAAAGGGTTCGCGGACCAGTTCGCCACCCTCGACAAAGAGCAGATGGAGCAAGCCTATTTTGGCTGGACAAGGCCCCTCGTCGCGGCCCTAGGGCCGTCCGGTGAGGGGATGCTGCTCACGGTCCCGACCGCGACGCGGCAGTGCCAGGCGCGGTCCTCGTGCCCTTTTTACCGACCTCTGGATTGTAGCTCAACAAGCAAGAAAATGCCTTGGTGTTACGTGCCCGAAGGGTTTACGGACACCGAACGAAGTCTTGCTGCTGAGTGCATCCGATTGTGGCGCGAAGGGGTGTACATCATCGTCGTGAGGGAGCCCACAGATGCCCGTTGAAGAGATCGATGACGAACTCCTGGCCGCTCTCAACGAGTCCCAAGCGTCAACACCCCAGCCTTCTGCGTCCCCTGCTCTGTCGGTCGAGGACGAGGGGATCGATGAAGTCTCTCCTCCGGTAGCCGCTCGTGCGGTCTCTGCGCCAGCTACTTCGTTGGAAGAGGAGGGGATCGACGAGGTTCCTCCTCCCGCTGTAGCGCTGGCCCCACCACCCCAAGCGCGTCCCGCAGATGATGACGACTTTGGGGATACCTTGGAGACGTTCGTTCAGACGAGCGGGCTCCAACAGGAACGGGAGGTCCCGGACATCCAAAAGCCGTGGATGAAATTCCACAAGTTCATCCGATGTCAAACGGTTGCAGAGGTCGAAGAGATCGTTGATGCGGCCTTGGCTCACGGTCGTTGTGCACTTGACTTGGAGACCCAGGGTCTCGACAACCGCATCGTCTGGGATGAGCACGGCAATCCCAGTACCGTCCACCAGATCGTCGGCTTCTGTATCTCGGTTGACGGTGTGACCGGTTACTACATCCCGATTCGGCACAAGAATTTCGACGGGCCCGACCTCAACGTTCCCGTCGCAGGTGTCGAGGCCGCTATCAAGCGTCTTTGCCTTGCGGCTCAGCCTCAGGGGACGGCCGAATCAATCGCTAAGGACCCTCTCTCTTTCCCTCAGTTCACGATCCCACCTCAGGTCGTGATCTACTTCTGGAACGGACAGTTCGATCAGGAGTTCCTTTTCCCCATCACAGGGATCGATTGGTGGCACCCGGATTCCTGGGAGGATGGGATGCTCGCCAACTTCACCCGGTACGCAGCCGACAAGGCGTTGGGTCTCAAGTACAAGGCCCCCGAGGTACTCCGGGATCCTGAGGGCAACGTCTACGAGATGACCGAGCTGAAGGATCTGTTCATCCGTGGGATGGACATCGCGTTCGGCAACCTCGCCCCTGACGAACCAGGGGTTATCAAGTACGGTGCCTCCGACGCAATCTGCACGTACCTCTTGTGCGATGACCCTCGCCCTCACGAGAAGAAGAGGGAGAACCTCATCAAGCTCGTGAAGACAAAGCACGCCTTCACATACCGTTTGGAGAAGCAGGTCGCTCAGGCTGTCCGGGGGATGGAGCGCCATCGCGTTAAGGTTCATCGGGGTCGCATCAAGGAGCTGTACGACGAGCATGTCCTAGAACGTGACTCGATTCTCCAACGCATCCAGGAATTCGGGGCAACGAAGGGGTGGCACGGGCTCGATCCCAACTCGTCCAAGCAGCTCTCGGACTTCTTGTTCACGGATGGGCCCAACTGCTGCAACATCACGATAACGGCGACGAAGGACTACCCAGGCGGCAAGCCCCCCAAGAACGAGAAGTCCGGCCAGTACAAAACGGACGCCGACACGCTCGAAGGGATGGTTGCTGAGAACGCACATGCCCCGCCCGTCCTCAAGTGGGTCGTCGAATTCCGAGGTGTTGAGAAAATCATCGGAACGTACCTCACGCACCTCCTCAACAATCCTGACAAGAACGACGAGCTGCGTTTCTCGTTCAAGCAGACGGGAGCGGGCACGGGGCGATTTTCAGCTCCGGCGAACGCGGATAAGCTCGATCACGGGTTCGGAGGGATCCCGATCCATGGGATCCCCGGTGAGTCGTCGCTCCGAAAGACGTTCATCGCGCGGCCTGGCTACACGATCGCCAAGTGCGACTATGCAGGCCAGGAGCTTCGCATTGCGGCGAACGTCTCAGGGGAGCCCGTGTGGCTGAGGGAGTTCCTCGAAGGTGATGGGGACCTCCACTCGATCACGGCGAGGGCCTTCTACGGCACGCAAGACATCACCAAAGACCAGCGTAAGGCCGGAAAGATAGCCAACTTCGCGCTCATCTACGGTGGCGGTCCGCAAGCCATCATGCGAGCGACCGGATGCGATAAGGTTGAAGGGTCGCGCCGAAAGCAGGCCTTCGACAAGTCCGTCCCAACCTTCGCGGGATGGATCAAGAAGCAGCACGCGGCCGTCAAGAGGGATGAGGGTGTGACCACGGCGTTCGGACGCTGGCTTGCTGTTCCCGATGCCAACATCAACACTGGCGTTCCTGAGCATGACCGCATGGTTCAAGCTGCGTGTGAGCGGTACTCGACGAACTACCCCATCCAGGGGGCGGGCGCCGACATCATGAAGATCAGCATGGTCTTGCTCCACAAGGAATTCTTCAAGCGGGGCTGGCTCCGCACGGGCGGGGACGATTCCGTTCGCATGCTCATGACGGTGCATGACGAAATTGTCTTCGAGATCAAGCATGACCGTGTAGCCGAGGCCATCCCTCTCATCGTGAAGGTGATGGAGTCCCCGACGAAGCTCGCCAAGCCCTCGTGGCGAGTTCCTCTCATCGTCGAACCCCTCATCGGACCGAACTGGGGTTCAGGCTACAAGTGTGAGCATGCCAAGCCGGGTCATGGGCCCAAGCCAAACGAGATCCTCGTCCAAGGCTTCATCTACGGTAGGATCCGTGTGGTCGATCTGGGCAAGGACAAGCCCGAGGAGTCCGATGGGGAGGTCGAAGACTTCCGCGATGAGAAGGGGAAGAAGATTGGCATCCGTATTGTCGACCCCCCGTGGCTGCGGAATGTCACTCCTGACGACCCGAACGCACCGCCGGGAGAAGCACCGCCGGAAGGAGGCTCTGAAGGAGAGCCTCCGAAGTCACCCTCCGCAACCCCTGGGCCTACCGATGCCGATTCTCCGGTTGACCTAGCGGCAGAGGGTATTCCGACGGAAGTGGCGCCCCCGGTGACCGCGCCCCCACCGGCACCCAAACATGCCTCTCCCCCCGCAGCGGCGAAGAAGAACGGGAAGAGTCGGGTCGTAACGATGAAGATTTGGCGGTTGAATGGGCTCACCGTAAAACAGGTGCGAATGGCCTGTTTCATGGCGCTGGAACCCAACGGTAAACTGCTCCAACTGACGGATAGTAACGGCACCGTCATCGTGGACCCGGCGTTGGGGGTGCGGATCAACCCGGAACACCTGGTTCAAAGCCTCTTCCATCTCAACCTGGGAGACGGGGGCTTCGTCGAAGAACCCTAGCCAAACCTACGGTTGAGGCGTATCTTCAACCCGTGAGTTTTCGACGCCTCGACATGCTCCCTGAGTGCAACCTGAACGGTGCACCTCTGGACGTGTTTGTTGCGGAGTGCTGCCAGCGCTGCATCAATCCCGAGTGCACCCGAAGCCAATTCGGGGGGAGCAAGTTCGATCAGAGGACGGGGACCTGGCTCCAGCGGCTCTTCACGGAAGTCCCCAAGCTTCAACCCAACGACCCGAGATTTCAAGCGATTGCAGGTCAGAAGTTCCTCACCATCGACGCAGGCCGGACTCCCGAGGTCCGGTCCACTGTCTGGGTCGACCCTCGGGACCTTGAAACGGCGTCCGCGCAGGTCACAGCTCCGCCTGTTGTGGAGCCCACACCCTCTCTAGTTGTCGCTACAGCCGAGGCTCAGCCCGAGACTCTGGATCCCCCGGCGACAAATACCCCACAACCTACGCCGCCTCGAAAATCCGTCCCGCGTCACATGGTTCTCGCCAACGCACCTTCACAGTCAGGCAAGATCATCCGGCCTGAGACCTCTTCCGCACCTCCGAAAGACGCGTGGGCAGGCCCTCTTGCATCTCCGGACGCGAACATTACCGTGATTAAGCCAGGGGCGACTGTGAAGCTAGGGGGCTCCGGTGTATAGATCCTCCAGAGGGGCAGCCCTCTGAAAAGGAAGCCATGTCAGATCCGATGAAGTTCAAGGCGGTCATCAAGCAAGACGGCACCGTCGTCACCGAAGTACTCGATCGCGGGCAGCATCTCTGCGGCGAAGTGTACAAGGTGACGAATGCCATCGGGAAGCAGCTCTCCGACGAGGAGATCGGCCCCGAGTGCGATACGGTCAACGAGATCATCACCTGAGCGCCTAGGCGCTCGTCACCCGAAAGAGAAGAGGAAGACACCATGTCTCACCGCGTTACCACCCAGACCGAGATCAAGGACAAGAACTTCGCCGTGCAGGCTCTCAAGTCTGCGGGCCTCTCCTACCGCGAAGTAGGCGAGCAGATCCACATCACGAGCGGGCGTCTGGCAAACGCAACGCTCGACCTCCGTTCGGGGCTGATCTCGGGTGACACCGATCACGGCCACAGCTCGGAGACCCTGGGCATGCTCCGCCAGCACTACTCGGAGGCGAAGTACCGCGCCGAGTGCCAGAAGCAGGGCATCTCGGTCGAGAGCCGCACGGTCAACAAGGAAGGGCACATCGTCCTCATGTGCTCGATGGCCTGAATCGGGCCACCTCAACTGAGGGCTAACGGGGCCCGCTTCTCGAAAGGGAGGCGGGTCTTCGTTTTTCCGGTGTACTAACCATCTAGGACCCACAACCCAAAATGAACGCCGACCTCCTCTTCCACCTCCGCTCCCTCTCCCGGATGATCTACTTCGTCACCGAGGAAGAGGATCGTTTCCTTCTCAAGCTGAAGGACACCCTCAAGAGGTTCGCCCCTCGTACGTACGTGTACAACGCAGCGTTCGGCTTGGTCGGTCTCGACAACCTGACGCGGGACTGGGGAACGCGAGCCCACGCGGTTGCGCCGGATCTCCAGGGCATCCACGACGCGCTCATCCACATCTACAAGGATGACCCGAAGGACGAACAGAACTTCTACATCATCACGGACCCTGAGCGGTGGCTGAAGGACGATCATGTCCAGCGGCGCATCCTCAACATCGTCCACCAGCTTCACAACGACATCCGCACGATCAAGATCATGATCTTCGTCGGCCAGCGGAAGTACATCCCGGAGAAGCTCTCCCGCTACATCGAAGTCGTGCATGACACCGGCCTCGGTACCGAAGAGATCGGGACCATCGTTCAGCAGGCGTGCGAGCACCTTCAGATCCAGCCGCCGGAAGACGCGGAAGAGCTGTTCCGTGGGCTCACGAGCTACGAAGTCGATGCGGCCATCGCCCAGTCCATCGTGAAGACGAAGAAGGACAAGAGCGCTCCCAAGCGGATCGATCCAGCCTACATCGCCGAATTCAGGCGTCGGCAGCTCCGTAAGACGGATCTCGTCCAGCACATCGACACGTCGGCCTTCACGTTCGACAAGATCGGGGGAGCCAATCGCTTCAAGGCATGGGCTCGCAAAATCAAGGCGGCCTGGACTCCAGAGGGCCGCGAGGCGGGCTTGGAGCACCCTAAGGGCGTCCTCAACGTCGGCGTGTGGGGGACGGGCAAGTCACTCTCCGTGAAGTGCCTCGGCTCTGAGTGGGGACTCCCTGTCGTCTCGTTGGAGATGGGGCGCCTTCGGTCGTCAGGTGTCGGCGAGTCCGAGGCCAACGTCTACCGTGCGCTTCGGATCATCGAGTCGGCGGCGCCCTGCATCGTGTGGATCGATGAAGGGGAGAAGTCTCTTTCGGGTGGGCAGTCGTCCGCTCAATCGGACGCCGGCACAACCAACCGGACGATCGGCATCTTCTCGACGTGGCTCCAGGAGACCAAGGCGAAGGTCACACTCGCCATCACCGCGAACACGCTCAAGACCCTTCCGGTCGAGTTCGTCAACCGCATGGATGAGCGGTTCTTCTTCGATCTTCCGTCGGAGGAGGAGCGGATCGACATCTTGAAGATCCACCTGAAGCAGCGCAACCTCGATCCTATGAAGTTCGACTTGGCCATGTTGGCGGACAAGGCCCGGAGCATGGTCGGTCGCGAGATCGAGCAGTGCATCAAGGCGGCCCTCGTCGAGTCGTTCGACCAGAAGAAGAAGGGGCTCGATCAGGACATCTTCGCGGTCGAGTTGGCCCGCAAGCCGCGCATCGTGAAGACGATGGTGGACGAGATCAAGGAAGTCCTCGATTGGGTCGGTTACGACCCTGACGTGGACGACGGCATCCGTGCACGCTTCGCTTCGGATCCCAACCGCAAGGGTGGGGCCATGAAACTCGTCGAGGGGTGACGTGGGGCTGATCAACACACGGAGGAAGCTCCTCGTAGGGAAGGTCAACGAGAGCCTCTTCCGTGATTTATTCCGCGCTACCAAAGCCGCTGACTTCGCGGAGGTCGAGCGCTTGAAAGCCACCCTCAAGAAGTCGCAGGAGGAGTGCCTCCACCCGTCGACGGAGCATAGGACTGCGAAGAGCATCCCCGGCGGCCCCACGAAGCGGTACAAGAAGGGGGACTGCCTTTCGTGGTGCTTCCGGTGTGGTAAGATCCTGGAGCACAACGGCAAGGAGGTTGGCGAGGAGCTACCCCTTACGGTGTGGGAACGCCTCCTCGATGGCGAATCCCCCTTCGATGAGGCTGGTGATGTCTGACAAGCTCGCCAAGGTTGACCCTCAGGTCAGTTCGCTTGCCCGGCCTGAGTCGGGCCCTCTCCTTGCGGCTCGTCAGAACATCAAGCGGCAACCGGACGCTCAAGCCATCTTCGCGAAGTCCCGCGAGGAAAACTGGAACGCCGACCAACTCGCCGAGGCTCTCCAACCCGTTCTCGAACTGCACGTCGAAGGGGACTCGGCGGCTATTGCTCAGGTTGCCAGGTACTTGGCGGACGAGTACTTCCAGATCGGCGACGGCATCCTCATCATCTCGACCGAGACCGGTAAGGCCATCGCCAAGATCACGGAGGATGACATCTGGGTTCCACCCCCGGTCCCCCGCGAGGGTGGTGGCATGGTGCAGCCTCTCCCACGGCTTCGACCGGAGCTGGAGGGACTCCTCGTCGAGTGGGTGTTCAACCGTGGTCGGGAGCAAGCCCTGGCTGCCACGCTGGCGCGTCGGTCACACCAAACGGCCCTTCTCCGGGAGGAGGGGGACCGAAGGCTCCTGCCGGTCACCAAGGCGGGCAGGAGGCAAATCGTGGACGCCATCAGTGACGCCCTTCCCGAGCTTCTCCCTGGGCAATGCCAAGGGCTCAGTCGGGAGTTCCTCTCCCACTTCGAGTTCCGGCAAGACGACCCAGAGGACTTGAAGCCTTTGCTGCGGTGCGTCGGACTCTCGAAATCGCTCATCCCCCTTCAAGACCCGCGTGGTCTCAACCTTCGCCACGATCACTTCACGGCCGTTACCGCCCGCATTGCCTCCCAGTGGACACGCGAGATCGCCCGCAGCGTGGCCGTCTTCGCTCGGCAAGAGCTGCAACCCCGTCCCATGGCGTACCGCGATCTCAAGCCTGAGAACGTGCAAGGCGCGTTCTGGACAGGGGAGCCCAATACAGTCGAGCTGTTCCACAAGACCTCTCCCGGAGTGAGCGCACTCCCCGTCGATGGGGCTCCAGCAACGGGGTTTTCAGGCATCGTGGGGGCCATCGTCATCGACCCGGCTTCGTACAAGTGCTCAACCCGAGAGTTTCACGACCGGTGGGAGATCATGGCGAAGTTCGAGTACACGGTCTGGATCGACTGGGCCAAGGTGCGCTCGCTCGTCATCGACGACGTTCCCATGTCGGGGCTGTCTGTCGAGGTTCTCGATCGCGCGAGATAGAGCTTTGATAGGCCTACTTGGGGTGTCCGTCACATGGGTTACTACTCGTTCATCGTCCAAGCTCCTGGGGAGGTAATCCTCGAAAAGCAAAGGGTAATCCTCGATCAAGGTATGAACGCTTTCAATGCGCTCATCGACGATCTCGACGTGTTTCTCGTACTCCTCAAGAAAGAGGGGGTGTCCGTCACGAAGGTGAACCGGCTCGACATGCACGAACCCGTCACACCTCAACCGGAGATCCTGGAGGCTCAACAGGCGTATGTCCTACCTACACGGGGAGATGATTGATCGTGAGGCGGCCCGTAAGCTTGCCCTGGACTACTTCGCCCGTCACGAGAACCGCGTCATTCTCGTGGGCCAGGTATCTCTGCACATCGCCAACGGTTACGGCCTGAACAAGACCGAACGCCTCCTCGAAGAGATGGTCCGCGAAGGCATCATCCAGAGGGCATCCCAAGCCGAGCAGAAGGCCGCCGGGTATCGTGATGGCTACGTCTTGACGTCGCTCGGTGTAGAAGTAATACGTGGGCGTCCGCCAGCGTAAGCAAACACTCCTCGTTGTTCTGAAGGCACACACGTTGAGTGGTAGGTTGTCGGCTGAACAAGCGGTCACCTTCGAGGCGATGTACCGGCGTGCTCGCACCCCCGAGGAACAAGATCAGGTCACCAAGGTCGTTCACGACATGATGGAGGGTTGGCGGACAGGGACCGACCGGTTCTCCCGGCTCCGGCAGGCCATGAACGATCTCGATGAACTAGCGGACGACGATGGGGAATAAAGTCCCTTTCAACGGGCACCTGCGATGAGTTACTCGTACGATCGCCGTGCAGCCACGGATCCAAAGAAGCTCTTGGTGAAGATCGTCCATGACGCCGAAAAAGACCTGAAGGAATTCCTCGCGTCTCTCCCGCCCGAGGCTGAACCATACGGTCGGGTCAACACCAATTTCGAGTCACCGCCTCCAAGGGGCGGGTACGGGCCGTATGAGACAGGATCGATCTCCTTCCTTGCAGGCCTCAAAGGTGGGGGACGACCTGTCGACGTTGAATTTTCAGCGAGTGTTGTGGTGAACCTCACGGATGGAGTCGTCGGGATCGGTGCGAAGTCCCGCAACCACACCCTCGAAGGCTTGTTGAGCCAAGGGACGATCAAAGACGCTCCTGCTCGGCTCAAGAAGGTGCTCACCTTTTTCAAGGAATCGCTGGCGACAGAAGCCCGTCGCATCCAACAGCAGACGAAGGTGCAGACGAAGGAACCGGAGTCGGAAGAAGCCTGGTCCGTCGTCACCTTGGGAAAGGGCCATAGCTACGCCACCGAGGTTGACGTCTTCACCTCGAAGTCCAAAGCCGAGCAAGAGGCGAAAGACCGTGGGGATTGCTACGTCGTGAAAGGGACTCAGATGTGGAACGAACCGCTGGGGCAGGTCGAGGAGCACGATCGCAACGTCCCGTCCAAGTTCTTCCCCTAAATGGTGTCGGCCGGTGTAGCCGCCGCGATCGATGGCAAGACGCAAGCGGCTTCTTATTGATGTCGACGAAGTTCTCGTAGACTTCCAGACCCCCACCTTCGACATTATCCACAGGCTGCTGGGGCGTCGTCTCAGGCCCGAGGACTATGAGGTGTGGGACATGTTCGGCCTCTTCACCGACGAAGAGCGGACGGCCATCTTCACCGAGATCGAGCAGCCGGGCTTCTGTCGGGCCTTGAAGCCTACGCCGGGTGCTCGCCTTGCCGTCGAAGAGCTGCGTTCGCTTGTGGACGTCTTCCCGGTGACCAGCCACTTCCACAGTCAGACGTGGGTGCACGAGCGGGACGCCTCGCTGAAGGAGCACTTCGGCTTCACGAAGCGAGAGATCGTTCACACGGGTGCGAAGTTCTTGGTTGCAGGTGACTACTTCCTCGACGACAACCCGAGCCACGTCGAGGGGTGGGTAGCCGAGCATCCTGACGGGTGCGGGATGCTTTGGCACATCCCCAACACGCGGACGCTGGGCTTCGAGGACATTCGCATGCACTCGTGGGGCGGTGTCATCGAACGGATCAAGACGACGCTGGACCGGCCGACGGTCTACGACCTCCTTGACGAACGGGAGTGGTCTCGCGAGGGGGATCCCTACCCAGCCGGCAACTACTGCCAGACGTGCGGTGCATCGGAGAGGGGGAGCAAAGTCCCCCGTCACAAGGATGGGTGCCTCGTGGACAAGGTCCTCACGTGGCATCGAAATAGAGGATGACATGAAACAGTACATCGAGTTGGTGCAGCACGTTCTCGACACTGGTACGCGCAAGGAGAACCGGACCGGGATCGACACGATCAGCACCTTCAACCACAACTTCGAGGTGGACTTGAAGTACGGCTTCCCGCTGCTCACCACCAAGAGTGTGAGCTGGAAGAATATCGTTGTGGAACTTTTGTGGTTCCTTTCGGGACAGACCGACATCAGTATCTTGAAGCGTCACGGGTGCAAGTTCTGGGACGCGTGGGCGGACTCCTCCGGCCAGGTCCCAAGCGCCTACGGCAACTTCTGGCGACACTTTCCGATCCACGGGACGATCGATTCGTCGGACCACAACATCGACGGGATGGACGTTTGCAAGTTCAACGACCAGATCGCGTGGGTCCTCGCGGAACTGAAGAAGAATCCGATGAGTCGCCGTATGGTGATCTCGGCCTGGGCTCCAGGGAACGCGCAATACAGCAAGCTCCCGCCCTGTCACTGCCTCTTCATGCTCAACGTGCAGAACGAGGAACTGACTCGTGGAGAGGCGTACTGCAAGCGCTGCTACCGGAAGTCTCCGGCCGAGTCGATGCACTGCACTCACTGCAAAGTGCGAGAGGACACCCTCACGGAAGGGCATTACCCGAGGCTCTGCCTTCACTTGACCCAGCGCTCATGTGACGTGGCCCTTGGGGTTCCGTACAACATCGCGAGCTATGCGCTTCTCCTCAGTCTATTTTCCCACTTCACGGGGATAGAGCCTGGTATCTTCGCCCACACGCTCGTCGACGCGCACATCTACACGGCGAAGCCCGATGGGTCCAAGGCCGAGTTCGATCATGTGCCAGGGCTCAAGGAGCAGATCGCCAGGTCACCCCTTGCCCTCCCGAAGCTCCGCATCTCCGAGGAGATCAAGTCTCTGGAGGACATCGAAAAGCTCATGGCACCCGAGGTCACGACCGATGAGGTCATGAAGCACTTTGTTCTTGAAGGTTACGATCCCCACGAGGCCATCGCCTTTCGTGTGGCCGTCTGATAGGAGCACACCATGACGAAGACACAGTTCATCGATTCCATCGCCAAGCGACTCGGCTCCACGAAGACCGATACCGTCAAGTTCATTGACGGGTACGCGGAAGCCGTCGTCGACGCTCTCAAAGCCGAGGGAGAAATCACTCTCCCCGGTCTCGTGAAGATCACTCTCAAGGCGACGCCCGCAATGCCCGAGAGGCAGCAGATCAACCCGTTCACCAAGCAGATGGTGACGGTTGCCGCGAAGCCGGCCTCCAAGAAGGTGAAGGTCAAGGCAGTCGGTCCGCTCAAGAAAGCTGTCGGGTGATGGAGCCCTGGCTCCAACTGGCGGAGGTCGTGCGGGAGCAGACGGGTCGTCGTCTCGTGGGCACGGATGGCGGGCTCTACCTCTTCTCCGAGTCCGAGATCCGGCTCCCGTACGGCAGCGTGGAAGGTGCGGTCCACGAGCTTTGCCACTGGGTTGTGGCAAGCGAAGAGGAGCGGAAGCAGCCCAATATGGGGCTCAGCACGGATTGGCAGCACCCGAAGTTCGATCGGATGGTCCGCTGTGAAGAGCTGGCCTGGTCGCTGGAGTTCTACCTCTACGGCGACCCGGCAATCGAGGTCATGGCGTCTCATCTGACTCCCGAAGCGAGGCGTTCGGGGGGCGGCTACAACATCGGACACTCGTACAGCCCCACTCGTTATCTGAAGCCCACCAAAGAGAGCCTCGAAGAAGCCGCACTCGCGGAACTCGAACGAGCGTTCGCAACCCTCCGTTTCGAAAAACCAAGACCTGACGGTAGCGAGGCCCTACGTAGGGAAGCTCTCCAGAAAGCCGAGGCTGCGGGCTTGCCTGTCGTCCGGCTTCGCGCCGTCATCGAAGCGGATGTCGAGGCCAGGAAGCCCCGTTGTATTCGTTGCAAAATGGGCGTCAGCAACACCCCCGCGGATTACGAGCTACGAGTGCAAGCGGCAAATCGGAAAACCCGGGAGCGCGGAGGTTCCTGGGGAGTGGAGGCGAAGCCCCTCTTTTGCACGTCCTGCCAGTGCTCCTGCGGCTGTGAGGAGTACCTTTCGAGCACGCGATTGAAGGCCGAAGCATCCGGACGCGAAGTCGAACAAACCCTGACGTACCTGAAGCGGCCGACAGGACCCCTGAACGCTTGGCAACGGCTGATTTGGGATGACATCGGAGACGATTGATGATCCAGGTCAAGCGGATCGTAAAGGGTAAGATCACGGAGTTCGACTCGCGAACTTACAAAGGCATCGTCGTGGTTGACGGGAAGCGTCGGCGATTCCTATCCCCCTATTTCCATAGTGGGAGGCCGCCGCGGTCCCCACGGGTTGGGGAGGTGGTCGAAGTCCTTTTCTCCCCGACCCGAACGAAGATCCTCTGCCTTCGGGCTTTGTGAAGGAGCGAAATGACGACTCGAATCATCGCGGCCGTGGACCCGAATTGGGTCATCGGCGTGAACGGCGGGATGCCCTGGCACTACAAGGCCGACTTCAAGCGCTTCAAGGAGCGGACGATGGGCGGGACGCTCATCATGGGCAAGACGACGTGGGAGTCCCTCCCGAAGCCTCTACCCGGCCGGCGCATGATGGTGCTCACTCGGCAGGACAAGCCAACCTCGAAGCATCCCGATGGCTCGTGCGAGTTCTACGGGGGCATTGACACCATCCTCCTCGCGGCGGGCTCGGACCAACACGGTACTAACGGTGACGTGTGGATCGTCGGGGGAGCTGAGGTCTACAAGCTCTTCTTGGACAACGGGGGTGTGGACATCGACGAGATCGACCTCACGTTCGTCCCTGAAGTCACGGAGTTCCCTGAGCCGGGGAAGATCACGTACTTCCCCGTGCCCATCAACCTCCTGGGTGGCTTCAAGCTCTCCTCAGAGGAGGTGAACGTCGATGACACTCGGCTCCGGCATTGTATCTACAAGCGGGCGGTGTAGTAATACAGCATGCGGAAGAAGAAGGTCCACTCCGAGGAGGAGCCCGTCTACAACAAAGCCGAGCGGGAGGAGATCCTTGTCTCGATGCGCGAAGCATCGAGCAGGTTCTACGGGATGGCTGTGCACACCAAGTGCCACCCCTTCATCGAAATGACAGGCCTGATGAACGAGTACATCACGATCTGCCAGGCGGCTCACGCGAAGGGGATCGACTTCACCCAGTCGAACACACACACGGGGCAAGCGCTCCCCATTGCGCCCCACAACGTGGCGTACCTCGCCGAGAAGCTCAACTGCATCTACGGCCCTTCGCTTCTCGCGTCACCCGAACTCCGAAATGCCCTTATTTCGGTGCTCCTCGATGGCGAATTCCGTCTGGAGCGCATCGCCATACCCAAAGGGGCCAAGGCGGCCGAGCGGGCAAAGCTTCGGCCGGGGGACTTCGAATCGCGTTCCGCAGAGGAGAAGTGGCGGATCGACCGTGAGCTGGGGATCCTCGATTGGGACGGGACCTCCTGAGCTACTCGGCGGCACAGATCCGTAGGGACGTTCATGCCGATCAGGAACGTCTGTTCGCCTCATGGGCCGTGGGGCGCCCGGTGGGTTGGGTGTGTGATCAACGGACCAAGGACTTGGTCTGCCTCTCGTTGTGGCTCCGTGAGGAGATGACTCGACTAGGGCTCGATGAGCTTGGTCGGAAGACCCAAGAAGGTGTTTTTCATCGGTACAGCCGTTCGGATCTCGATCTGTTTGAACTGGCTGCGGGGGTTATGAACGACGCCGTGGCAGGGAACATCGACAGGGACCGTCGAACGCATCGACGGTGGGGTTGAATCCCAAAGAAGTCCTTGTGGGGGTTGGCATCGCGGGGTATATGCCGCCTCCGTGCAGCCTACAAACATGTCATCCGAACCGCCTCCGATTCCCGAGTCGTTGAACACCTACTTCGCTGTCCAACTCAAGGACAGGGAGGTCTCTCATCATGTCGCGGGGGCTGTCCTTCACACGGCCAAGTCGTTGGGTCTGCTCTTTCGACGGTTGGAGGTTCTCGATACGGTCACCGTTGGGACATCCTCGTTCGTTCGCATGCGGGCGGACCTGGTGAACCCCTTCCCCGTGCTGGACAAGGTCTATGCCGATGGACGTGGGGTGATCAGCTCGATGGCGGGCGGGGACTACGCCGTTCGCCTTTTCGGAGGCCGGATCGGCAAGGTTCCCAACCTCTTCATGCACTCGGCGCCCAAGGTCGGGCAGGCCCGGATGTACCGGGGCACGAAGATAAAGCGTTGGGAAACCCAGTTCGGCGCCTGAGCGTCCTTTTATCGACTTGCCTTCGGTAGAATGAAGGTCGCCGCCGTTCAGTTCGCCCCTGTTCTCGGCCAAAAGGACGAGAACCTACGTCGTTTGGTGGCTCTCGTCATTCAGGCGGCCCAAAACGACGCACAACTCATCGTTCTGCCTGAGCTGGCCACGACAGGCTACAGCTTCATGGGGAAGGAGAGCGCGGAGCTGTACGCCGAGAGCTTGCTTTCGTACCCCAACGACGAGCAGCCGCCCACGACAAGTGCCCAAGTGATGTACGCCCTCGCGAGCAAGTTCCGCGTGCACATCGCGTGGGGCCTCATCGAGAAGGACCTCGGGACCGGCGCCCTTTACAACACCCAAGTCCTCATGACCCCGGATGGCTCCTATTCGAGCTACCGAAAAGTTAATCGTTGGGGGAACGATTTTCTCTGGGCTCGTCCTGGCCGCAGCAACCCGCCCGTCCTCAAGTGCTTCTTCGACGAAGGCGGTACGCGGATCACGAAGCGCGTCGGCCTCCTGATCTGCCGGGATGTTCGGGACAAGGTTGATGACACGTGGAAGTCCTTCTACGAGAAGGGGGACGCAGACATCGTGTGCCTCTCAGCCAACTGGGGTGACGGCGGGTTCCCGGCGGTGAGCTGGATGGACTTCGTGGAGAGCAACCACGTCACGCTCATCGTGTCGAACCGTCACGGGCAGGAGACCTCGAACGACTTTGGCGAGGGTGGGTCGTGCATCATCACGCTCCCCGACAACGTCATGTGCGACGGGCTCGTGTGGAACCAGGACTGCATCATCTACGCGGACGTGTGATGGATCCTCTCGCCGTACGAGTCGTCGCACGGTTTCTGGCTGCGAGCCTTCAGCATGAGTTGGAGACCCGTTTCGAGAAGCTCCTGTCCTACGATCCGGGTAACCCGCCCCCGGACGAGGTCAAAGCCTTTCGTGTGTGGCTAGCGTCGAACTTCAAGCTCAGCGGTCGTGTGCCCAAAGAGGGGAAGCTAGCTCAAGAGGAATTGAACCGCTTTTGGAGGGGCCTGGAGACGGCCACCGAGGTTGGGGTGCAGTACAGCTTCTCCAAATGGTTCGGGGGACTTTGGCACGATCGTATCAAGCGTGAGATCCCCAACATGTTGCAGTACCTCACGGTCGAGGGGACCGGTAAGGCGCCCGTGTTCGAGAAGAAGGTGGGCAGCAACACCTACGTCAACATGATCGGGGCGTCTGCGGACCGTTTTGATGGGCTGATTGACGTCATCGAGAAGGTGTTCTCGATGCTGAAGGATTGGCACAAGAAGGCCCTCGACGGGGGCATCCACGTCGTTTTCGCAGGACCCAAGGACTTCCGTGGGACCTCTTCGGGTAAGTACCGCAGCCAACAGGACCAGCTATGGATTCGGGCGACGGCCGGGGGTCGAATCGAGAAGGGCGGTACGGGCTACGGAGGCCTCGCGTACGTGATCGTCCATGAGCTGGGGCACCGCTACGATAAGAAGCACGGGTCAAAGTTCGATTTCGATCGCCCCGAATGGTACACGAGCAGGTACAGCACGAACGAGGGTGAGTCCTTCGCAGAGCTGTTCGCCCTCTCGAACTTTGGGATCACCACCTACAAGCCTGAGGTTGTCGCAAAATTCGAGGACTTGATGACGACGGGGAAGATGCCCGCGACGATGTAAGTCACGGGAATTTCACTCGGGTCTCTTGATCGGGTCTCGTTACGGCTGTAGTACGGGGGAACCTCCACAGCCGGTGTAAGATACCCCTATGAGCGACAAGACCACCACGGGCTCGGCCCGGTGCGGTTTCTGCGGCCGTCCGAAGAACGAAGTCAAGAACCTGATCTCGGGTAGTGATTCCGTCACGGGCCCGTTCATCTGCAACCGCTGTATCGATCAGGCCAGCAAGGCCATGTCCGAAACGGCCTCGGCGACAGCTTCCAAAGAAGAGCCGCTCCGCAAGCCTCACGAGATCAAGGCTCACCTCGACGACTTCGTGATCGGCCAAGAGAAGGCGAAGCGAGAGATCGCCATCGCGGTCTACGAGCACTACAAGCGTCGTGAGGCTCTGAAGCGCGGCCACATCACGATCGAGGATGCCAAGGGCAACGTCGAGAAGGTCGAAATCGAGAAGAGCAACATCATCATCTCGGGGCCTAGCGGCACGGGGAAGACCCACGTTGCCCGCGCGATCTCCAGGCTCCTCCGTGTCCCCTTCTATGTGGCGGACGCAACGCGGCTCACCCAGGCGGGCTACGTCGGCGATGACGTGGAGAGCATCCTCCAAGGGCTCATCGCGGATGCCGACGGGGACATCGAGCGGGCTCAGTGGGGGATCGTGTTCATCGACGAGTTCGACAAGCTCGCCCGCAAGTCGGGTCGTGGTGCCTCCGGGTTCCGTGACGTCACTGGCGAAGGTGTCCAGCAGGCCCTCTTGAAGCTCCTCGAAGGGTGTCGCGTTCCTGTCCCGCGTGGGATGGGCTCGAAGATGATCGTGGCAGGGGCGGGCAACGCCGACATGATCGACACCACGAACATCCTCTTCATCGGGGCGGGCTCGTTCGCGGGTATCGAAGACTGCGTTGAGCGCCGCATGAACAAGTCGGCCCACATGGGGTTCGGCGGCAGCGGTCGAAAGAAGCTCGAAAAAACCGATGTCTACCTCAACGTCACCGAAGACGATATCCTCGAATTCGGGATGATTCCTGAGCTGGTTGGTCGTATGCCGGTCCTCACGACAACCATCGACCTCACCGAAGACGAGATGGTCGAGATCCTCACGATCCCCAAGAACGCCATCATCAAGCAATTCCGGGCGCTCTACGCGATGGACAACATCGATCTCCAGTTCGACGAGGGGGCGCTTCGGGCCATCGGGCAAGATGCGAAAAAGCGTCCTACGGGGGCTCGTGCGCTCAGGTCGATCGTCAAGCACGTCCTCCAGCCGTACAGCTTCGACGCGCCGACGGACATCGGGATCCAGACGATCCGCATCACCGAAGAGGCGGTCCACGAGCCTGGCAAGGCGGTTATTGTCCGCCGCGAGGTCAAGGGGACGGTCTAGTCGGTGCTCTTCTTGTAAGCCGGGAGTGGCATGGTTGACCTCCTCGCCCTCCGAGTGGCAAACCGATTTCTCAGGGAATCGGCAGCCATAGGAGATCCGAAGGACTTCCTTCGAGAGTTCGAGGCCGCTGTCTTGAAGCTCACGCAACCGCCCTCCAAGGTGGAAGCGGCCAAGGAGCTGTTCCAGAAGCGCTTGGACGTGGAGCTGGCGGCCTCTCGTGAGGAGTGGACAGCCTATATCCAGAGTCAGACACCAGCGGAGAAGCAGGCGTTCAAAGACGCCTCGGATGTCGCCTACAACTGCCTCTTCGCCGTGACGCAGGGATCGGCTCGGATCGTTGAGCCTGGGCACAAGCTGTTTTTGGCGATCCTTCAGACGTACGCATTGCCGCCGGCCCTTCGGAAGAAGGTTGAAATTGCCTCCCGCACCTACCTCAAGAAGACGCAATCGCGTCCCAAGGTGAAGGGTCGTTCGAGCGGGCTGGAGTACATCGCCTTTTACGAGAAGTTCCTCTTGCTGATCAACGCCCACCTCACGGTCGCCAAAGAGGCGGTCGTGAAGGGGAAGGCCCATGCAGAAGAGGGCGCGGGGGCGACCAAGATCAAGGCGGGTCCCTTCACGCTCGTCAACACGGGAGGCTTCTCTGAGAAGCAGATGGGTGATGTCGCTGATGTGATGCACAAGGTGGCATCCCTGGCGCAAAGCTCAGGTCTTGGGGCGGTCTGCTACGGGGAAGTCCAGGTCACCAACACCATCTCCAGGGCGAACGTCCTTGCGTTCTACTTGATCGCTAACGACGAGATGTTCGTCCGGGCCAACGTGAAAGCCACGACGGATACAGTGCAGACCGTCCTTCACGAGCTGGGGCACCGGTACGAGAAGAAGTTCCTGACCAATTCCCACGGCACACCGGCAACGCTCTACCGGACCCTCGAAGGCCAAGAGCATGAACGCACTTGGGGCCCTAAAAAGAAGGTGAAAATGGCCGAGCCCGGTGACACGCTGGAGGCCAAGGGAAAGACCTACGTGGTCACCAGGACCGTACCGGGGCCCGGCCTCAAGGGCTACAAGGTCCTCCTTACTATCAAGGACAAACCTGGATCGTCAGCCACCGTACCTCTCGACACGTTCTGGGAGATGAAGGGCGAGAAAGCACGCGATATCGACGCGGACCCGGAGTACATCGGGTTCGTTTCGGATTACGCCAAGCGGGGCGGCCCCACCGAGAACTTTGCGGAAATGTTCTCCTATTACTGCATGGGGCGGCTGCCCACCCTTCAATCCGTACCGTTCGAGGCGTTGGTTTTCGGGACGGGGAAGACGTCGCACATGCGGACGGTGCATCGAGTAGCCGCCCGCTTTCTATTTGTACGTCTCTGAAGGCATGGACGTCCTTTCGCTCCGTGTTGTCGCACGACACCAGGAGAAGACCGCACGCGATCT